TGATTGTGTTCCATAAGTTTTTGTATTATGTGTTTACCTACTTCCATTTTAAAAACCTACTACTTTCTATTCAAAATTAAATCTCGATGTACTTTAATTACAAATTGCTCAATTGTGTTGAAGTCTGGTGTGTTTGGGAGTTTACTCTTTTCGTATGTTTCTTCTGTTTCTTTCTCTAATTTGTCAGAGAGTTCTAATACTTGTCCTAATTCATATTTACCTGTGCGTATATCAATGAGTAAATCTTTGTATTCTAAAGGAAATTTTAAGTATCCAGTAGATAATAATTCAATTCCTTCTTTCATTAATCTAATTAAATGTGATCCAAACTTCACGTCATAGTGGTATCTCTCTACTAATTCTTTCCTATTACCAAACGTCTGCAATCTTCTTTGGAGATTCTCTTTTGCTTTCTTACATTTAAATGCTGCTGGAATATTAACATCACCCACTCTAATAATATCCTTCTTCCTTTCAAATAGAGGATGTTGTATATCTAACACAAATTCGAGTTCTTCATGTCTTTCAAGAAAGCTGATTGCTTCATTAATCTTCTCATAATTTTCCAGTTTAATTACCATCTTGTGTTTTTGTGAAAAAGCATAACCAAGAAATCGATGCTTGATATTTTTGGATGGAAAACTCATATTATAAGAAAGAAACTCTGATCCTATTTTATTTATGAAATTGACATTTTTATAGTCAACAAACATTATTTCTATAATATTAGGATTGTTATCTAATGCTAACCTTGCAAACTTGTGCAAAGTATATGCAGTATAATCAATTGCATCTTTAGAGTTCTTACCATCTTGTTGCTTAGACTTTGTTGAAATATCTACTTGTTCTATTCTTTTAAATCCAAGAATGTAATCTTCTGTAGGTATAAATATACCAACGAAATCTTCATCAGAAGATTCCAAATTGGTCCCATATAAATGGCTACCAACTCTTACTTTCAGTATTGAATTTTCAATTGCTATTTCTTGCTCAGGCATAATTACACCGGGTGTATTCCTCTAAGTCTTTTTTTCCCCCACTGTATTTCTTCATAGTGGTCGTACTCTTTAGAAATAAAGAGTAAGTTTGCTCTAATGTATCTCATCTTTTTCAAATTTTGAAAAGTCTCATTAACATGTTTATATAGTTCACTAATATAGATGCTTGCTCCTTTTTCTACCCAAATATATTTACCATTTTTGGCAGTTAGAAATTTTATTAGATTAGGATTTGCATTATGCCAAATAATTCCTTTATCAAAACATAATCCTCCGTTGTGATAAAGATTTACTGCTTGATCAATAAAGGCAGTATTTGGTATTTTTTTATATTGAGATGCGACTGTTGCAATATACATCCATTGTTTACCCCCCAAAGAAGATCCTATTCCCCATCCTTTAGAGAAAAGATCTTTCATAATTTCTAAAGAGGAGAATGGTTCATAGCGTGTTACAAATCTGTAACACTCAAAGCGGCCATGGGGAAGTTGATCTGTTAATATATAATTACAGTTACCATAACAATGTCTAGCTTCACCAAAACATATTAGTGTTAAATAATCAAAAATAGCATTAGCTGTATTATCTATGTATTTTTGATTGAAATATTCAAAATCTTCTGCTTTCTTCTCAATAAATCTTTTTCTTAAGAAACTAACTCGATTATTACTTATTATTTCATTTAGTTTTACTTTTAGAGACTCGGCCATATAAAATGAAGTTACTGTTGTACTGAAACATCTTGATATATTTGAAAGTGTTGGCATTAATTACCTCCACGAATGAGTTAGAGGAGAATGAACTACTCCTCTAACTCATGTTAGTTGTTTATGCAGCAGCAAATTTCAGAAGATCATCACTTTTAACGTCAAGAACTGCTCCATAATTTCTGTTGTGCTGTGGCCCTTTTATTTGGATATGAATCCAGTTGTCTGGGTATACTCGGAATTGCATAGGTACATATGCACGATCTGTTACAAGTGATGTTAAGGAATGTGTACAACTCTCCATAAATTTTATGAAGTGGTCAGCAACTGGTATATTAGTTGCTACTCCATAATCTCTATTGATATATGGTCCTTTGCCTTGAATATGGAGTTTCCCATCTCTTATTCTACCTTGAATGACGATATAATCCTTACCACTTTCTGCTAGACTTTTCTTAAATTCTTTATTCATTTCTTGTCTCCTTTGGTTGCATTTATTTTTGGCCACTGCGTAAAATTACCTGTTTCATCATCATATCCATAGTGTACAAATTTTCCACTATATACTGATGGACGCCAAGCTGGTTTTATGTGTGAAGTATCTATATTGCAAATCTCTTCTATGTAGTTAATTTGACGTTGTGACTCTACTGCCTCCTCACAGTAATGTTTACGGATAAAGGTTATTGGATCTTTCTCTTTTAGAATTAGATTGCATAAAATAGATAATGCAGTTCCAGTTCTACCATGACCACCCACACAAGCAACAACTATATCCCTCCTTTCTTTTCTTAGAGAATTAACTAACTCTATCCAAAACGCTCTTGGTAGATCTGGTGCTCCTTGATCATCCCAATCTATTTTTATTTTTTTGACATTATATCTTTTAGATAATCTGAATAAAGCTCTTATACCGGATACTTCTATAGTTTGGTCTAGATTTATTCCGACATCTATAAGGATTTGATGCTTTTCTACCTTTACTCCTTTTGTTCTTCCTCCTCCAAAGAATTTTATTTGGGAAATTGGATCTTTGAAAGCAAAGACTGTACCTTCATGACATTTAGTGGTAGAGAAATTGTACATTGTTAACCTACCTTTCTGGGATAAGAGTTTGTGAATTGATATAGCTTATGATTTATTTCGTTGAAGGGGTATGGAAAAATATAATTCGTTCTAACAGTCTGAGTCTCAAAAAAATATTTACGATCAAACTGGATAACTTCTATAAAATTGCTGATTTTAAATTGGTTTGCTGTTGGAATTGCATTTGATCTTAGTTGAGCAAGTGTTAAGCTTGCAATGTATGATGTTGGAATTATGTCTTTATATGTGATAGAGAGGAGTTTTGTTGGTTTTAGAGGTCTAGTAGATATATAAGCATAAGCATCAAAAAAATGATCTAACTGTTGATTAAAACTCTTATGGCGTAAAAAATAGTCTTTATTCTGTGCTTCTCTAAATAAGCTTTTATAATCGTTCTTCTCACTTTTATACAATATTCTACTAAATTTCTTTAGGGGTGTGATTAAATCTGTGCAGAATATGTAATTATTGGCATATTGGGATTTAGTTGTGGGTACTATCCCATATAAAGATTTACTATGTAAGATAGATGATATACTAAGTCCACTGGTTAGGTTCATATATGGTTTATCAAATACAGTTCCACTATTATGGTGGAGATCAACTACGTGATCAATAAATATCTCATTAGGAATTTTCTTGTATAGATTTGCTGCATTACAAATACCTGCCCATTTTTTGCCACCAAAATTAGAAGTCCAGAAGAAATATCTAAATAGATTTTCTATTATTGGCATATATTGGAAAGGATCAAATCGTCTATGTGCCTCTTCATAGACAAGTTGTCTAGATTTATCACCTTGTGAAGTAATAGTAAATAAGTTTCTCAACAACGGATTAGAATCATTAATACAGAAATCACTTTGCAGTTTACAATGACGTAATTCTCCAAAAGCTACTGTACTGAGATAAATATAAAATATTTTGGCGAGTTTTTCTGAATATTGTTTATATTCTTCTTGTATTTCCTGTAGAGCTATTAAATCTTTATCTTTTGAGAAGATATTAGAAGATATTATCTTTTTCATATCTTCTATAGCTTCATCATATAAATAGAATTTGGTAATAGCTTCACCTAACATAATTTTACCTCATATTACTAATAAACTCGTAGAGAATTCAAAATAGTGTTAAGAGGATAAATCTGTTTATTAGTAGCAATATCTTCTGCCATTGTTAAGAAGTTTACTACTAGTGTAGTTACAATTTTATTTACTTGATAGGATCTAAATGAAGGATTTAAGTTTAAAACTACATTTAGAAGAAAATGTGTTTTTGAGATGAGTAATCTTTCAATATCCGAATTTATTTGTACGTGTTCAAGTCGAACTAGCACACTTTGTATTGTATCTTTGTTGTTAAGTTGATATTTATAAGCATACGGAGAACTTTTTTTAGTAACTTCTTTTTTAGCAACTGCTTTAGGTGGTTTTTCTGTTACTGTAGAGTTACGATCTGTCATTATTAATTCTCTCCTTTCGCAATTTATTCATACCAAATCTGGAGATATCCCTCAAAAGAAATTCAAACCTAATTAATTCTGTTACTTTATGAGTCATACAGCAGCTAATACAGAAATATGTATAGCCAGTTTTTTCCTCTATTAGAGTGTAAATACAACCACATGCATGTCTCACTGCAACATTGTTAAGTATTCTTTTATTTCCAAGTATGGAATAAAACATTTCATACATATTTTTCGTTGGAAGTAATTGGAATACTTGAATTTTCTTTTCTTCTGTCATATTTTCCTCACAATTCAATTAATTTTCTATCAATTGAAAATATTGTATGTATTTTTTCTGAAATTGGTTTTCCTTTTACCATTAAAGGTTTTATCCAACAAATATTTCTTCCTACTGTCTCAATTACTCCTAAAAATAAACTTGGTGAACCTATAGCTAGTTTGAAATGGACTTTTCGTCCCTTTCGTAATTTCATGCATTATTTCTCCTGAATTGTAACTATAAGATTGACAACAGGTGTTGGAATTTCTGCATACTCCGAAGTAGATTTCAGGAAAATTTATTGTGCCTCTCCTTTCTTTAGAATTCCACGTAGTATTATTCTTTATATTTTTCCTTCTTTTACCGTAAACATTCCTTTTTAACCATTTCTTTTACTGTTTCTTGAACAAACGTTTGATATGCTAATGAATAATTTATCTTTTTTCCTAAACTCCATGCCCCTATTGCTAAGGCAGCTACAATTATGCCAGTTAAACCATAAACTATGATATTTTTGACCATATTAATCTCCTCTAAGTTTCATGAGTTAATATTAGTGATTTTTCTCCTTCTACTTCAAGATAGATAACAGCATCTCGTATTGTTGCAGTGCTGTCTAACTTTGAAATAGTTTTATTCCACCAACTTTGTATTATTTTAGGGTTGTCAAAATCACGTAGATCTCCCCAAATAGGAATGACAACCCAGGGCATACCATGATAATATTCTATTATTTGATATTGCAAACTTCCTTCACTTCCTCTAGGTAAAGTTGATTCATCATTCCATTTATCAAATAAGCACATTGGGCCTAATATCTTTTCAATATTTTCTATCTTATGCTCTTCTATTATTTTAGGAAGTCCATCAACACGAATACATCCTACAACGTGTGTCCATTGACTCATATTTTACTCCTCCATTTCCAAGAAAAACTGTCTAATAGCTTTATGTATATACCAAGGTTTTGTTTTGAGTACATCTTCTTCCAAGTTTCCATGCATAAAAGATATGTATAAATCTTGTGCTTCTTTTGCTGAAATTGGATAAACAAATGCAACAGATTTAATCGGTTCTTTCCAACTAGGAGGAATATAATTATTCACATAGTTTTCTAGTTGGATTGCTATTGCTTTATAATTCTTTTTATCTTTGAATTTCATGTTATATCTTTCTGCATCTTAGATGATTTAACAAATCAAGACCATTCTCAATTCCACGTTCTCCTTCCATCTTAGAATAAGGTAGCATTCTTTCCGATAGTTCATTAATAGGTAAATGCTTTAAACTTTGAGTCTTGAAAAAAGTATTTAACAAAGGATAATGTATCTTGTTAAACTTTAATTCATAAGTGCCAGTTAGACAAGTAAAGACTACTCTTGTAGTCTTAGGCTTTTGAATTATTCTAACTATCATAACTTACTCCTTTGGAGAGCAAACAGGACATTCCTTTTGTGTAAATTCAATCCCGCAAGGACTAGGTGGATTTACTTTTAGTTGGCTTCTTACTGCAATGGTAAACTTATTTGGTTTAATTACACCATTATGATTTTTGTTGAATGCACATTTCCAATATATCCCACCTTCTGCTATTATACTTCTGTGTAATTCTATTTCTTTCTGGCAAGCATCACATGGTTGTGATGCCGGTAATTTGTCGGAATCCCCCAATATTGTGTGAAAAGAAAGATTATACTTTCCACATTTCTGGCATTTCATATGCTTTGGAGCACCAATATGGAGCATTCCACAATCTTCACATTTGTGCACTTTATCGTTTGCCCCGACTAAAATTAATTCATTAGCTTCTCCACCACATCTAGGGCAAAAAGTCATTCTGGGATTTAATCCTTTTGTTTTATGGAGTAACATGTTAATTATCTCCTTTCAGTGGAATTTGATTTACTTTTTTGGTCAGTTCACAGAGCATTATAATTTTTTCTGAGATTATATCTAATTCTTGAGCAAAGGAAAAAATATCTTTTTTCCTCCGAGAATAATTTTTCTCTTTCATTCCTTAAAATATCAATCTCAGTAAAGATTAATTCCTTGACTTTTTCAATAGTGTGTTTCATTTTAGTATCACCTACCTAAATCATATTTTTCCTTTAAATATATTATCTCCTGCGCTTTTTTGGTAGAGTCAATTTCATTATTCTACCTCTATTTCTTCTAATTCTTTGATTTTACCTACTCCATAACAACGAAAGCATTTAAATCTATCCAATTCATCAATTGAATATCCATGCTTAATCAAATCTTCTCTTGTTGCGGTAGTATTAGTTTCTCTAACTAATGCTATTCTAGCAACTGTATCCCAACCAGAGCCATGACAATTTGGGCATTCAATATGCTTTTCTTCTATTATAATCTGTTTTCCTGTTTCTACAGAATAAACTTTATATGGTGCTTTTCCAGATTCAAAGAAATTGTGGCCAAAACAGTAGGTTTTATTATTAGGATCTTTATCTTCAATCTCATTCATTATATACCCTGCTCCAGGAGCACACGGGGAACAAAATTGAGCATAAGTAAAATACAGGGATTTGAGTATGAATATATCCGTATCATCATGCGATTGTTCTGCTTTATATTCACTACTATCAATGAAAAATGCAATAGGTTCTTCACCAAATGCTTCTTCACTTCCAAATGAATTCTTACAATTATCACATACATAAAAATCATCTGAATATTTTGATACAGGTTCATATTCTTCTGTTTCTTCAGTATAAGGATTTTCTTTTGCGTCATTCCCACATTCTGGACAATGTGGTTCTCCATAATATGCTTCACTTGAATCTGCCCACATTTGTAATACTTCGTTTTGATTTATTACCCCGTAACGAATACAAATTTCTTTATCAATATTCGTTTTCCCATTTCCCCAATCAATTCCTTTGTTTGAAGTAGACATAATTACCTCCATTTTATCTGGTGAGCTAAAGCATGTGCTATAATATTCTCAAATTTCAAACCTGATAAATAATCCCCTGCTGTATTACTACAAACTATTATATATTCTTTCTTTTCTTTAGAAAAGGTAGAACAACTTTCATAAACATCAAAATATTTCCTATTACCTTTTGTTGAAGTAAGTGAAATTCCAAAACAGAATTTACATTTTGGGCAATCCCATACCCAATGAGGAAATTCAAATATATCAGTATATTCTAGTTTATTTATCATGATTATTCCCTCTTTTAATATGTAACTGCCAATCCTTTCCGAAAGCTAAACGATATTCCTGTAGTAAATAGTTTGCTTCTTTTCTTGTTTCTGCTTTATCTATCTCTTCAACAGGAAGAGATTTATACTTACCTATAATTTTAAATTCCATTTTGTTTTTCCTTTCAACAAGAAAGTCCTAGTCGTTTCCGTAGATATCTTTTGAGAGCCATCTTAATTTGGTTATTAATGAAATCAGCATTAGTCTTCCAAGATTGATCATGGTATTTTAAATAATATCCTATTTGATGGTTTACCATAGGAGCAACAGGATTTTCATCTATTGCATTTACTAATAAAGATGGAACATAATATTTCTCTTTAAAATGTGAGAGTAAGTGGTCAGTATTATTAGATAAATCACCTAATGATTTTGCAGTTTTTGTTTCTTTCAAAAGACAAAGCCAGCAATCACCACCATCAGGTTTATCTAATCTTCTATTTGATAATTCTTCGACATATCCATTTACATATTTGGTAATCTGTTTATTAAGCTTTTGTAATGCTTTCTTAGATCCCACTCCAGTTATCTTACCAAATTTGGAAATAGTTATTCCATCTTGGAATATATATTCTCTTCCTCTAATCTTAATATACCAAATTGATTTGTTTTGATAAATTTGGTAGGGTTGAAAATTATTAAGCCTTTCTTTAGTGGTAGAGGTTTTGAATCCACTTGTATTAAGCCAAATAGATTTGTCAGGCAAAAACTTAATGATATCAGTATTGTGATATCTGATTACTCTAGTTCCATCCTGAAGATAATATTCAACTGTATTATGGTCTATTATCTTTGACTTAATACAGTCGATTCCATTCATAATTTCAGTCTTAGTCTGCTTTAGAGATTCCATAATTATTTCTCCTTTATTTTAAGTCTGATATTTTGTATCAGTTCCACATCTAGTCTTAAGAGTACTCCACATTCTTTGTATGAGTTCCACATCTAGTCTTAAGAGTACCCCACATTTTGGGCAATCAATTTCTGTGTTAAATGAATCATTATAAAAATAACGCATTTTCTCTTCAATTTCTTCTTGCACAGAAAAACCACATTTTGGGCAATATGTGTCCATTAAAATACCCCTTTATTTTATAGTACAGATATCTCCTAATTTTGCAATCTTCCATTCTTCTGGTTTAGTATATCCATCCGGCATTGATTCTAAACAATCCCATATTGTTACAGTTCTACATGTATGACAGTAGGGATAAATAGATCCCCAATGATTAGTCCCATTTAGTTGTTCAGTTCCACAACTTCTACATTTATACATCTTTTGGCTGTATTTTCCTGTTGTAAGCATAATCATTCTCCTAATTTCCATGCTTCAGATCTATTGCTAGGATTCATAAATAATTTCCATAATAATTTCCATTGTTTCTCATTCAAAGACTTAAGCTTTGTATAATAATCATAATTCAAAGCTCTAATCATTGCAGTATAATCACTATTCAAAGAGTGATACTTTGCATAATAATCATCATTCAAAGCTCTAATCGTTGCATAATATTCATCCTTCAAAGTCTCACGTAATAAACCTTTTGGAAAAGAAGGATAAGTGATTTTTCCAGATATTAATGCTTGTATGATTTCTTCAGGAAAATTAGAAGGGAAAGAGAAATCAGTGCATTCCATATTTATCCAACATCTTATTGGAAGATTAAAAAACCATTCTATAGCACCATGTCCTGGAAGATCATTTTTCCAGTTTGGGTTATCCTTTTTAAATTCTTCCAAGTTTGGTGCAATTATGTCATCAGTAAGAAAATAAATCTTATTATTATATATTTTCCAACTGATAAATTCACACATAATCATTCTCCTATACAGAAGTAACGCTGTCAATTATATTTTGTTTCTTTTTATTCTCTTTCAAATAATAGTCAATATATCCTTTAGCATGGTCCAGTAATCCATTTTCTTCCCACTTATAGCCAAAGAATCCACCACAAGAACCTAATTCTTCATTATTTTCATCTTTGGTAACAAAGCAATAAACATTTCCTGTAAGAAATTGGTCATATGTTTCTACTTCACCACGGAGATATTCTTTTATTTTTTCAATCCGTTTTTTGGTCATTACTTTCCAACCATATTCAGCTTCGATTTTGTCATAAGTAACATAAATATATCCTACTTGGCCAGAATCCCAAGGACATGAGAATCCAGTTGTATTCATAGTTATTCCACTATGATCATATAGATATAGTGGCAAAATCACATATTTTCCTTTCAACTCTTTTAACCACATTTCAAAATAGTGTGGTTCTTTTTCATACCATTCTTTTCTCTTATCGCCTAAATTATATTTGTTATGAAAACAAATCATTTTTCCTAGAGTATCAAACTCTTCTCTAGGGTTTAGTGGATCATTATCATAATAAATTTCAATATTGTATCCTTTGTATTCAATAGTATCAACTTGGCTATTCATAATTTTATCTCCACCCTTGATTATCTATTACATAATGAGCAAATAGTATATTTTGGCCTAATGTAGCATAATCAGAACCTTCTGAGGAAAAACGGATTAAAAAATCCGTTACTCTTCTTATACTATTGCAATTCTCATAGATATCCGCAGAACCAATTATTTCATTTTTTTCATTAAAGAAATTAATTGCAATAATAAATTTGCACCTAGTGCAATTATGTTGCCATACAGGTTTTTCTTGATAACTCCACGATCTTACTTTATTCATGATTTTATCCTCTATTTATAGAAGACGTTTCATTGCTCTGTAGATTTCTGCACCTTTTATATTCATTCTTTTTAGGTGTGAAATAAGAAGACGTATTTTAGGATTATCTGCTAAGAGTTTTTCAATGTTGTAGTGTTCTTCTTCTAATGCAGAGAAATCTTCTTGTTTATGATAGACTCCAGGATCGAAAATTGTCAAGTGGATTAATCCACCAAGAAAGGAGAATTGAGTATTATTGTAAGTATACATATCATTGTGGGTTTCAGTATGAGGCAAAGAAAACAAATTATAATGATTCAAAGGATAATTCAAAGGATCATGCATAAGAGCAAAAAAGTCAATATCAGAAAATATACTCTTATAGCCAAATCTCTCACTCCCACCAATAAAATAACGGATGTGATTTTCCTTGAAGAAATCCTCAAAAATAACTTTGATTTGATCTTTAATCATGGCAATTTTCTCCTTTCAGATTAATGGATTTTTTGTGCCAAATAGAATATTTCTTTCTTCTAGTTGGCCTTTTGGTTCTGGTAATGGACAAGTTTTAAACTTCGTACATTTGTTACATTCATGTAAGAATCTTATAGGTAGCCAACACGAATATCCATTAATTGGAGTTAATTGGCTTGACTTTATTATTGAGTATTTCATTAGAATGTCTCTTCTCTTCTTTAATTTGTTTAAGGTGTAATTTTCTAATGGTTTCCCACAAATATTGAGGTAGTATTGCGTACATTGCATCATATGGTTTATGTTTCATTAGTACCTCCACACTCTTCCTGTTTTATTTACTGCAATTAGTGAGACAACAGAAAAATGGTGAATATTATCAGTAGTATATTCACCATTTTTATCTCGTCTATCTAATTTATCAATAAATCTTTGATAGTATCCCTTCCAAGAAACAAGACGATTGCCGGATAGATTTTGTCTGAAAGTTTTCATTGTATTATTCCTCTATTATAAAATGTTAGTCTCATTTTCTGTTAGTTTCATACCCAAAAGTTATAAGGCCAAAATCTATCAAGTAGATTCGATAATTTTCATATGATAGAGGATTTTTCCATCTATATAAGCCATACCAATCTTTTCTAAATATCCATGAAATTGGTCTAAAAACCAACACCAGACGTTTATTTTTTATTCGTATTCTCATTGTACTTTACCTCATTATAATTCAATTTTCCATGTCAGATAAATACCATGTGTTGAAATATTACCGTGAATTCTTTCTGTGCCATGATCAATATCTCTTAGAGTAAATCGTGGTTTCCCATTTTTAAAAGTCCATTTTTGACCTTTTTCAATCATTGCTAGAAAATTAGTCAAATTATGAAAGCGTAAACGTCCAAAAGGACGTAATTCAGCACAACCTCTGCATTTCCATGTATTATGTGGGTGTTTCCAGTTATGTTGGTTATATTTTAAAAAGCAACCATCTTCATCAATTTCATACTTTGTTCCATATTTTGTAAGAATTGCATATTTCTTCATTTTCTATTACCTCATTATATTGACATAAAGAAGCAATCCTAATGAAATGCAAGCTATGATAACCATTGTCCAAAATGCTATTGAGAATACTCTTTTGAATATTCCCAATAATCTATCTTGAATTGTTGGAATTTTTTTGTTCACTTGGAACTCCATTAATCATCTTCTAATTCTACTTCAATAGAAGGCTCTTGAAAAAGACGATAACCCATTGCAGTATATTCCTTTGCTTGTTTACTACAATGAGTAATATTAGTGACTTTTAATGCAAGAGATCCATCCTTTGATCTTACAGTCGAATTAATTAATGGAACAGCACAAAATACTTCAGGCCACTCCTTTATTCTGCCAACACTGTGACGAGTAATACAATATCCTTTAATCATGATAATTTTCTCCTTTATTATTAAAGTTTATCCATTTCTTTTCCATTATCATTCCCCTTCTAGCTGATTAAAAGCATTCCAGCAAGCACACAGCTCTTCTATTAGAATACAACACTTGAATACTTCTAAATAATCACGTTTACTTAATGCAAATGCTTTTTTATCACTTAGAGAAGAGATTCTTTGTGCAATTCCTTGCAATACCTTTTGTTTGAAATCATACATAATCATACTCCTTTCTAATTTCTATCATTATGGCAGGAATAACTTGCCAAAGGTTATTCCTGCTAAATGTTAGAAATCATTAGATAATCATAAATTGCTCCTAGTTAAAGACTAATAATGATAGATTAATTCTGCTAGTTTGTTTCATTATTTATAGTGTTTTTATTCCATAGGCAGTTCCTCCTTTCTAATTCCATTTTCCTGCTAGGATTGATTTTGCTTTATCCAAGCATTCTCTTAATGGTAAGTACTCATTATCTCTGAAGTATTTTACTAGAGAGTAAGTACTTCCATTATAGAAACTTTGTGCATTCTTTACCCATTCAGGAGTATCATCAGGAAGTCTTTTCCTTTGAATATGAAGTTGATGATCATTAGTTATAATCCAGAAAGCTAAAACATTACTTCCTCTGACTTTGATATCTTCTAGATTAAAATGTCTCATCGTTATTCTCCTCCTAGAGATTATGAAGTTTACCTATTAAGCCAGAAGTACTTTCTGTTTGTCTTTTTGACCATTTCATTAACATTTCACAAGTTATTTTCGAAGGTAAAGCTTTATAATGATGCCATAGATAATCTGCTAGAAGTTCATCTAGGTGACTATGAAGAATTTGATGACGTTTCTGATGATCTTTTTTTTCAACTTCTGTACTAGGATCTTCCCAAATAGTTACCATAATCATTCTCCTTTATTCATTTGAAGTGAATGGTTCATCATGAAACAAGAAATGGGCATTTCTATAAGGGCAATATGTAGGAACACATTTTTTATCTGCTGACAATTCCATTGTAAGAGTAGAGGCTAAATATTCATACAGATTTCTGTCTTTTGGCAAGAGCGAGTTTAATTTTGCCAAAAATCTCTCTTTTAATATAATAGGACACCAAAATATTCCTTTTTCCATCATAGCAGCTTGCATTTTTGCTCTTTCCTCTGAAAATTTAGCAGTATCAGCCTTTGTAGAAAAACAATTAATACACAGTTGTTTATGCATAAATCATTCTCCTTTATTATTCTGTTTGTAAGGTTTCTTCAATATCAAGAATCTTTGTCGTCTTTCGATAGAAATCAAGATGACGAATTGAGTCTAAAATTTCATTTGCATCAGCATAAGCAGCATTATTCTTAATAAGTTTTTGTCTTTCTCTTTCTACTGAAAGAGAAATATCTATCATATTTGTGTTTGAAAATGAAGATAACTTCTTTTGGATTTCTTCAATTTGAGCTAAATGGGTGATTGCTCGTTTTGTATATAACAAATGTAATCCTGGGTTTTCCTTTCTTTGATCTTCTTTAAAAGATATCTTTGTTACCATGATAATTCTCCTTTCTAATAAAGTCTAATTTCTATTTCGTGTTCTACGGCATTTCTACCATTAGAAGTAATTGCACCAGCTTTATTCAAAAAGCCTTTAGAAATTAACTTTTCTTTTGAAATATCCCAAGTATCAAGAGATATGCCGTATTTTCTGTTAGCTTCATAAAATCTAACATTATTTCTTCCGGCATAAGTATTCTTCAATGATCTTGTGAATATGAGAACTATTTTTTCTTCTTTGGATAATTCTTCACTTGGAGCAGGCAACATAGGGGTAAGATCATCCTGGTTAGCGTATATTGTTATCCCCATATCTTTACCACAAAATATGGTATGGGCAACAATAATAATACCTTTAGGAAGTTCCTTCAATCTATTTGGTTGATTTGATTCAAACATAGGATGATTAGAATGGACAGGATAAATTGCACTAGTAGCTAATTGATAGAAAACATATGAAGTTTTACTTCCACCATCCCAGTAAGAATGTATTTCTGTAGGGATATTAGTAGAAAGCTGAAATTTCTTTCCATTATAAGATGGAAAGCATTTATTGACAATTTTAAGTATTTCTTTATCCGGTTTATCAAGATACATAATCATTCTCCATTATAGTTCAATGTATAGTGTATTAAGATAAGATTCGTCTCTCCGAAATGGATCACTTAAATCACCTTGCACACTATTTACAAGATGCTTTTTACCATGATATGTACAAAAGATAGGATTAAAGTTTCCTATTTGTTCTTCCCGGAGTACTCTTTTGATTACACCAACAAGTGCTCCAGGATTTCCATACTGTCGTTTAATTCTAACTTCAACAGGATACTTTTTCATTTCGATAAACCCCCTTTATGATGCCAACTAAATCAGATTTAAATATCAAATACTCTTGTCTGTACATAGGATTATTTCTGAATTCGATTATGTCAAAATAAGTTTGTGTAAAATACTTCCACGCTCCTGAAAGATCATTATCATACTTATTCATGCATTTAACCCAGTTTTCCCATATTGTGGCTCTTAGATTAGATCTATTAGCTTTTCTTTGCATTCTTGAATTAGCCATTTTTTAACTCCTTATTTCTTAATTGTTTGATTCTCCTGGCTTTTTCTTTGTTTCCTTGATGATGGCTATTCCATCTTTTTTCTTTAGGAAATTTTATATTAGGTAATAGGTCAGTAGCTTCACCAATAGCTAAAGATGTCATATGGGTATAGTATGGCAATATACTATAATGATCTTTCGTTATAGAATTCATAATTTATCTCACTGAGCAGTAATCATCGTAATATCTCTTACACATAGTTTAACTCCCTGATTTTGTTCAGTAAATTTTGTACCGCTAAAAAACCATTATAATACAAATGGTTACACTGAAAATGTAAATCTAAAATTCTATACAAGCAAAAAAGCATTAAGCCTTTCTGATATAATTTTAAGGTTATTGTTGTTAACCTTCTTTAGCGACTTAATGCTTTTTTGCTTGGATAGAAAAATGTGGCATAGGCTTTGCATAACATACCTGGTAAGCATTGCAGAAACCTCGAAAGGCAAAAAGTATGACTCTCTATAAAAAGGAAAAGGTCACTGAGCTTTTATACCCAGTGACCCTATAAGAAGAGGAAATGAGGTAGGAACTTACTTGACAGTCTGACTCAGAGACTTTGGTGCGTCGATCAATTCAAGGATGAATTGAACTTTCGTTCGGATCACCTTTTTGTCAGAGTATGGAGTGAGGATATTCATGTCAGAGTCTTTGCGCTTTCCGTCACCTGCCATGAAAGAGACCTTGTTTCCATCGGCCATAGAGTCAAAAAGCGTGCGTGCGTGATCTTTCATGAATCCAGACACACGTTCAGAAATGGCAGAAAACAGAGTCATCTTTGCAGCGTTTTCCTTTTCAACGTGAATGTTTCTTTCCTCTTGCACCACGTCCATTGTCTTGCGCAGGATAGCAGGATTTTCACCCCGCATAAGCATACCGACGATCAATGGAAGATAGTTCGGGCAATCTCTCGAAAACGCTGCCATGCCCTTAGTAGGGTCGGCCATATAAGCCTGGAATTTTCCCTCAGCGTCTTGCCGGATCTTTTCGGCTGCTTCTTTTTCGGCTTTGACTTTGACTTCCTCTTCAGTCAAGGTCTTTACTTCTGTTTGTGTGGTTGAAAGGTTTTCGGTTCCGTTGTTAACCTTGTTTTCCAGGTTAACGGTGTCGTGCTTCTTAATGATGTCTTTTGCCATACTCTCTTTAAACCTCGTTGTTTGGAATTAGGATCACTAATGTGATCCATATACAAAATAAGGCTTTAACCTTGTTTTGTCAAGCAAAAAAGCATTTTCGCACGAAAAAAACTACTGTCTTGCAATAGTCTATTCAGTGCCTTTGTTTGGTTTCCAATAACAGCCATAAGTCTGTAGCGTTCTTGTGAAGGTTTAAGACCTTTTAAGATACGAGACAGGCTTTCTAGTCTAGCTAGTTTTCGATCAATCAATTCATATCGTTTCATGATGCATTTTCCTCCAATCTATTTGAAGTATAAGACCGAAAATGTATACAGTAAGTCTGTCCTTGCAAGGATGAAAGTCAGTGTAAACCTTGCCAAAACATTTCCTTGCACGTATAGGTTTATATAACCATATTTTCATGATGTTTTTCCCTCCATATTTATGCTCTGCATATTTCTGCTTTTTGTCCTAAGCTTATATATACAGTTATTTGGCCACAACAACACCAAATAACTGTAGGGGTATTTCCTATTGCAAGCGATATGGTTTCTATTCTGCCACAGGCAGGACATTTTTCGTTTTCTAGTATGCTAGGTTTCATGATGTTTTTCCCTCCATTGCCATAGAATGATTAAATCCTGCAATCTGATTACGTTTAGCAAGGTACTCTTAATCATAGGCCATAACATAACAATATTGCGTCTATGGCCTATTGTTAAGAGTAATCTGCAATCTTGACTAGTCACTAATACAACCTCAAGTTATAGACTATCCTCTTGTCAACGTTTTGTTTGTTTGCTTCTTGTGCTACTAAATAGCGCAAGGTTTCACAATCTTGTGCTGCAATCTGCCAAGACAATCCATTAGTTAGATAGGTGCGTCTAAACTGTCGTTGTGTGGCTAATTCTTTGATAACAAGGTCTTTCAATGTGTCCATTTTCTTTACTCCTCTTAATAGGGTCGTTTCCGATTGCTAAGGCAATCCATTTCGCAGTCTTACGATTGAAACCTATATCCAGTAGCCTGCAATAAATGTGAAGAGAACAAAGATAATGTTCTCGGTATAATTGCAGGCTGAGGGATAGAGGTTTCATGTTTACCAACCGACCTTAACGTCATACTCTTTGGGTACTAGCAATCGGTAAGCTTTTGAAAGGCCAATTGCCTGACTTTTTGGTAAATATACAGACTGCCAAATGATCGATTTACTGTAACGTCCTAAGATATAAATTTTAACCATTTTCATCCTCCTTTCCAGTGATTAATTCATACAGTAGATGGTTGTTATATTCTTTCCACACTGTTTGGTAATGCTTATTAAGCCATCGGATCAAATGTCCGTGTCTTTTCTCTTCAGCAATTAATTGCTCCTTTAACCATACGTCATATGATTTACTTGTAGCCATTTTCATCCTCCCTTTTTAGTTACATTAGATCAATGACTCTATCCATATCACCAAGTACAATCATAGCATAGAGATTTGAAATTTGGTAACTTGGCAAAGACAGTAGAGTCTTTTTTGCGGCTACAGCAACAAAGCTATCTACAGTAAAGGCTGAGTGTTTTGACAGTGTAGTGATTATCTTTGCAGCTAGTTCTTCTTTCCTCGTTGCTTTTGCTTTCATAATCTTTTTTTCCTTTCGTAAGATTTATTTTGCTTTGATTAGCAAGTGATTTAATTTCGCCTGTCATTAGTTTTTCTCAGTGTCTCTACTCTATGTATTCAGCATAGGCCTTTTTAATCCCTCTCTTTTTAGTATAGTATGTTATACATGCTAGATTGAGCTAAACTAGTCAACTATGCCCAATTTTGTCAAAATAAATCGTACAATTGACGAATTTTGTTATGCTTTTACCCCTTGACACAGGAAAGCCCTTGTATAGGATCATTTTGAACCACCATATATTGTATGAGGTAACTTGCTGATATGACTACGGATCAAGGACTATGCCAATGCTCACCAGGGCATAATCGAGTATTGGCATGACTTATGCATGGCCCAGGTCTATTTGGCATAGTCTATGCATAGTCAAAAACTATGCCATATCCAGGTATATGTCATATTTATTGATAGGTAAGTCATACGATCTTAGTATGGATTTAACCGATGGATATAGCTAGGGAATAGACTGGCATGGTATATGCATACAGGGAATAGTCCTAGTGATATGGTATGGTTTTGATATGGCATAGTTCTTGACTATGCATATACCATACCATATCCAGGTATATGTCATATTTATTGATAGGTAAGTCATACGATCTTAGTATGGATATAACTATCTGTTATTAGGATATAAAGTAAGCTTTATGCATATACTATGCCATACTGTTTGTGAGTGCAACAACCAAGTTACATTGGCACACCCTATGCATGTATGCATAGACTATGCCATATGGACACAAGCACTTGATATGATTAGGGAATTGAGTATTTTGAATATGTGAATAGCTAAATAGTGGATAACACTAGAGAATTTGCCCTGGCACGATACTTGCATGTTGACTCGCAAGGGAGAAAAGGGGCAACCTACCCCCATAACCATATTCATATAAAATTATAACTACCACTTTTCAAATAGTCTAATAAGCCCTAATATACCTGCTATACATAATCCTACTATAAGTAATATTACTACTATTTCTCCTACAATAGTTGCTATTTCTGCTAAAATAGCCCCTATCTCTTCTATATACATGGCTCATCCCCCAAAAAATTTTCACAAAAAAATTTACTTTAGCCTTATCTCATATCCTCCACAAGAATGTCTACCTGAACACTCTGGACAGGTTTCATCCCAATAAATCCCATGACAGGTAGGACAGACTCTATTCTGTTTACTGTTTTCCACGATTTTCTCAAAAACAGAATGTCGTTCTTCATCATTCAGTTCAAAAAGGTAGTTGTATAGTGTTGGACAGTTCTTCTTCTTCCATTCATGATCACTGAGAAAAAGTCGTTTGCGTAACCAATTTAACATAATCCCTCCTTAGAAAATTTCCTTTTTGGTTATTAGAATAGAAATGGTATTCTAATTTTCCTATCTTCAATTTGCTTCAATTTGCTTCGTTTTTCATATGCCTCCATTTTCTTCAGTAGTTGCAATTTCTGCTCATCTGTGCAATTCTGGGCTAAAAATGAAATTTTCTCCCAGATGGTTTTTTGGAAATTGGCTATTTTTTCTCTTATAAAAGTGCTTATTTTCATAGTTTTCCTAGCTTTCAGCCAAATTAGGTTATTTTAGGTGATGGTTGGTGATTTACTCCCCCATTGTTCAGCCATCGCTTCTGCTATTCCAGTATATGTCCTGCTTCTTTCCTTCCATCTGTTTGGTGATGGGCCTAGCTTATTTTGCTTTGATGGAGTTTGATTTGAATACCTGTCTTTCAATATGATATTAGTTGGTTTCAATAATGGAAGATTCTTCAGCCATAAGCATGTTTTCTTACTTTCATCATGCCCAAATTGCCATGGTTGGATAATCTGATCTGGTTTTCTTATTCTGGTTGAGATTACGCTTACCGGATTCTCTAGTGCTATTCTAGGAATTGGGGAATTGAGAAGTTGCCTGACAAAGTCTAAAGCCTCTTCCTGTTCTTTCATCTTCTCTTTGAACCATCTTGCACCGGATACTGCCAAATGGATGCATGGTGGGTGGGCAATCATCAAATCCCAAGATTGATCTATAATAGATAGAACATCCCCTTGAATATGATTTCCTGGTATTTCCGTAGGAAGATAGTCACAACTCCATGCATCATGCCCTCTTTTTCTGAATGCCTCTCTTACTATACCTGAAAATTCACAGGCTATTAATACTCTCACTTTTTATAACTAATTCTCCATTTGGGGCTAATGCATTAAACACATGTTCTAGCATATATTTAAAATGATTATATGTTAATATATCCTTTGGATTAATTTCTATTCTTATGAATCTGGGGGTTATTCCAGCTAGATTCTTTCCAAAAGAGATATTATGCTGAATTCCCTCTGTGTCAATACAGATCATTTTTACCCCCAAACTCCTTTTTACACTCTGGCAATGCAATGCACAATTCAGTAGATATTACAACACCATATCCCCATGGACAGATATTTGTACAAGAACCGTCTGGTTTAAAATACTTCTTCCTGTCTTTAACTGACTGAAATTCCCCACAGCAATTTAAATGATTCATTAGTTCTCTTTCCGCCTTCTGTTCAAATGAAGATTCACATATAAATCTTGACCCATACATTAAGATATGTAGGATTTCCCCACAGTGAATACACGTAAATTTATCAAACGGTGAATCTGCTGGATTGTGAGAAGGCCATATTTCAGATCCTTGTATATGTTTAAATTCTGACCACGGTATGTTGTTCATTATTTAATCCATCCTTTTCTTCTTAACCACCAGTTTATTTGGTACAAACCATGATATCCAAACCACCACCATATTTTCCAATACCAAGTTTTATTTCTCATTGTATCCTCTGTGTTTTCCCTTTAAGTTAATCATCCTACCCCCCTTTGTCAAGGGGTTGATAGCACTTTTTTCAAAAAAAGTTCACCCCTTGCTCGTCAGTCATCCACAATGGTTCATTAGAATTATTAGGAGATATTATATGGATTTTAAACAACTAAAAGAAAAATATGGTGATAATAAGGATTGGGAAAATAAGACTTGAGGATGTGGATTATCAATCCAGTGTGATTGCGGATGGTATTTTACGGCTTGTGTGATTATTCCACCTCTTCCAGAATTGTCCATATTGTGACAAATTGTGCCAGGTAGTTGTGACGGGTGGTAATTTATTTTATCAAACCCCTTGACAAATTTGTATGAATGATTATATTGATAGAAATTTAATTCAGGAGTAACATATGCTAAAAATTGGAGTGTTAAACATTTTGACGATTATATTCGTCGTTGCAAAGTTGATGGGGACTATCACTTGGCCCTGGATTCTAGTCCTTCTTCCCACTATAGTGTCTTTTGGGATAGGGTTAGTCGTAGTAGTATTTATCATAACCATGACTATATTGGCAGCAATTTATGATAAATAGATTATTATGTTATACACACTGGATGCTTATTTATATTCCAGCAATTTTGGAGGTGATTATGTGATGGGAGGATTTCTTTTTATTGTAGGAGTTGCTGTAGGAGTTGCATTTTATAAATATGCATGGCCTAGAATTGTTATCTGGGTAGAAAAGCTATTGGGGTAATGGGGTGATAAAACTACCGAAAAAGATAAAAATCTGTGGGTTTGACATTAAAGTTATATTTCCATACAGATTTATAGACGTAGACTATGAAGGATGTTTTGGCAAATACGAAAATATAATAAAAATTGAAGGTAAAGATAGAGCAGAAAATATAATAATTCCTGAAAGGGAAGTTCTAGCCACCTTAATGCATGAGATAGTTCATGCAATAGATTATACCTATTGTGATGGACATTTAAGCAATTATGATAATTATGAAGATGATATAGATAGATTAGCAGTAGGAATGTCACAAATTCTCTTTGAAAATGATCTTTATTTAAGAAATAGACAATTATCTATTCCACCTAGATTAAATATAATAGGATTCAATGTGAAAGTTACATTCCCATATGATTTTAAGGAAGGTTCTTTACAATCTTCATTTAATACAGCTTTAAGTGAAATAAGAATAGCAAAAAGAAAATATGATGATATATTTTCACCACCATACCTTAAATATTTGCTTATTCATAATCTAGTAGCGGCTGTATCATCATATTTAAGATTACCACATAGAGATAATAATAATGGTGTGTTGAAAAGTTTAGGAATAGCATTTCATCAGGTGATTATGGATAACAAATTAGATATTCTCTATAGGAGGGTGGGTAAAAAGTTATGATACCATCATGGGATGATTTAACTCCTAGTGAGAGAGAAGAATATGTAAATCAGGATTATGTACCAAGGAAATACATCTGTACCAACGTAGATACTTTTGACTCTGAAACTTATAATATGGCAGATGCATATGATAATGCTAAATTGGATGAAGTCGGATTAGAAGATTTACTTTCTCATTTGACAGGTAGGCAGAAGCAAATAGTTGAAATCATTTATCTTCAAGGAAGGACTCAAGAGAGAGTAGCCAAAATGTTGGGGATAAGTCGAAGTTCAGTACAGACACATTTGCGTAGGGCCAAAGACAGGTTGAAAAGGGCATTTGGGAATAGGAAGTTTAAACAGAAGGTAATCTGTTTTTGTGAGGAAGAGGAGAAGCCAAGCCATGATTGTTTGGGAAGTTAATCTCACAGATGGAAGTAAGGAATGGTATACTGCTGACTTTGTTGAAGTTTTCAATGATGAACTAAATGGGTATCAACGAATTGAGTTCCGTGATAAACCTAAGTCATTTTTTAGCAGAAAGACTATTCTAAAAGCCTACGTTCCAATAACTATTCTCAAGAGCATTACAGTTGTTGATGAAGAATGGTATAGAGGATGACAAGTCATCTGAATGATTAGTTTTATAGAGAGATGGTATTTTATGAGCATAAGAAATGAAATAGAGGGAATAGCTCGTTTGGTTGTACAGAATAATGAGCAGTTTAAGACAGCAGATGATTTAACAAAGGATATAATTATCCATGTACTGACTGATTTCTCATTGGCAATGATAACTAGATTTGCAGTAGAAAAAGGAAAAGGGTTACTATGGCAACAGGAACAGTAACTTTAGTTGAACGGTATGATAGACTAAAAAAAGTAAAAGATCTATTAGATGAAGGGAAAGAATCTAGTGAGATATCAAAAGAACTGGATATTCCTATCAGGACAGTACAAAGATATGAAAAGTACATTGCCGAATTAGCACTCTCCGATATTAGTAAAGAGGAAATAGCTGAAAAGCGACAGGAAATATACCTTGAGGCTTTGGAAGCATCCAATGAAGCAAGAACACAATTTATGAAGTTTAGGGATGAAGAAAAGGCTCAATCAGCTAAGATGTTTTTTGCAGCTTGGATGGACTCTCTTAAACTGAGAATGCAGTTGTATGGATTGGATTCCGTTAGGAGTACACCTACAACGCAAATCAACCAGCAAATAAATACCTATGAACCTGAAAAGGTAGATTCGGAAATTGGAAAGAAGTTATCCGATTTAATAAAGAAAAGCCATGAGGCAAAACTGAAAAATGTCACAAAAGAAGACAGTGGAGGAGATTAAATCCGAACGGGTAGAACTTGATAAGAAATTTGAAGGTGGATTGCCGGATTATCTAGTTACCTATTTTGATGAGAAAGAACTTGAAGCTGCCAAAACTGAACATTATAAAGAAATAGCCTCTTATAAGTGGCAAAACACTAAAGATGAGAGGATAAAATATAAAACTGATCAGGAAAAAGAGTTCTGGGAAAATAATGAATCTGAGATTATAAAAGTTCCAAAACATGCTCCTGGGGATATGGAAAGAGTATTTCCAGAATCCCCTAGAGCAATTGAATCAGATGAACATGATTTATCTCCTGCTGATTTGAAAGTTCTGAAGTTATTATGTAAAAATGATCTTTATCTTTTTGCTATAAGATACTTTCCCCACTTCCTAAAGAAACCAAGTAGCAGATTCCATAAATTCTTATATCACACACTTTCAAGAGACATCAACCGATATCCTAATGGTGTAAAATGGGCAATTGCTGCGCCAAGGGCGAATAGCAAAAGTTCAATTGTAAGTTGCATCATGCCATTGTGGTGTATCTGTTATCAGAAAAAGAAGTTTATAATAATGATATCAGATACAGCAGGTCAGGCTACTGATTTTCTTTATGATTTAAAACAAGAATTGCTTCTTAATGAAAAATTGCAAAGAGATTTTCCAGAAGCTTGTGGTGAGGGGCCAATATGGAGAACTGAAGATATTATAACAAATAATAGTGTTAAACTACTCACTCTTGGTACAGGTAGCAAAGTGAGGGGTAGAAAGTATGGTATTCATAGGCCCGACCTTCTGCTCTTAGATGATTGTGAAAATCATGCAATGGTTAAATCTGATGTTGAGAGACATAAGATTAGATATGAGTGGTTTAATAAAGAAGTGTTATTTGCAGGTGGTGAAGAAGGGTCATCAACAGATTTTTTTGTAGTAGGAACAATTTTAGGTAAAGATTCACTTTTAAATTCATTACTTAACCCACAAGAATATCCAGCGTGGAAGAGTACAAGATTTAAGGCTGTTGAGAAGTTTGCTGAAAATATAGATCTTTGGAATGAGTGGGAGAATCTATTTAAAGATAGGTTCAATCCAAAAAGACAAGATGATGCAAAAGCGTTCTTTGAACAACATAAAGAAGAGATGTTAAAAGGAATTGAGGTTTTATGGCCAGAAGGTGATACATATTATGCTAATATGGTTTATAAATCTTCGAATCCTAGTGGTTTTATCACAGAAAAGCAAAATTCTCCAGTAGATACTTCAAAAATATATATTAGTGAGGCCGAATTACATTTTGAGTATTTCCAACAAAATAAGAAGATAGCAGATGCAATTCAAAGAGGTGCAGAAAAAGGATTAATTTATGGTGCAATAGATTTAAGCTTAGGTAAAAAAAGTAGAAAGGGTGATCCTTCCTGTATCGTTACACTTATAAGAGATCCAGAAACAGGTTATATTTTTGTTATAGAAATGGATGAAAAAGTTAGAAGTGTGGATGATCAGATAGATGCGATTCTAAAGAAGCATGGTGAATTTCACTATAAACTTTTTGTAGTAGAGACTAATTGCTTTCAATTTGTAGTTATGAAGGATCTCCAGAAGAAATCAAGAGAACAAGGTGTTTATATACCAGTTCAGGGTATTGATAATTATCAAGATAAGAAATTGAGATTTGAAGGTATAGTACCTTTCTTAAAGGATGGTACTTTAGTATTCGATAAACATAAATATTCATATAATTCGTCATATAGAACATGTGTGGAAGAAATAACAACTTATACGGGAGAGGATGATTCAGCAGATCATGCTTGTGATGCTATTGAAATGGCATTTAGAGTAGCACAAGCTCCTCGTTTTCGGATGACCTTCTTAGAAAATAAGAAAAGGTAGCTAATATGAAGATTTGTATAGCATTGAAGGTGGCTCTTACTATGACATGCAATGTCATAATTAATAAAAGGTAGTGAAAAGGAATGGCTAAAGCTAAAAAACTACTTCTATCAGAACGGTTACATCCTCTTTTTATGGATAACATTGATAGTTGGAATTTGTATAAAGATGCTGTAAAAGGGGGGGACGACTTTATAAATGAAGACAATCTCTTCACACATAGGCTCGAAGATTCAACAGATTTTGATGAACGACTTGAGAGAGCATACTATCTTAACTATTGTTCTGTTCTGCCATCCATATACAATGCGTTCATCTTCAAAGAGGATATTGAACGTCCACCCGATGAGACTTTAGATGTTTTCAGAAAAAGTACGGATGGTAGAGGAACTCCAATCTCTGATTTTGTTGCTAAAATTGGCTTTTTCTCCAAGATTTTTGGGGTTATGCATGTTTTAGTTAATATGCCAGATAAAAATAAAGAAAGGGTTACAGCTAGATTTATGAAGGATAATAAAATATATCCTTATTGCAAACTAGTTTATCCAACTCAGTTAGTTGATTGGTCTTTAGATATAGATGGCAATTATAGATGGGTTGTTATTCAGAGTACTTATTATTCGGATGAAGATCCTGCTATTGAGAGAGAAGAAAAGAATCACTATCATCTTATTACCACCAAAGAATGGCGAATTGAGGATGAGAAAGGTGCTCCTGCTGATCTTGGGGAAGGTGTATCTGTAAAAGGTACGAATGAATTAGGTATAGTTCCACTTGTAACAGTATATCATAAAGATATTGATAATGATAAAGTTGGGGAATCAATGATAAAAGATATAGTCTATATAAATAGGGCTATACTTAATTGGTCTTCCTGTGTAGATGAACAGATTGAAAGACAAACATTCTCCCAACTAGTAATACCAGATGATGGTTCACTGAGTGAGCAAAAAGAAAGTGGGGATGACCCACTTCGTAAAGTAGGTACTGCATCGGTGTGGACATTTAATGCTGATGCAAGACATGCTCCTGCTTTTATCTCTCCTGATACCCAAAATATACAAACTATCTGGAAAATAATTGTAGATCACATAAAAGAAATATTTAGAATTGGTGGTTTGATAGGTTCTTCAGATGATATGTATGTTGGTTCTTCCGGTAGAGCTAGACAAATTGGATTCTTAAGTGTCAACTCTATTCTTGCTGAAACGTCAAGATGTTATCAGAAGTTTGAAAATGATATATCTCGAATTGCTTATGCTTATATGGGAAAAAACACTTCCGAAATGGAAGAAGTAAAATATCCAAATTCATTTGATATTACTTCTCTTGATGAAATGGTTAAATCTTCCTTTCCTGTTATGGAAAGGAACTTTTCTACTACTTTAAATAAGACTATTCAGAAGAATATTGCTAGGGCAGCATTACCATTAGCTCCTAATAGTATACGAAAGACTATCGAAGATGAGATTGAATCAGGAGATGGTATCGTCGAACCAGTTAATGCACGAGGGGATACATCATCCGAAGATGAGAACATACGAAAAACAGAGGATAAAGCTGGTGGAAACAATCAATCTAATGCAGGTAAAACATTTAGAACTAAAACTACAGTAGAGAAGGAAAAAATAGAACATAGAGTAGAAAAAGAATAATCTAGTCATCAGTATTATATTGTATTGAAAACACCTCATAAAATGGCAATTAACATTCATCTGGATTAGATGACTTTATATAAACAAAAAACTACGGAGGTAGTATGGGATTAAATACAGAATTAGTCGAAAAGGCTAAAGAATTAGGCATTGAAGTGAAGGATATCCAGACGGATGAAGCACTTCAAAAAGAAATTGATAATAAAATAAAAGTCAGTGATACTGACGATTTAGATACTGTAAAGAAGAAAGTGGCTTATTGGGAAGCAGAAGCTAAAAAGGCTTTTGATAAGAGGGATAGAGTTTCTGCCGATACACGATCTTTGAAGACTAAAATATCTGATTTAGAGAAAAAGTTGGACTCCACTGCCGATCCTGAAAAGTATAAGACTTTAGAAACAGAATTAGACGAGTTAAGAAAGTTCAAGACTGAAGCAGAAAAGGCTAAAGAGGAAAATGAATTAAAAAATAAATCAGAAGTTGAAAAAGAGAAGATTAGGTTGGAAAGAACCTTTAGTGACTTTAAGAAAGATATGGAAAAGCAGTTTACTGAATTAAAGTCTACCACTGATAGATATAAATCTACTGTTGAATCTAAAGAAAAAGAAATCGACACTCTGAGAAGGGCAACGCTTAGGGGAGAAATCATAGAACAAGCTGGTAAATTGAAGGCATATAATCCTTCTCAAATTGCCAGATTAATCATGAATGATTTTGAATATGATAAAGATGTTGATAAGTTCTTTGTTTATACTAGAGATTCAAAAGGTAAACCACTAACTGAAATGACTATTTCTGAGTATGTGGAAAAGTTTCTTAAAGATCCAGACAATGAAAATCTTGTTGTGGTAGATGCAAAAGGTGGAGTAGGTGGTGGTCGGGAGACTAACACTGATAAGAACAGAAAAGAAATTGTTACTGAATCAGGAAAGAAATATAATCTTAGTGATCCACAGTTGAAAGAAGAAGCTGAATTTCATGGTATACCAGTTGAACAGTGGGTAAAAATAAAAGAAAAAAAGGATGCCAAATTACATAAGAAAAAGGAATAAATGACCTGGAGGGGTTAATTTATGTTTTTTAAAAAACACAATAAGACAGAAAAAGAATTATCTGAACTGTTGGAATCTGTTGCAAGATCAAATAGGATTTTACAAGAATCTAATCAGAAAACGATATATGATTTAGAGAAAACTAATAGTAAACTTATAGATGATTTAAAAAGTGTAAGACATAGTTTAGATACTATAAGTCATAGATATCAAGCACTTATCACTTTTGCATCAATTAGGGATGAGAAAATCAGAAAACTTGTTGAAGAAGCTGAATATCATCAGATTGATGTAGCAGATTGGATTCCACTTGCAGTAAAGAGAGATTCAAAATTACACAAAAAAAAGGAATAATAAGGATATGATCCTTATCCTATTTTATAGGAAGGTGAAAATATAGATGGCAACACCAACGGAATTAAGAATGGGGTTGGCAGAAGGTCCAGGCAAAGGCCGGGAACTTCCTTTAAAAGCCAACCAGTATTTTCATCGGCAGGGTGGGGCCTTCGTTCAAATAATCGCCGGAGAAGCTAGTTTAGTAGCTTCAGGTGTCGGTAGAGTATTTGGATGGGCTGTTGCGCCAAAACAAGCTGACAGTAAGAATGCTTGGAAAGGTTCTGGAACTAATGCTGCTGATAAGTTATTTGTTATTTATGCTGATCCTGAAAACGTGTTTGCAATTCCTGGCAGAGAGGTAAACGCCAGTATTGCAGCTAGTTGGATAGGGAAAGGCGCAGGACTTTGCATTGTAGGAGCTACATATGCACTAACTCAAAAAGCACAAGTATGTGGTGCTGTAACTGCATCTCCTCTCTTTGTCGTAGATGTCGATGCAGATAAAAATATACTTTACGTTAAAGTAAAGCAGACTAAGAGACAAGGTGTATAAGGGGGAGGTGTAATATAGTATGGCTGGTGTTTCAAGAAATCAATTTACTGAAGCAATGAAACAAGATCTTTATAATTGGTACTGGGAATCATATGATGACGTAGCTCCTGTGTGGGGGCAATTATTTGACGTAGTTCAATCTAATGCAGCTTATGAGAAATTCAATTCTGCTATTGGCCTTGGGGAACTTATGGAAAAGCCTGAAGGAGAAGACCTACAAGCTGACGCTCCAATGGAGAGTTATACAATCGTATGTAAAAATAGATCTTTTGGTCGTCTTGTAAGGTTCACTTATGAGACTGTAAAGGATGCTCAGAAAGGTGGCAATTTGCTACAATCTGCTGTTCAATCATGGAGTAGGATGGTTCCTATAACAAAGGATAAGTTCTATGCTAAATTCTGGATTAATGGGGCAAAAACTGCTGGTAATGATGTTTTTAATAATAGTATTACTGGTGTAGTCGATGATCCTACCGGAAATGTGGCATATGATGGAAAGCCTTGGTTCTCCACTACTCACGCAAGTAGGACAGGTGCTACATATGCTAACTATACGGAAACTAGATCATTAACTTCTGATAATCTTCAGACTACGTGGCTTACATTCCATTCTACCAATAACAGGGATGAGAGGGATGAGTTGATCAGTTTACGAGCAGATACTCTTCTTTTACCCACAGCATTAAAGTTTACTGCTGCTGTTATTTTGGAATCAACTTTGATTCCAGGGTCAATGGATAATGATACTAACGTCATGAGAGCTATTCTCAATCCTATGGAATGGGGTCAGCTTACTGATGCAGATGGGTGGTTTATGATTTCCAGAGGAAAGGGCCTTATGGCTACTGAAAGAGAAGATGTTGGATTAGACTTTTGGCAGGATGAAACTTCAAAAGACTACTTCGCTTCTATCTTTTGTAGATTTGGTGGGGCCGTAACTAACTGGAGATATGCTTACGCATGTAACATTACTTCTACTTAAAATATAACAACTTAGGACTGTTATAGATATGGGGTGGAGGAAACTTCACCCCTTTTTTATTATAGGTCATCATCGGGTATTGAATGAAACCTAATAGGCTTTAAATTTTAAGGTTTTAGCCTAAAACCTTTATGAGGGAGAATGTATATGGTACATCAAAACAAGTTTGTAGTAGCAATCAAGTGTCAGGGTAAGATTCTTAGAGAAATCAATGATATAGTCACTCTACCTTTTGGTTCAGAGTATTCAATTCTAATTAAGAATCTAAATTCGGTAAAAGCAGTAGTTTCAGTTGAAGTTGATGGTGAGTCAGCAACCAAAGATGGTAGGATAATTCTCAATTCAAATGAATCAATTGATCTTCTTGGCATAAAAGAAGGTCTTAATGTAAAGAATAGATTCAAATTTATCAAGAAAACTGATGAGATATCTGAACATCGTGGTGATAGGGTAGATGATGGGATAGTTAGGGTAGAGTATACTTTTGAAAAGATTTGGGAACCGTTACCCCAAATTTGGCATTATAACCATTATTATCAGGAACCTAAAGCTGTATGGGATACAGTATATTATAATACAGCATATTATAATTCAATAGGATCAAATACTACTAGTGTGCAAGCAAGATGTTGTAATGATTTCCAGAAAGAATCAACAGAGGATGGTATAACGGTGAAAGGTTCTGATTGTAATCAAGGATTTACATACGGTAATATTGGAACTTTGGAGAATACCTCTCATGTAATAACACTTATGCTAAAAGGAACAGATAGTAACAAAGTTGAAGTTGATAGACCTCAAACAGTGAATATGAAAGTCAACTGTACGACTTGTGGAAGAACAAACAAGTCGTCAAATAAGTTCTGCTTTAATTGTGGAACTAGATTGGTATAAAGGTCTTTCAATAAGGTTGGATACAGCCATTTTATACATTGTGCGTATGATGACTAAAAACGAATATTCACTGTTTTTTTGATTCCAACCTGTGTTTTTACTACTTAGATAGAATCTAAGTACCGTCTATGAATCACAATTCATAGATTAGTTCTCTACCTTATCTAATTTAGATAAGGTAGAGAAAATTCTAAAAGAGATGATTTGTAATGCCAATAGATAGCGATACTTTAGCTAGTATACCAAGAAGTGATGTAAGTGATAAGGATGCAATATATCCTGATAGGGCTGCAACCCGCAATTCAGATGGAACTTACAGTATACGAGATACTGGTACTACTAAAAGATTATCAGATGAGGTTCCTAGAACCAGTGTGGATATGAATAAACTTTTTCTTTGGATTCACGGTGAAGAAGTTTATGGAACTCATGCAGAGGAACATGTGGGCATGAAGAATTATCGAAGAGACATCAATAAGGCTTATGGTAAACAGGATAGCTATCAAGATTTTTATATAGATACAACTAAACCATTAAGCAAACAATTAAAAGATCAAAGTAAATAGAATGACTTATGGAGGTAAGTATTCAAAATGGATGAAAAAATTTGTAGGATTTGTGGTGGTAGTTTTAAATCTTTAGAGATGCATTTGACAGCATGTCTCAAGAAGAACAACATGGTACGAGAACAATATGATTTGCTTGAATCAAAGAATGCAGAAGTATTAGTTGGAGATGAAAGTACTGATGTGGAACCTTCTAACACAGTTAGTAAAGTTCAACAAACTCAGAATATATTCAATGTTGATCAATCAAAATATGATTTAAGCAAGACAATCAAAGATGTAATTGATGAATATGCAATTACTGCTGAAGAGTTTTTTACTGTTATGAAGCAATGGAAGACAGGAGCTACTATACCATTGAAGTTAAGATTGAATAGAAAAATGGAAATTGGTAGGGATATTGCTGATCAACATAAAGATGAAAGTAACGTAGAAGTATCAAACCTTGAAGCTGCTGAAATATTGGTAAAAGATTATGGATTTAAATGTACCGATGTAGTTTCAGCTAAAGGTGTAAAGCCAAAAACTTGGGTTTTGGTCAAAAAATAGTGAGATTCGTATAATTTCTTCCGTATACGATGCGATATAGATACTGACATATTGTCTATATACCACTCACTCTAAAAGGAAGTGATGAAATATGTCAAGTTTTAGATCAAGTGTAACGGCAAAAGATGGGGACGAAACCATAACTGGTTTTGATAAATTTCAAGGTGATGAGGTAGTTTGTGGAACATTAACAGCTACTAAGATTAATGTTAAGAAAACAATCAATGCAGACACAATTAAATGTGCTACAGTGACTGCTACTTATGTTAAGGCAAATACTAAGATACAAATTGCCGCAGCAAAAGGTTATCTTAAATTAGGAACCCAACAGTATATTTTCTTTGGAAATAAGGGAGTAGCTGCGTCCATAGTGGCATCAGTAACAGCAATTCAAGCTACACCACTAATTGGCTCAGTGTATTTGAGCAGACGTAAACCAAAGGCTAGAATATTCTATTTCGTAACGGATGTTCTTGCATCCCCAGTTAATTTGGACTAATGATTATGTTGGTGGGTGAATAACCCACCAATAGTCATCAATATATAATATTGAGATATAACTCCTTTACTAAAATGTGTGTTGGTAGTTTAGTGGAAATGGAAGTAGTGAAGGTAATTTTGCAATTAGGAGTTGATTTTAATGACGATTCAATCACAATGGGGTCGTGCGTTTTTTACTAAATATGATGTAGAAGCGTCACATTTTGTTTATGATTCTACGGGTGGTGTGTCTTCCGATACAGGTTGGATTGATGCTAAAGCTGATAAAATAATAATCCAGAGTAGAGTAGCTACTTATAATTCTGGTAAATCTTTAGTTTTCAGAGTAGAAGGAAAGTTTGATGCAGTAGATAGACCTGCCTCGATTTATACTAAGGTTATTGCTAGTTCTCAAAATGTAGATACATTTTATTCAGTCCCAGAAATAGTTAAATCATATCGTGTAGGTGTAAAACTACAAGATCAAATTTCTTCACCATTAGGGAGTCCGTGCCTGTTTTATGCTGGTATCTGTGTTACGGAGGTGAAATAGGAGTGTGATATGATGGTAACTAAAATAATAAAATCCAACATTACTAAACTAGCGCTTGGTTCATTTATTACAATAGTTTTAGGTCTAGGGACATGGGGATTATCAAATATCGTCACAGGTATGCAAGAAGCTTCTGCTATGCATGTAAGAACTCTGGCTCTTGAATCTGACATTAATAATGTATTAGGTAGTCTTTCTTATTATGTAAGAAAGGATGAATTTAATAGTCAACTATCCCGATTAGACACCACAATGTGTGATACTACTAAAAAATTTGAAAATAAATTTGAGCGTCTTGAAGAAAAATTAGATGTCAAATTTGATTCACTTAATAGATTAATTATAGATGAAATTCGAAAAACTAATAAAAAATAGGAGTATGATGTGAAACAAGAACTTTATGTGGATGAACCTTGTTTTGTTAGTTTCTTTTGCGGGGAACTCGGTTGGCTATGTCAATATTATCAATCATTACTTAGATATATGAAAAATAACATGTACCAAGACAGGAAGTTTATCATAATGATGGATACTCAGTTTCATGTCTTGGTACATGATTTTACATCCTACACAGTGGACCTACCAGATTGGTTTAAGGAATTACAACTTGAGAAGGATTGCTTTGAATCACCATTACCAGGAAGTCCTCCAGGTTCGCTTACACCCCCAGATGTTTACGCCAAATTAATAGAGTATTTTAGACAGTTTTATAACCCCTCTAAAGCTATTGAGTTTTGGCCACCACGTGGAACGGATAAGTTCTGGCCAAATCATAAACCCTCCATGTATGCCCGCTATTCCACTGAAAATAGTAATCGTACTATAAGAGGTAGACCATACGTATGTGTATGTCCTCGTGGGCGTTCTCGTGCAGCAATTAGAAATGTTCCTGAATATGTTTGGAGAGAATTAGTAGATATACTAAGAGAAGATTTCTATGTAGTATTATGTGGAACACCCTCTGGTTCCTTTCTTGCAGATTACCAAGGTGAGAATGTAATTAATCTTATTCCTGATAAAAGTGATGATAAGTTTGAAAAGGTAATGGATTATATGTGTAAATCTGTAGCTTGTGTGAGTAGTCAATCAGGTCTTACTCATGTCGGACTACTTTGTGGAACTCCTTCTTTAATTATAGGACATGAGAAGGATAGACATTGTATCGCAGAAAATAGATTTGAAACTCCATGCTCTTTTAGATATGTTTATGATTATAGAGCTATAGATGCTACCACCGTTGCAAAAGATCTTGCGGTATTCCTTGATGCATTAATGAGGGAGAAAATAATTACTATTATACCAGAAAATTCTGGTATAAATGAATTTGATTGTGTATTAGGGGATGATATAAATAAGTTAAATGAAATAATCCAAAGAGGATAATAATGATACAAGAATTAAGACCTTCCTTAAAAGTCCTATCTGAAAAATCAAATCTTGTTGGCTGTGAAGTTGGAGTTGACTCAGGAGAAAATGCCCTCTCTATGCTTACCTATCTTAATATTAAAAAACTATATTTAATAGATCCTTGGATGTGTTATGATCATATGCAAGGGCATGGTGTAATTTCTAATAGTGAAACTGCTCTGAAATGCATGGAATATGCTAAAAAGATATTAGCCCCATTTGAAGATAAGCTAGTGTGGTTAAGAGGATTATCAGAAAATATGGCTGTTCATGTCAGAGATCCATTGGATTTTGCTTATGTTGATGGTAATCATCGATACCCTTATGTATTGCAAGATATTGCTCTTTTTTATCCTAAAATAAAGATAGGTGGATTGATTGCAGGGCACGATTTTAAAAAGATATACAGGCTACAAGTAGTAAAGGCTGTAAATGATTATTTCTATCCACTACAAAAAATGATACGTGTTGAAGATTGGGATTGGAGTGTGGAAAAATAAATGGCAGTAATCATTATTTTTGGGTATGTAAAAATGGGAAAAAGTACGTTAGGAAGATATCTTAATAGTAGTATTAGTAATTCGATATTACTTGATGCAGATGAGATGAGAGAAGATTTATATTATAAAGGATTTACTGATGAGGATAGAACAAAATGGATGCATATGTTATCTAATCTAGCAGCTAGATTTGAGAAGCAAGGTGTTTTACCAATTATAGCAATGGTTGCTCCAATTAGAAAAGTGAGGTTGGAGTGTATGAGGAAGTTTATCAAACCTATTCAGATATTTGTTGATGGTACAACTGAGTATATGTGGAAAGATTCATACTTTGAAAAGCCAACTGAAGAGGATGATGTGATTGTATATCGAAAACCAGATACTTATGATAATATTATTATAGGAATAATGGAGAAGATAAATGGATAATAATGATAAGAAAACAATTTGTATAGTCGGCGTTTTAGACAAACGAGGATCTACAAATATTGCTTTTTCGAAAGCTGCTTTGAGGTTAGGGTTTGAAGTACTACCTATAAATTATAGGACAATTATATCTAGTAAAGGAAATAAATTTTTTGAAGATATGTTGTTATATACATTAGATAAGCACAGACCATATTTAACTGTATTTTTCAAATGTAATGGTATGAATTCAGATCTTATTACTAAAAGTAATGCTTATACGCAAACATGGCTATTTAATCCTGATCCTAAAAAGACGATTGAATCTTGCCCTGAAGTTATACAACATGCTAAAAATGCTAATTTCAGTTCTTGTACAGGATTAGATATTGCTCAATGGTTCGAATCAGAGGGTGTAAGAAAATGTCATCACATTATACAAGGTATTGACGCAAGCATTTTTAGACCAACAGACTCAAATAGTAATTGTATAGCAGATATATCGTTTATTGGTTCTAAAACTCCAGAACGTGACAAGTATAAAAAGGTTCTTGAGGATGCCGGATATAATGTGAAGTTCTATGGTAATGGTTACAGTCCACAAGAAGTTGTTGAATCAGATTTTGCAACAGTGTGTTCATCATCAAAATTTATGCTATCATTAAATACTTATAATGATATCCATACAGAATATTTTAGTAATAGACTGATAAGATACCTTGCTTGTGGTTCTTGTGTATTTCATTTAGATTCAACTGGCACACTCAATAAATATTTTGAAGACAAGAAAGACCTTTTCTATTTCAAAAATGAAAATGATTTACTCAAGTTAATGAAATCAGTTGATGATAGTATGGCTTATAAAGTTGCAATAAATGGTAGAACAAGGGCTGTAAATGAATATACTTGGGAAGCTGTATTTGCTCGAATGGTAAATATAGTTAGAAAAATAGATAGACCATCAATCAGGAATCTTGAAGATAAGAAAGATATGATTGGTGCAGAGATTGGCGTTTTTAGAGGTCAGAATGCCTTTAATATATTTGCTAATCTAAGTATTGAACACATGTATCTTATAGACCCATATATAAATGATGATGAAACAAAGAATGATTCTATAAAATTACTTCATAATTTTATGCGTAAAATCACATGGATTTATGAGCCATCAGACAAGGCATATGAGAAGATTGATAGATTATTAGATTTTGTATATATAGATGGGGATCATAAATATGATGCAGTGATGAAAGATTTAGAATTATATTATCCTAAAGTCAAATCAGGAGGTCTTGTTGCAGGGCATGATTTTGATGAGGAGAATGATGGTAATCAAGTAAAAAGAGCAGTATATGATTTTTTCAAAGCTAAAGGTGTAGAAATCTTTTCTGCGGTTGATGCTAATGATTCTAGATCTCATGACTTTTGGATATTTAAGCCGTGATAAGTAGACCAGCATTCAGAGTAATAAAAAATAGAAAAAATCTTACTGGTGTTGAGATTGGGGTTAGTTCTGGAGAAAATGCTCTTAATATTCTAGAAAATCTTGACATAGCCTTATTATATTTGATTGACCCCTACATAGAATATGAGCATTTTAGACAAGAAAATATTAACAGATGGGAAAATTTGGCCCATAGTCGATTAGATTCAAAATATATAGCTAAAATTGTTTGGATTAAAAACTTTTCTGCAAAGGTAATTAATTTATTTAATGATGAGACTTTAGATTTTGTATATATAGATGGGGATCATAAATATGATAACATAAAATTAGATTTAGAGTTATACTATCCAAAAGTAAAATTAGATGGGTTATTTGCTGGACATGATTTTACCGATTTGAATGTAACAAAAGCAGTAGATGAGTTCTTCTGTGATCATATGGATGTACAACTATATTGTTTTAAATGTGAAGATACAGATACTGCTGATTGGTGGGCTATAAAATGAAGCTACTATATCTATTTGATTCCTCAATAGGTGATGTAAGATCATATGTTAGTAGATTACATTTTGATTTTTGGATGAAGATGATACAATTTCACCAAGTAAACATTTATGGCCCTAAAGAACAAACTCTAAATGATAAAATTTTGTCACCTGTTGAATATAATAGTAAGTATACACTAGATGATTTATATAGTATATTCAGACCAGATATCATAATTGCATTCACATATAATCTAACACACAATTGGATGCCAGCAAAGAATAAGTTAAGTTCCATACCATTTGTAATTTTTGAGGGTGATTATTATGCTGTACTGTATGATACAGATCTTAACTGGTACAGTAACATGGGATTTGATCTTATGATAAATAGGTCATATATGAAGAAAAATGATCCACTAACTATGCCTAAAGTTTGGCTTCCTTTGTCAGTAAATGAAAATGAATTTAATGAAGGGGAAAAATTACATCAGAGAGTAAATAATGTAGTCTTCTTAGGTAATATAGGTAAAGCTGAAAAGTTATATAGTCTTAGGAAAAATGCTATTGATAAATTATCACAACATAATTTAATAGTTAACAGAGAAATAATTCCAGCTAAAGAATATCCAATAGAATTAAGAAAATATACTATTGGACTATCAGATGCTGGTGGTGATTTACATTGTACTCTGGGAAAGATGTTTGAAATAATGGCAAGTGGAACAGTATTATTAACCCCTTGGTTTTATGGACAGAAAGAATTATTTGGTGAAGAAGAATTTTTCTTTGAGTATAAGAATGATCTTAGTGACATAATAAAAGTAGTGAAATACATAAGAGAAAATCTAGATGAGGCTCAAGTTATAGTTGACAACGCTGTTCAGGTCATCAACAGATATCATTTAGATAGACATCGAATTTTGGAATTTAAAAATATTTTAGAGGCTTTCCTGTCAGGGGAAGAGATACCAAGGAAATGGGAAGATGATCAGTTGTGTAAACTATAATGACTTACTAGCCGATTCATGGGATCTATTTGTTTTAAAAAATTCAAAGAATGGCACTATCTTTCATCTGCGTAAATTTTTATCCTACCACAAAAATCGCTTCATAGACAAATCCTTAATGTTTTATAAAAGAAATGAACTTGTAGCTGTACTTCCAGCAGCAGAAAAATCTGAAAATGGAAAGAAGATTATATTTAGCCATCCAGGTAGTTCTATTGGAGGTTTAGTATTATCTTACCATACTGACCTTGATGATATCCGTGAAATAATTGACTTACTATCATTTCCCTCTTATAAAGCAATTGAGTTAAGATTGACACCTTATATCTATAATAAGGTTCCAAGTGATGAATTAGAATATATGCTTTTAAGAAATGGATATAACCTTTCTGCAAAGGATCTTGCTTGTACAATACGGTTAGACAATCTATTTCTTATTGATGATTCAACAGAACGTTCAATAAGAAAAGCACAGGATATTAGAATTGAATTTGACAGTATTGAATGGCAAAAATATTGGGAAATTCTCACTAAGAATCTAGAACAGAGACATTCTGTTGCGCCCACACATACAATTGAAGAGATAACAAGACTAAAGAATTTATTTCCATATGATATAATTTTAGTAACTGCATATAACGAAGATATAATGACTGCTGGAATTGTAATATTCAAAGGTAATGAGAATGCTTTTGAGATCTTTTATATTGCTCAGAATTATGAATTTCAGATTCTTCGTTCTCTCAATGTTGTGATATATAAAGTAATGAGGTGGGGGTTAGATAATAGTTATAAGTATGCAAACTTAGGAATATCGACAGAAGATAAGGGTGAAAAAGTGAATTGGGGATTATTTAAATTTAAGAGTGGGTTTGGTGGTAGGGGAGTATTAAGAAAGACATATCGTAAGGAGTTAAATTAATATGGTTAATAAGCAAATAGTAATTTTTGGTACTTCATCTTTTGCAGAACTAGCATATGAATATTTTACTCATGATTCTAATCTTAAAGTTGTGGCTTTTACAGTAGATAAAAGTCATATGAAAGAAACATCAAAATTCAATTTGCCTATTGTGGAATTTGAATATGTTGAAGACATATATGATCCTAACTTTCATAAGATGTTTATTGCTGTTGGTTATGGGGATAATCTCAAATTAAGAGAAAAGAAGTTTTATGAAGCACGAGATAAAGGTTATGAAATGGCAACTTATATCAGTAGCAAAGCATCAGTATGGAATAATGTAATAGTTGGTGAAGGTTGTTTTATAATGGAAGGTAATACTATTCAACCCTTTATAAAAATAGGAGAAAATACGACAATTTGGGCTAATTCACATGTTGGGCATCATTCGGTTATTGGATCACATAATCTTATCACTTCAGAAGTTTGTATTTGTGGTCATGTGACTATAGGAAACAATTGTTTCTTTGGGGTTAATAGTACAGTTATAAATAATATCAATGTACCAGATTCTACATTTATTAAAGCTAATTCATTATACAAAGAAGGACATACTTGGAAACGTGATAAAGAAGACAATAGATTAAATCTTACTAAACCATATTATAGAGATATATTAGGACATGAATGGATACTAAATTTTGATGATTATACGACTGGTTATTCTAAATGTATAAATTGTAATGTATGTAGTGATGAATCAGAAGCAAAGGAAAACTGTCTTAAATGAAATGGCAGAAATGTGGTTTCATCTGGAAACCTAATGGAAAAAAGTGGTGGGCTAGAGAACGGGCATATCTTCCTACAGTAGATATTAGGGATGATTGTATCCGTATATATACTACTTCACTAGATGAAAATATGATTGGTCGTATTGGATATATTGATGTTGATAAATCCAACCCAAAGAAAATACTATACGAATCAGAAGAACCATGTCTTATACAAGGAGAAAAAGGTACATTTGATGAACATGGCGTAGTTCCTTCCTGTATATTAAATTTTGGTAAGATAAAATACTTATATTACTTTGGTTTTATGAAAACTACTGAAGCACCACAAATTCTTTTTACTGGATTAGCTACTAGTGTAGATAATGGAGATACATTTATTAGAAAATACCAAATTCCTATTTTAGATAGAACTAATATAGAATTTATTGCTAGATCAGCATCATGTGTCATAAAAGATTTCGATAGATATAAAATGTGGTATACAGGAAGCAGAACGGGGTTTATAGCAAAATATAATGGTAAAGATGTTGAACGTTATAGTATATCTTATGCTTCATCGACGGATGGTGAAATGTTTAAAATGGGATTTCCATGTTATATACCAAGATCTAAACATGAGTTTGGGTTAGCTCGTCCTTGGGTCATCAAAGAGGATAGAATATATAAAATGTGGTATTCTATAAGAAGATTTGATGTAGGATATAGAATAGGATATGCAGAATCTAAAGATGGAGTGAAGTGGATAAGAAAAGATAGTGAAGTTGGCATAGATGTATCTGAAACTGGTTGGGATTCAGAACAAATCTGTTTTTCGTGTGTAGTAGATGTAGAAGATAAGAGGCTGATGTTTTATAATGGTAGTGGATTAGGAAAATCAGGAGTTGGATATGCACAACTATGTAAATGATTATATTGCAGAACATAACACAATTCACTTTGAGACATTTGTAGAAAAATATCGAAGAATTGAAGTTCTAAAGTTTATGAATAGATATCCACATAGGACAATTCTGGATGTAGGTTGTGGATTACAGTTCTATTTTACAGATTTAAATGAAGCTTCATTTGATAAATATATAGTTATAGAAAAAGAAAAAAGATTTGTTGATGAAGCACAAAGAAATATATATGATTATGGTAATATTATTGTAGAGCATACAGAATTAGAAAATTGGAATTCAGAAGGGCAGAAATTTGATCTTATAATATTAAGTAGTGTACTTCATCTTGTACACAATATAGATATTTTTCTTAGCAAAATACATACCATCTGCAACAGAAATACAAAGATTCATATAAATGTTCCTAATTCCAAGTCCTTACACAAGATTTTAGGGTCTTGTATGGGATTAGAGCTGAATTCAGATTATGATATTATGTTTGATCATCAGTTTCATTTTGATAAAAAGTTATTGCAACGTCATTTGCAAGATAATGGATTCCAAATTATCACAAGCGGATCTTATCTAATTAAACCATTTTCTGATACTCAAATGACTTGTCTAGTGGACAGTAAGATCGTTGATGGTTTAAATAATATGGCTTCTATACTTCCAAATTATGGGTGCGAAATTTTTGTTGAGGCTAAGATAAATGAAATGTGTAAAATGTCTTGAGGATAGGAAAGACAATGAATTTAATAAACGTGAATGGGGTATGGTTTGCATACATTGCATAAAAAAATACATCAAGTTAAAGGATGTAATTATTATGAGATGAGGTGTTAAAAATGCGCTGTTTGCATTTATTTGATGGACGTAGACGAGATACTAGAAGATTACAAGCTGAATTCATGTTACGTCTTAAAGAACATTGTGATTTCTTTATTTATGGAAAAGATGAACAGGAGTTAAATGGTGAAGAAATATCTCCTATAGAATTTAATCATAAACTATCTTTAAAAGATGTTGCTAATATAATAAAACCGGATATAATTGTTATGCCTGAGTATATTATATCTAAGATAATGCTTTCAAGAGTAGCTGGTTTTGAACAAATTAAAAATATTCCTAAAGTTTCACTTGAAATAGATTACTACACATATCTAAATGATAACAATGAAAATTGGTATAAGGAGAAGGGTATTGACCTGATTATATGTAGAGGCCCATATGCAGCAAATTTATTCCCCATACGGAATGTATATCTTCCCTGGTCTGCACACGAGGATTTTCTTACAGATCCAACAACAGACTATTTGAGTAGTAAATATAACAAAATCTTATATGTGGGTGGTGGAAGATATAGTACAAATGTGTTGTATAGAACAAGACAGTTGGCTATAAGAATGTTAGAATTAGATGGTAGTTTAGACTATTATGGAAATGTTGGGTATGAAGCATACCCCAAACTTATAAAGCAATATAGATGTGGTCTATCTTGTAGTCTATATTATCTTAATATGGCCCCTGCTAAGGCATTTGAGATTATGGCAACTGGGGCTACTCTTTTGAGTAATGATTTCATATGTAGTGACAGTTTATTTCCAGGAAAACAATGTTATTTTAAATATGAACAGGATTGTAGTGATATACTGAAAGTATCAAGAATCATACAGAACGATGCAGACTTAGTGAAAGAAGTGACCTTTAATGCTATCAATATGATAAATAACTATCATACTGATTCAATACGAGCAAAGGAATTATATCAAATATTAGAGAGTTTTGTTTATGGAAAACCAATTGAAGATAAATGGGATAGAAAATAAAGTATTGATAGGTTCCGGCGATGGCAATCTATATACATTTGATGATGTCACAAAAGATTTAAATGTCTTATATAGATTAGAAAATGACAATGAACACTTTTGTGGTATATCTGAAACTAATAATAGTATAATCATCAATACTAATCTTAATATTTGTACTTATACTAAGAGTAATCCTATATTTACAATTTATAACTTAGATGGAAATAATATTGATCTAGCATTAGGAAAATCTAAAGCCCAAGGGGATAATACATTTATTGCATCAAATGGGATAAAAGGAATTGTAATCCTCAGTCTTGAAAAGAGCTATGATGTATATATGATAAAATTTAACTGTGAAGAATACACAAGTCTTTTTGACACATTCACTAGTATAGATGTCCATAATGATAAAATTTATATAAATTTAAGTAAAATAAATGACTCAGACACTGGCGGTTTAGTTACTTTGAATAAAAAGTTTGAAATGCTATCTGCTGAATCATTTGATATTGAATCTGATTGTTTTTATTTTATTGATGATGAACCTTATATCTTAGGAAAAAATATGCTTATAAATAACAAAGGCCCACAGATAAAATTTGATTCCAGATTTCTGTGTAGAGATTTCTCAGTAACTGATGATAAAATATTTATTGTTGGTCGTGCAATATTACCCGAAAAGGGTACTACTCGAAGTGGTGGTTTTATTGCCGAATTAGATAGACACTTTAAACAACGATATATGAAAGTCTTTGAAAGAAGTGGTGCATTTGTGTCATGTCTATATGTTGGAAAAGATAAAAAAAGTGATTGTGACAATTCAAATATTATATTAAATAATATTGAATGGACACCAAATGAAAATATTTTTGTTAAGGAGGTAAAAAAGTGGGTGAAGTAATCGTACCATTCCATAGATTTTCAGTAGAGAATGAAGATACAATTGCTGAAGATGTTGCTAATATTCTAAAAAGTGGGAATGTAGCAAAGGGTAGTTATATTAAAGAGTTAGAAAAATATTTTGAGAAACATCATAATGCGTTTGCAATCTCTTGTGCAAATTGTACTTCAGGGCTTGCCATAGCAATAAAATCATTATCAGTTTATGAATCAATTATTTCACTTCCAGCTTTTACTTGGTATAGCACATTATATGCAGCAGAATCTAATAACGCAAATGTATATTTTGAAGATGTAAAGTTAGATTCTTGGTTATCTGAAGAGAGGAATGTATCATGTGATATTCGAATAGGGGTAGATACGTTTGGTAATCAGTTCAACAGTGATTATATTGGATGTAAATATCTAATTGTAGATGCCGCACATGGTTTTGGTTTACCTGAACTTGGACAAAGAGGATATTTAGAAGTAGTATCTTTATCATTTACTAAACTTGTTAGTGGTATGCAAGGCGGGGTCATTCTTACTAAAGATCGTTCATTAGCAAATGAATGTATCAAGTTAGTTAATAACTATTCTAAGTTAACTGAAATAAATGCTAGAGTAGCTTTAGAGTCTATAAAACATTTTCGGAATAATCAAGGTCTTAGATTTGGAATCATAGATAGTTATAGGAAATATCTATCTGATAATATAGAGTATACTGAACAAAGTATCCCAGAGTGTTCTAATCAAAGTGTATATGCAATTGTATTAAAGGATAAAGAAACTAGAGATAAAATTGCTAACGCTTTTTATAAATATGGGATTGAAGTAAAAATTTATTATGAACCTTTAATAAAAGGTCTTCCAAACACTGACTACATATATAATAGGATAATAGCATTACCAGTATATAAAGGAATGGAAAATAAAGTAGGATTTATTTGTGAGGTTATAAAGAGAGCAGTAGAATGAAAGTAAGTTTTATACAACCATATTATCATAATTTTTGGGAACCACTTTGGTCGGGATATCTTATTCAAGCATGTAAGTTATTAATAAAAAATATAGATATTCTTTTTTTTCACGAAGCATTTGATAAATCTGAAGATATAATTAAGGAATCCTCAAAGGCTGATTTTGTATGTTTATCTGCTACAAGCCCTACGTATTCTCGTGCATTATATTTTGTGGAAGAGATAAAGAAGATCAACCCTAATGTAAAAACTATATTGGGGGGATGGCATGTAACTGCTTCTTATAGAACAGGTTTTTTAGAAATCCCAAAATTTGTTGACTATATTATTGCAGGAGAGGGGGATGTAACTCTGCCTGTTGTATTATCTCTGAAGAATTTATCACTTAGAATCTTTGAAGGTTTTCTTATTCCTTACGTTAGATATTGGCCAGATAGAAAAGCAATGAAGATAGAAAGACAGTTTGACTATTGTGAAAAGAATTTTGGGGAGAGGATTGCTAGTGTTCAGAGTATAAGAGGGTGTAAGAGTCATTGTAAAATGTGTGCTGAATTCTGCATGACACAAGGAAATGTGCGAATAAGAAATCCTAACGATGTGATGGATGAAATAGAGTATTTGCAGAAAGAATATAATATAAATAGAATCAAATTTGTAGATCCTACATGGGCAGTATCTGACAACGTAGTACTAAACTTCTGTAATGAGAAGATTAAGCGAAGAAATAATATCAAGTGGGATTGTATGGTTCATGCTGCTTATGCAACTGAAAAAAGTTTGGAGATGATGACAAAAGCAGATTGTGATATGATTATGGTAGGAGTAGAATCAGGTTCTCAGAAAATCTTGAACAGTATAAATAAGGGTGTAACTGTAAATAAGATCAAGAAAGTATTTGAATGGGGAAGAAAGTATGGGTTAAGTAGACGAGCATTCTTCCTATTAGGAACACCAGAAGAAGATAATGATTCAATAATGAAAACGATGGAATTAGCTAAAGATATAGATCCTGATGTTATTGGATTTACAATTCTAGCTCCATATCCAGGGACAGAGTTTTATGATTACAAAAGATTTAAAGATGTAGATTGGAGTAAAGTAGATGAGTACGCAAATGATATATGGTCTACACCCAATTTCACAAATCAACAATTGAAAGAAATACAGAAATGGTTTGTAGAAATGTTCAAGGATAAGATTCCTTGGCATCAGAAAATATTATTAGGACAGAAAAGTGCTACCTAATCCTGAAAGACAAAATAATAAGAACAGACCATTTTTGAAGTTAGAAGCTTTGAGAAGTAGAAGTGAAATGATTGTTGCAGAAGTAGGTGTGCAATATGGGTATAATGCATTACGCATATTGTCAACATTGAATATTAAAACTATTTATCTTATAGATTCTTATCAACCATACCCTTCTGCAAAAGATGGAACACTTTCTACTAATAAACAGTCACCTGAATCTCTTGATTTTGCTAAAGAATATCTGAAAAGTTATCAGTCTAAAATAGTATGGATAATAGATTATTCATGGAATGCTCATACTCGTATCCCAGATGAAGAATTAGATTTTGTTTATATAGATGGTGATCATAGGGTTGAAATAGTTTGCAAGGACGTAGAATTATATATGCCCAAAGTAAAGAAAGGTGGATATATTGCAGGGCATGATTATACTCGTAAATATGTCAAGGATGGCATATCAAAATATTTTGGTAGTTTAGATAAGATAAAACATGAAGGAGAAGATTGGTGGATAAGACTAGAAAAATAATTGGTTTGATGGCAGCATGGGGATCTGAGGGATTCGTAGAATTAGCACTTAAACAAGCAGTGGATATCTGTGATGAAGTGCTAGTGTGGGTTGCTCCACATTCTCCAGACATGACAAAATATGAAGATAATACATATAATTTGGCTAATGAGTTTAAAGACTATTTCATTACTGAACGAGAAATCAATAACTGGAAATGCAAGCATATGGAAGTTATATCAGGTGCTTTAGTTGGTGATGGAAAACATTCAACTGAAAAAGCTAATATTTTCAATACTATGCTGAAATATAACTCTGTGTATTTTGAAAAAGGAAGTTGGATATTTACTCTAGATGTGGATGAATTTTTTAGCCAAGAACTAGTAGAAGAAATTTATAGGGTTATAGATTTTGACAACTGCAACAAGATAGAATTATCAGAACGATTCTTTTATATCAATATGCAACATTATCTTTTTGGATCACATTTTAGATTATTCAAAATAGAAAATGAGAATCAGAGATTTATTCCTACACAAAGATGGGATCAGAAAGTAAATAAGATATATAAGACAACGAATCTGATGTTTCACTACTCTATGCTCCAAAATCCGTGGATGAAATATGATTTTTGGCAATCAGAATATGCTGGAACAAATCAGAAATTAAAAACTGATTGGCTTATGAAGATATATAGAAGTTATTATCTTGGTGATGAGGAATATTGGGTCAATAAGAACCAAGAATTATCAGGATTAAAATCTCCATGGTATGCAAAAGATTTCACCCCAAATTCTAATGGATATCTCCATGTTTATAATGGTCAACATCATAAGTTAATAGAGGAGTCTGGTCTAACAAAGATTAATGATTTTAGGAAATTATATAACTTTTGAGGGAAAAATGAAAAGACTTATAGCAACAAGATCCGATGAAACACAAACTGATATGGCAATTTTGACGCATCCCTTACTTAAATCCTATGCTGAGAGATGTGGGGCTGATTTTAAAGTTATTGAAGATTGTAAAGGATTGCATAAACATTATCGGATAATGCAATTCTATGATTTGTTTGAAGAGTATGATTCTATTCTATCTGTAGATACTGATATCTTAATTTCAAACAAGTGTCCTAATATATTTGAAGTCGTTCCTGAAAATCATATTGCCTCAATCTATGAGGATGTAGGTAGTAGACAGGAAGATAGAAGAAAAAGAATTACTCTAGTACAGAAGCAGTTTGGTGATGTTGGTTGGAAAACAGGATATATAAACACTGGATTTGCGTTGTTTCCAAAGTCATCACGAGAAATATTTAAACCAGTATCAGAAGAAAATCTCTGGTTGGGACTAGGTTTCGATGATGTTTATCTTGGATATCAAATTCATAAAATGAATATTCCAATTTATGAACTTCCAATAGAATATAACTTTATGTCTATGTTCACAGAAAATTGGTGTGGCAAATCTAGAGCAGATGCTTTTGTGACACACTATGCCGGTCAGGGAGGTTTTATCCCTATTTTGGAACGTGTAGGTTTAATGAAAGATGATCTGCTAACTATGCGAAAATATGGACAAGTATGAAAGAACTTTCTGTAAATGGTTCACTGGGTGATGCATACATTCAGACTTGTAAACTACTCAATATTAAAGACAATATAATAGTTTATCATCATACTAAGCATTCCTATTGGAATGAGTCAATACAGAATGTATTTTCACTAGCACCAAATGTAAAATGGGTTTCAGTTGAAAATCCGAGAACTGATCTAGAAGAAATTACATCGGATTCACATTCTCCAGACATGGAGTATTTTCCATATTTGAGATATGATACTTCACGGATTCATTATAAAATTAGGAAACCATATATCATAATTCAACCACATTCAGGAAAGGACAAAGGATATAATTGTAAGGAATTAGAAATATCATATGTAGAACAAACTATAAAGAGTTACACAAATAGATGTGTATTAGTGGGTACTAGTTCAAAATATAAGGATATAAAAGGTTGTATTAATCTTATTAGTAAAACTAATATTATTGATATAATAGATATAGTAATTAACTCAGAAGGATTCTTAGGACCAGAAGGTTTCATTAGTTTTCTAGCTCTTAGTCATAGAAAACCTAGTATTGTTTTTTTCACGGATTATGAAGCAGTTGCTAAGAGAATAGTTTCAACTCCTTGGGCAAGTTATTGCTCACTCATAGAATTAAAATAGGTGATTTAAATGGTAGTAGTTTTAAGTAATGGACGTTCTGGGACAAATTTGATACTTGAAATTATTTCGGGTTCATCTTTTTTGATCCCCTCATCTTATCCCGAAGATAAACAATTATTTTTGAGAGATACATTATATATCCATAACTATTTAACAAAGTGTGATACTAACTACATACCTAATTTTAATGTTGTATGTAGGTTTTTTATAAATAACCCTGATAGTAAGATTATTTGGACTACTCGTCATCCATTTGATCAAGCAGCAAGTAAAATCTTCAGAGGATGGAAAAGAGCAGATGATGCAAGTTTTAAAGGTAACATAAAAGATATGTTTTGGGCTGCCTTTATATATTGTGAACTATATAAAAATTTTCCAGGAAATATATTAACTATAAAGGTTGAAGATGTAATTACTAACATAAAATTAGAAACTGACAAAATGTGTAAGTTTTTAGGATTACCTTTTGAAGATATTATGTTAAAACCTTGGGAAAGAATTAGACATGAAGGGCAAAAAGAAAGATACCCTAGAGGTTTGGATACCTCTCAGATAGATTTATACAAGAATTGGGAGACTATATATAATGGGTTCTTTACTAATGTGTGTGATTTTTCTATTAATGACTTATTTGAAAAACTTTCTTCTCTGTTGAAGGTTTATAATTATAAGGATGAGAGATAGATGAAAATTTGTTGGGATAATCTAGAAAATTTGAGATATAGCTGTAAAAGTGGGCATTGGTATTCTAAATCAAACAAGTCAGAAAGATATAAGTATGTTGACTTTTGTAAAATTTGTGGGGAACCATTTTTATCAACTGGTCATTCGTTTGGTTTATATTGTTCAAACTCCTGTGCTAGAAAAGATATATCTAAAGAAGATAGAAAAAAAAGAAGTATTGATTCTTTAGGAAATAAAAATAGAAATTGGAAGGGGGGAGTACGTAGTAAAAAATTACCGTTGTATGATACATATGCTTCACAAATTTCTTTCTGTGAAGAAACACGTAGAAATCCAGAAGATCATAATATACTACAAGTCAAATGTCTAAAATGTAAACAATGGTTTACACCAAGTTGGTATAGTGTTCAAGGAAGAATTGCAGTTATAAATGGTAAAAGTAGGGGAGATAGAAGATTTTACTGCTCTCAAAGATGTAAGGATGAGTGTCCAATATTTAATCAAAAAAAATATTCAAAAGAAGAGTTAGAAAAAGCAAGTGTATACCAAACTGAAGTAAGAAAATTATCTAATATAAATTTTTCAAAGTACTACTATTTAATAAATTCACAAAATTTAAAAAGATCTAGAAATGGTAGTACTGGATATGTCTTAGATCACATATATTCAGTTGCCAAAGGTTTTGAAAATAATATACCATCCGAAATTATAGCTTCCCCAATAAACTTACGATTAATATTAGCAGAAAAAAACTTAATTAAAAGTAGTAGATGTCTTTTTACCAAAGAACAACTTTATGAATTATATCATCAATTTATAAAGGAAGGAGAAAGTATTGAATAGGTGAAAAATATACTTGTTACCGGATCTTGTGGTTTTATGGGCAGTCATTTTGTTGAGCAGTTATATAATAACTACAAGTTTAATGTGGTAATCTTAGATAAAATGACTTATGCTGGTAATATAAAAAATGTCAGGAATGTAGACTTTGAGAAGATTTTATATGTTGGAATAGAAGATCCAACTATAATAGATATTATGAAATATCACAAAATTGATACTGTAGTTAATTTTGCTGCTCAGACTCACGTTGACAGATCTATTACTAATCCTATGGATTTTGTTAAGACAGACGTACTTGGTGTATTCAATTTAGCATATTGTTCACTTAAACTTGGGATAGAAAGATTCATTCATATTTCAACAGATGAGGTATATGGTGATAGTTATAGTGGTGAAGCAGATGAATCATTTCCTATGATTCCAAATAGCCCTTATGCTGCTAGTAAAGCTGCTGCTGATCTTTTATTGTTGTCTTATTATAAAACATATAATCTTCCATTAATTATTGTACGCCCTTCAAATAATATGGGGGAAAGACAATATCCAGAGAAATTAGTTCCTTTTAATATACTTAGATTTCTTCGAGGAGAAAAAATGTTCTTACATGGAGAAGGCAATGAGAAAAGAGAATGGATATATGTACAAGATTGTTGTAATGGGATTATGAAAGTTCTCAATGGGGGGATAGTAGGACAAATCTATAATGTTGGTAGTGGAATCCGTTGTACTAATAAGTATATGTTGATGCTACTGCTGAAGGAATTAACTGGTGAGGATAACATAGAGTTATGGAGTAGTTATATAGAACAAGTATTTAATCGTCCAGGAAATGATAGACAATATGCTATAAATAGTTCTAAAATAAAAGAGGAGTTAGACTTTGCCCCAATAACTAACTTAAAAGGGAGTATTCAGAAAACTATCAAATGGTACAAAGAAAACCCTAATTGGTGGTCAGAAGTTGATATTTCAAGCAATATTTATACAGATAATAAAAACTATTTGAGGTAAATTATGTCCAAGTCGCTTATAGTTAGTAATAATTCTTATGATTGGGTTAAACATTGTTCTGGTCTTATCCTATCTGTTCCTAAAGATGTTTATGATATAGTAGTTATAAATAAAGATGATGATAGACCAATATTTTTTTGTAGAGATGATATTTGTAAATCTGCTGTATATGAACAAAGGTCAGATGATTTATTCCGTATTGGTAAAGAACTAAATATTAAAAAGATTATCAATTTAGGATATGAGAGAGATAGTGTTGATATTGTTAGGTTGACTACGCAGTTATCTTTATATTTATTGACAGGTGGAATTTCAAGAGTATTAAGTATGGATGTAGGTTGGCTTAACATTATCCTATCTAAAATTTGTAATCAGACAAAAGTAGAACATTTACTTTATGGTGTTACAGATTATTCTAAATTTAATATTTCATTGACTGTAGTTTTGACTGAAGAAAACATATTCAGAAAAGCAGAATTGCGTAAACAAATGGTTGGGGTTAATGGGATTATGGATTTACCTCTAGATACTTGGCGTGAACTTTTTTATAAGGTTAAGAAGTGAATAAGATAAAACAGAGACTTCTAGATGAGGCAGAAGATATACTCAAAACAAAAGAAATTGGTGATAAAAGTTTAAGCCAAGTATTGATCGGGTTGAAGTTTGATGACGGTCATCTACATCTTCATACTCCTGATGATACAATATTCAAAAAAGAAGTGGCTCAGAATTTAACAGAATCAGATAATAATGATAGAAAAATAATCTTTGCACATAAACGAGCAGTAGGAGATGCCTTAATGTTTAGTGCAGGGGTTAGAGATTTCAAACTTCTCTTTCCAGATATAAGAATAAATGTAGATAGTAGTCAACCTTGGATTTGGGAAAATAATCCATATATAGATAGGTCTTTGAAAAAAGAAGACAAAGATGTTGAATATTATGATGTTGGATATCCAGCAATTGCGTCGGCAAATAATACATACGTACACTTCACGATGGCATTTCTATTAGATATGATTGCTATCACTGATTTACATAAAAGTCTTCCTGTGTCATTAGGAGAATTCTGTAGTGCTTTTGCAAATGGTGAAGTAGGAGATCCTTGTCTTGGTAAACCAGACAAGAATGCTAATTCTCATGAACCATTCATCTCATTAGTAAATCAATATAAGAACTTTGGAAAGTCATTTGCTAGACAACGTGGGGATATTCATTTAAGTGAAGATGAAAAGAAACATGATCTTATACAAAAGGTATATGGATATAATAAGTATTGGCTAATAGCTCCTGGAGGAAAACGGGATGCCACTACAAAGATTTGGGATTGGAGAAGATTCCAAGAAGTCATAGACCATTTTGAAGGAAAGATAAAATTTGTAGTTATAGGACGAAGTGATCATTTAGTAGAAAAGTTGAATAATATCATTGATTTGACTGATAAATTCAATGATAATATGAGACCACTAGTTTCCCTAGTCTATCATGCTGATGGTTGCATTAGCGGTATCAGTATGTTAATGCATCTTGCAGCAGCAATTCCATCTAAGTATACTGAAAAAGGGAGAAAGCCCTGTGTAGTTATAGAAGGTGGTAGAGAGTCAAAAGCGTGGACAGAATACTGTAATCATCAGATTCTTCATACAAATGGAGTATTTACATGTTGTGATAATGGTGGATGTTGGAAATCTAGGATTATACCTATACCTAAAGATCCAAAGCAAAATAAGAATTTATGTAAAAGTACAACTTCTTCTGATGGTAGAACTATCCAAGAGTGTATGGATGTGATTACTTCGGACGATGTCATAAGAGCAATAAAACGATATTATGAAGGAGATATTTATACATATATGAACAGAAGAGATTGCATAGCTTCTGATAGTGATGATTGTACAACGTGTGTTGCATGCGATAAAGTAAATACTGATGATGCAATTAAAATTTCTAATAGCTTTGAAATTGTTGAAAAAACTAAATCTATAAATCTGTTAGGTAGTCTCAGTAGTCATGGTGGTGGGGAACAAAGTCTGATTAAGATTGCTGATGTATTAGGTGATGCAGGGTGGGATGTCCAATTATTTCCTTGGGATAGTGTACATGAAAATTATAAAGATATAAAATCTAAGAATGTACACCTATCAAACTATAGTTTCAAGCCCGATGGTGGAAGATGTATATCTGAATGTATTGAAAATACCCCGTTACTATTCTATGGTAACGATAATATAAATGATTTTTTACAAGCTGGTAAGAAATTAGTTGATAAATGTTCTATACTTATAATAGGCATTAATTATATGTTTGGTCATCTCAAGAATCCTGATATTTCAGAATGGCTTATCAAATCAAATAAGTTGAAGGCAGTTATATTTCAAAATGAAGAGAAGAAACAGGAATGGGAAAGACAAGTTATTGGATTTGATAATACGAAGAAGATAGTATTATTTGGAGCTATAGATATGAATAAATTCTACGAGGTATGTACAAAACCAAGAGAAAAAGATGAACCTCTCATAGTACTTAAACATTGTACTCCAGATTATAGAAAATATACTACTAATGAATCTGTGAAGAATGGAAGCAAAATACATATATGGCAGAAACATCTTGATAAGGAATTAGATACTAAATTTTATCAGAGACTTCTCAAAGATACTAAGAATACACAATTTTGGTTTATGGAAGCTCATAAAGAACTTGCAGAATTCTTTAAGGATGAACCACGGATGAAGTTCTTTAAATGGGATGAAATCCCAGTAGAAGAATTTTTAAGCAAAGGACATATATATTTATATCGAACAAGTAATATGTGGAGAGATAACTATCCTCGTTGTATTGCAGAAGCTTTAGCTACCGGATTGCCAATTCTCTCAGAACCTAGAGATGGTACAAAAGATAGAATAATTCATGGTGATACAGGATACTATTTTACTCATTATGATGAATGTTTAGTTCATCTCAGTACATTAATAAGAAAAGAAAAATTTCGACAAGCATTGGGTCAAAATGCTAAAGATTGGGCAAAAGCTAATTTAGACCCCGCAAAGTGGAATGAGGTAATTATAGATATTTATGCCAATTCATAGTGAATCAGTATTAAAACTTATACTAGATAATAAGTGTAAAAGGATTGCAGAAGTAGGAATATGGAAAAGTAAAACCGTAAAACATGTACTTAAGAATACTAAACAAGTGAAGGAATATTGGGCAATTGATTCGTGGTGCTTCTTTGGAAGTGATAAAGGTCGTATGTCTAGACTTACTCCAAACGATTGGAATAGTCTATATAAATATGCCTGTACTTTAATGAGATATTTTTCTGCTTTGAAAGTTTTAAGGATGGAATCTGTTGAAGCAGCAAGTATATTTCCACTAGAATATTTTGACATGGTTTATATAGACGCAGATCATTCCATGGCAGCATTAGAACGGGATATCATTGCTTGGATTCCTCATATCAGAAAAGATGGTATATTGTCTGGGCATGACTATAATTCTCGAAGACATAAGGATGTAGCTGTAGTGATAGATAGATTATTTGGTAACAATATTACACTGTTAGAGGATTGTGTGTGGGCAACTAAACTATGATGAGGATGAGAGATGATTTCTTATTAGGTTTGACTAATGAAGACGTGTGGGAAAAGTATTTCAACCTTGAGTATGTTTTACCAGAATTTATAAATCCAATAAGAAAAGAATATAAGATTTCAATTTGCACTACGTGTATGGGAAGAACTTATGATCTTAAAAAAACATATGTTACTAATTTAATTGATAATATTGAAACGTACCCAAATACGGAGTTTGTATTATTGAACTATAACAGTAATGATGATATGGATGACTTTGTTAAGCATGAGTTGTCAGAATATATTAAAGAAGGTTATTTGAATTACTATAAAACAATAGAACCAAAGTTCTATAGTATGACACACTCACGAAACATAGCTTTCAAAATTGCATCAGGAGATATAGTCAATAATGTTGATGCAGATCATTTAACCCTTTTTGGATTTTCGAAAAGAATAAATGAAATAGCTAATCAGTTTGATACTGACAAACTAGTCTTTATTAAGAGTAAGCAAACAAATAGAGGAAGATTAGGATTTTTCAAAAGTAGATTTATTGATGATTTAGGAGGCTACGATGAATCCTTCGGTTCTGCTTATGGATTTGATGATGAGGATATTCTGTGTAGAGCATACCATTTGGGATTTACAATAACAAAGTTCACTGGTGATTTCTGTCAAGTAGTAGAACATCATAAACGTCATTTTATTGATAACTATCCTGATAAAGATTGGAAGTATACCCAGAGAAGAAATGCTTTAATTTCACTTTGTAATATTGCTTGTAAAAAATTTAAAGCAAATATGAATCAACATTGGGGTAAGGCACATCTTATTAAGAATTTTGAGCAAGAGATAGATATATGAAAAGATTAATGGTTGCAAACGTGCAATCAAAAGGTCGTTATTCAAAAGAAAATATAATCACTAATTTAAAAGCACAGATAGATAACATGATTGAATTAGAATGGAATAAGAAGGATATTATCTTAGTGAGTAATTTTGATTTTGAATTTATGGGAGTAAGTGCAAATAATATAGAATTGAATAAACATTGTTTAACTGGGTCAAAGATGTTTGCATTACTGTGGATTTTTGAAAATCTTATTAATGATAACATCATATGGAGTCAAGACCTAGATTGTTGGCAAAATTATAAGTTCGATCCACCAGAAATAAAAGATGTAGGAATTGCAACATACAGTAATCCTAAATTAAATGGTGGAAGTGTATTTTGGAGATATCCAGCAGCAAAAGATATAATAAACATTATAACAACTATTATTTCAAAGGGTGAGAATAAAGAAGAACCAACCCTTAATAAAATTCTAAAGTCATCCACAGTTAGAGATAGAGTAACTATAATCAATTCTACCTATAATGTAGGATGTTCTGGTTATAAAGAAAGAGGACAAAGAGCTGAAAAGCCTATCTTAGTTTCTCATATGAATCCGCTTAGTAGGATTGCTTGGGAAATTCATAGGTTGAATAGAAAGAATACTGGTATTGTTTCAGTATCAGAACGTCTCGACAGTTTGTTGAGAAAATATTATATTTTAGCATAGTAATATTTAAAAGGGGGAATTCTACAATGTCTGTAGCATGGTTTATAGCACCTTATACTATATGGGTTAATCCTGATCCAAACGGATTTCCAAAATGGACTAGAAGACCAAAATTCTTAGAATTATCAAGTCAGATTTTTGGAGATGGTGGAGCTTGGGCGGGATCTGAAGCTCTTGGAAATGTAATAATTGCTAAAATACGGGCATCTGATCAGACTTTGAATGCTATAGCTGCATTAACAGGAGTTATACGATTACCTAAGAATATGTTGTCACATTCATTATCTGATCTCACATCACAACAGAAAAGTACGATTGTAAATAAACTTAGAAATATGGGGTATCCTCTACAAGAGATTAGAGATAATATTGGAAGTGATATTGGAGAAAAAACTTTAGGTGATGTCTTAAGATTTGCTGCTAGAAGAAGACTAACTCCTAGATTAGATACTACAAGTGGAGAATTAGTAGTTGATGGTGATACACGACCAACAAAAAGTATTGATGCAACTGATGATGAGGTAGCGAACAGCTAATGGCATTTCCTACTACTGGTGTAATTGAAACATTCACGGGTGCGAATAATACCACCCCGCCCAATGCGAATTGGACGAATATGCTCAATACACTTAAGATTCAGAGTAATGCGTGTACAGGAGGAACTGCTGGTGCCCTTAATGTTGGAGCTTGGGACACTGCAACATTTGGGGCTGCTTCCGAAGTCTTTGCAACTATATCCACTGTAACTAATGATGAAGTATCTCTTGCAATTAGAACTACAACCTTAAACATTGGTACTTGCGATGGATATATTTTAGATATAAATCTGAATGATTCTCCTGACACATGGGACATCAACGAGATGCTTAATGGTGGATGGACAACCTTAGCAACTACGACTCAGAATGTAGCCAGTGGGGAGAAAATTGGACTTTCGGCGATAGGTACAGCCTTAAAAGCTTATTATTACACAGGAGGAGCATGGACTGAAAAATTATCCACAACAGATTCAACTTATGGGTCTGCTGGATATATCGGACTATGTTGTTATGGAACTAATCTTAGAATTGATGATTTTGGCGGGGGTACTTTTGTTAGTTCTAGTTCTAGCTCACAAAGTAGTTCTAAATCATCTAGTTCTAAGTCTAGTTCAAGTAAATCATCTTCTAGTAAAAGTTCTTCAAGTATAAGTTCAAGTAGATCTAGTTCTAAATCATCTAGTTCTAGCTCACAAAGTAGTTCTAAGTCTTCTAGCTCTAGTTCGGTTAGTAGTTCTAAGTCTTCTAGTTCTAGCTCACAAAGTAGTTCTAAATCATCTAGTTCTAGCTCACAAAGTAGTTCTAAGTCTTCTAGCTCAAAGTCTTCTAGCTCTAGTTCGGTTAGTAGTTCTAAGTCGTCTAGTTCTAGTTCACAGAGTTCTAGCTCTGTCAGTAGTTCTAAATCATCTAGTTCTAAGTCTTCTAGTTCTAGTTCACAGAGTTCTAGTTCTGTTAGTAGTTCTAAGTCGTCGAGTTCTAAGTCGTCTAGTTCTAAGTCTTCTAGTTCTAGTTCACAAAGTAGTTCTAAGTCTTCTAGCTCTAGTTCACAGAGTAGTTCTAAATCATCTAGTTCTAGTTCACAAAGTTCTAGTTCTGTTAGTAGTTCTAAGTCTTCTAGCTCTAGTTCACAAAGTTCTAGTTCGGTTAGTAGTTCTAAATCATCTAGTTCTAAGTCTTCTAGTTCTAGTTCACAAAGTAGTTCTAAGTCTTCTAGCTCTAGTTCTGTTAGTAGTTCTAAATCATCTAGTTCTAAGTCTTCTAGTTCTAGTTCACAGAGTTCTAGCTCTGTTAGTAGTTCTAAGTCTTCTAGCTCTAGTTCTGTTAGTAGTTCTAAATCATCTAGTTCTAAGTCTTCTAGTTCTAGTTCACAGAGTTCTAGCTCACAAAGTAGCTCTAAGTCATCTAGTTCTAGTTCGGTTAGTAGCTCTAAGTCATCTAGTTCTAGTTCGGTTAGTAGCTCTAAGTCTTCTAGCTCTAGTTCGGTTAGTAGTTCTAAGTCTTCTAGTTCTAGTTCACAAAGTTCTAGTTCTGTTAGTAGTTCTAAGTCTTCTAGCTCTAGTTCGGTTAGTAGTTCTAAATCATCTAGTTCTAGCTCACAAAGTAGTTCTAAATCATCTAGTTCTAGCTCACAAAGTAGTTCTAAGTCTTCTAGTTCTAGCTCACAAAGTAGTTCTAAGTCTTCTAGTTCTAGCTCACAAAGTAGTTCTAAATCATCTAGTTCTAGCTCACAAAGTAGTTCTAAGTCTTCTAGCTCAAAGTCTTCTAGCTCTAGTTCGGTTAGTAGTTCTAAGTCGTCTAGTTCTAAATCATCTAGTTCTAGCTCACAAAGTAGTTCTAAGTCTTCTAGCTCTAGTTCGGTTAGTAGTTCTAAGTCTTCTAGTTCTAGTTCACAAAGTTCTAGTTCTGTTAGTAGTTCTAAGTCGTCTAGTTCTAAGTCTTCTAGCTCTAGTTCACAAAGTTCTAGCTCTGTCAGTAGTTCTAAGTCGTCTAGCTCAAAGTCTTCTAGCTCTAAGTCTTCTAGTTCTAAATCATCTAGCTCAAAGTCTTCTAGCTCTAGTTCACAAAGTTCATCATATGATGTATTCAGATATGAATTTAATGATTTAGAAAGAACAAGAAATTTTGCAGAAATAAGAAAGTCATCTAGTCTAATTATAACGAGATCTAGAAGCTTTATATCCAATAAAAGGAAAACAACATTTAAATAAGGAAGTATGTCAAATGAAATTTACCTATGAAAATTCTTGGTTATATAAGTATCCAGCAGAAATATTCAATGTAAAGTACGACTTTACAAACGAATTTCCCTCTGGTGATACTATTGCTAGTTGTTGGGCATCTATTTATGATAACAACAATGTGTCTAAAAATGCCAGTATGATGTCTAATGTTTCTGCAAGTTCTCCAAGAACAGGTAAATTTAGACTCAATAGAGGAGTAACTGGTGAAACTTATTCGATTAAAATTCGTGCAAAGACTAGCACTGGAGATAGATATATAAAATATATAACTTGTGAAGTGTTTGGAAATGTTACATTAAATACGAATTTAGGTGATATGAGTGCAAATTCATATATCACTTTAAAGGAAGCAAATGATTATATCAGAAATAAGTATGGGCATGATAATAAGTGGGATACTTTGGATGTTGAAGGTAAAAAAAGACTACTAATTGAATCAGCAAAAGAAATAGATTCATTTAGTTTTATTGGTCAGAAATATTATGATTCACAAGCATTACAATTTCCACGAGATGATCATGAAGTAAAAACTGGTAACTGTGGAACCCCATTTACAACTAGTTCCTTTAGAAATTCCACATTGAAATCATCTACTTATAATGAATATCCAACCAATTTTTTTGCAAAAGGTACTATACATATAACTACTGGTACTCCACTTTATGAAATAAGAAATATCAGTAAATCAAATGTAACCACCGGATCTATAACACTTGAATCATCGTTTTCAGCGTCTCCTACAATTAACTCTCAATTCAAGTTATTTTTTCCACTATCTAAAGATATAAAAGATGCACAGAGTGAACAGACTCTTTTCATTGCAGAAAACCAACAGATTGAAACACTTTCAACATACAAAGATTTAGGAGCTAGAAGTGTAGCAATAGGAGATGTAGCTGTAAGTTTTGGTGATGGATCTTCATCTGAAAAGACTTCAATATGTTCATTAGCCAAAAAATTATTGTCTAGATATATACGCAAGAATATTCGGATCGGAAGATGTTAAATGAGAATTACTTTTTGTAAAGAGTGTAAAGAAGTACACCAACAAAAAGGATGTAGATATTATGAGATGAGGTGTCCTAAATAATGCCTTTTGCCTCTATAGACCAAGAGTATTTTTTAATGATAAACCACCCAGATATTTGGAAAAAGTGGGTCAGTGAACATGGACATGCAAAAGGGTGGAATAAAAGAAAAAGAAGAAAATCAAAATCTCCAATAACAAGGAGAAATAAACGGAAAAGAAAATAATGAAAAAACAATTCAAAAAACAAAAGAAGGTGTATGTTGAAATACACTCATTAAGATATAAATGGTACAAGATTGAATTTGTTAAGTTTTTGAATAATGGCAGAGTTCTTCTAAGATCGACAAACGGTGATACCTTTTCACGGAAGAGATCAAAACGTATGAGATGGACTCCAGTTAAGATAAAACGAAAAGTGATAAGTAAATCAGACATAGTTTTAGACACTGTGAATTCTGATATTGGAAGTGATGAGTTAGATGGCTAAGAAAAAGAATTGGATCGCCAGTGCTATTTCTAAAAAAGGAAGTTTGATAGCCTCCGCAGATCGTAGAGGGATGTCAATTTCTGAATATTGTGCTCAGTCTAGCCTCTCATCTACAAGCAAACGTAGGTGAGCACTTGCTAAGACGCTCAAGGGCTTTAAGCGAAAAAAGAAAGGTAAATAAATGTCAATTACAGCAGGTTTATTGAATAATAGCATTGACTATATATATTCAACTACTAAGAATGCATATGGAAAATTAGTTACAACCACCGTATATCACGATGTACAATGTCGGTGGGAAGAAGGCACACTAAAAGATCTCTCAAATGTAGCTGAAGCATTAGATTATGATATAAGAGTATATCTTTCTCCAGAATACAATACTATTCTAGAGTCTTATGTTATAGAGAAAGATAGTCTGAAATATAAGATAGTAAAAATAAGAAAACCGAGAGATCTAGCAGGTGAAATAGATCATGTGGTCTTATATTTAAAGTAGTCATCATTAGTAAGTTAGTGATATAACTATATGAAAATGGAAATCAAAGTACCAGAATTAGGAAAAGGACCAAAACCACTAGTTGATTCTGGTGGTGTGAGTTTTGCTACTTCTGATGTGGAATTTGATAAGGCTATCAAGAATATAAAACAGATTGGGCCAATTGTAACTTATTATGCTGCTAGGGCTGTTGCTGAAGGGTTAGCGTATATAATGGGGTATGTACAACCAATTGTACCATATTTTCCTGGTGGTTACGTAGACGGCAAACTACAAAAACCATCTACTGGAAAGTTAAGAGAGAGTGGCACGGCTAGGATATATCTAGGAGATATGAATAAAACCAATTATATTACAATTGCTACTGGTAATAAGGATGGCTCTGTTTCAGTAAATTTATCTAAAATGATTCCATCACGATTTGCAGATAGAAATTATAAAACAGTTTCTGGGGATATTTCATATCAAAGAATAAGTGAAGAAACGGGTCTTGATATTGCTTTGTGGACTCATGAGGCTTTACAACCTTATGAAGATAGATTTAAAGGTATAAGAAGTGGATGGTATGCTAGAAGTCCAGGGACTGGTCCTAAATACTTGGAATTACCTTGGTTGCAGCATAAAGCTGAAGTAGTCAGCTATATACGTAATTCAATTAAAGCAGTAGAAAAAGATATAGCTAAAGGTATAAAGGTTAAGAAACAAAGTAAAACACATTACGAAGTTGATACTGTAGATATCCGTTTTGAGGATGTTAGAAGCAAAGGGCATTGGGGCGGGCTAACCGCTGAGGTATAATAATATGGCTAACTTCTTGGGAAATGAAATAAAAAAGTACTTTGATGACTTGTCAGCAACTCATGAAATAGTTACTCAGTTTGGAGTAGCATTTACTGGTGGGACAAACCTATTTATTGGTATAGAGGATGCTACTTCAACTAAATGTTTGACCATATTGCCATATCCAGGAGGAAAACCATATGACAAAGGTGAAAGGCAGGAATCAGCTTTTCAGATAAGATTAAAGATAAAAGATGCTGAAAAAGGATTCAGAACAACGCAATCAATTATTAACAGACTTGACAATAATGACAATATTTTGGCTAGTGCAAATGGTGTTATTCATGCAGTACAGAGTTCCCCTATTTTATTAGAAACCCAAGAAGGAGGGGAAATATTTATCTTTGTAGCAAATTTTGGTTGCCGTCATATTAAATTATAAAGGTAAATAATGAAAATTACTTGGGAAAATATAGAAAATTTAAGATATTATAGAAAAGGATATTGGAAGGATTTAATTACTAATAACCGATATACATATATTGATTCTTGTGAAACTTGTAGAGAACCGTTTTTAGCTCCAAGAAATAGTTGTGGAAGATTTTGTAGCTTGAAATGTAAAAGGTTTAGTGATGAATCTAAAGCAAAAATTAGTTATGGTAATAAAGGTAAAATCAGATCTGAGGAAACTAAGATTCGGATGGGATTAGCACAAAAAGGGCTAAAGAAAATTAGAACTAAACCAACATCTAAAGAAACCAAAGTAAAGATGAGTATTGCCCAAAAGGGAAAGTTTGTATCTAGAGAAACCCGAAAAAAATTAAGTGAAATTATGATAGGTAAATTCAGAGAAGAAAATCATCCTAATTGGAAAAATGGTGTATCTAAAAGAAATTTAGCATGGTTTAATACATATTCTAGTCAAATTTCTTTTTGTGAAGAAATTAGGGAAAACCCAAAAGAAAAAAATATATTACAAGTAAGATGTGCTAATTGCAAAAAATGGTATACACCAACTAGAACCTCAGTAGAAAATAGATTAAGATCAATTAATGGAACTACGACTAGTGAAAACCATTTTTATTGTTCTGTCAAGTGCAAGAAAAGTTGTTCTATATTTAACCAAAAGAAATATCCTAAAGGGTTTAGGCTGAATGAAAATGAAAGACCAGATCAACATGACTGGTCTGAAATGGTAAAAGAGCGTGATGGTTATAAATGTACTAAATGTGGTTCAACAGAAAATCTTATAGCTCATCACAAAGAAGGCATAAGATGGAATCCTATAGAAAGTGCTGATGTAGATATGGGAATAACATTATGCAAAGAATGTGAGAGAAAAGTACATAGCATAGAAGGATGTAAACTATCTGATATGCAATGTAAATGATTTTATATAAAACTTTAATGAGGAGATTATGGATTATATAGATTTTGATAAACCTTTAACTAATAAAAATGGAAAACCTTTAACAATATTGATGGCAGGATGTCATTGGTGTATACGAGTTCATAAACGTGCAAAAGCATTAAGAAAAGTAGGATATACAACTATTGGTTTAGGAGAAATGAATAGTTATGGTACAAATGAACTAGATATGTTTGCTTTGTTTAAGGGGGAAAAACAATTTAAGAACTCCTTACGAACATTCATAAGTCAGGGTATTGATATTATTGATTATTCTAATGAACCTGACTTTCCTGTTATTTGGGCAAGAAACGTTGTAACTGATATGGGATCAAATGTTCCTATCATTGCTGACCTACACGATCTTGACTCAATTAGGAGACAGTTTATCCCACTAGATGAACAGAAGATGTTTAATGCAGCAGATGGGTTAATATATGCTTCTCAACCTATACAGAAGATAACTAACGAATTACACAAGGTAAATATACCTAATGTTGTAATCTATAGTTATTGTAGTAGTAATAAGCAATATGATTACGACCGCAACGATATCTTTAAACGAAGAGGATTAGTCTACGAAGGTGGAGCAAATCCACCAGACGATGAAGAATTAAGTGAGATGTATGCATATCGTAATCTTTATGGAATCATCAAGAAGTTAGTAGAAATGGGAAATGAAACAGCAATGTACTGTGGAAATCTTTCCGCTTTTGATACTTATCATGGTACTGGAGCAGTTTTGTTTCCTCCTACACATTATGATGAGATGATGAAGGCTTTAAAACAATATAAATATGGTTTATGTATTTGGAATAATCAAAGTGGTAAGAATCAACAAGTTGATTTAACTCTATCAAATAAAATGATGGAGTATGCCCAGGCAGGATTGCCTTCCTTAGCTTGTTGGTGTAAAGAAACTGAAAAATATATAAATAAACATAATATAGGTTTTACTTTCACTAATCTTGAGGAAATTGGAAATTGCACTCAATTAGAAAGCAAATACCTTGAAATTATGGATAACTTAGATAAAAAAAGAAAAGAACTTGTGATGGAAAATTTCATTTGTAGAGTGGAAAATCTGTATGCTAAAGTTCTTGATCTTCCTGTTAGAAAGTCTATGCCTGAAGATATTAAGAAATTACATGTCTTTGAGTATGGAGAGGAAGATATTCTAGATAATATAGCATAAAAATAACCATGAGGAGTTTTCATATAAGATTATTGTGATCTTATTTAATAAATAGGTGGTGAAGTTGATATATGGCTACAATTACGACTAATAACTACCGTATTGGTGGATGTGATATTTATTTTGACACTTCTGTTGCACATGCTTCTTTGTTAGCTACGAATACAGCTCAACAAACTGTTGGCTCTCCATTTCGTGTTGCAAAAAGGAATATGGGTAATATAGTTACACAGGAGTTCTCACCAGACGTTACGTATATTGAGCACTATATTTCAAAAAATGGGTCAAGATCTAAGGACTTGACACAGGTAAATAACAAAGCTATCACCATTCCTTTTACATTTGATGAAATTAACGGTACAAACCTTAAACGATTTTTCTTAGGTTCAAATATTCAAGCTGGTAACAAGACTAAAATTGCTATCATGCAAGAAGCATTGAGAACTGGTTCTGTATCTCTGCTCTTTAGAACTGCGATTGGTAGGACATTTGCATATACTTGTCCTAAAGCAGTCATCAGACCTGATGGGGCAATGGCATTGAACGTAGAAGATTGGTGGACAGCACCAATGGTATTAGAAGTGCTCTACTATGACACTGGAGAGTGGGCTTCTAAGCCATACGGCTTAATAACAATGAATCCTTAAATAAGATTCTTAGCAGGGGTGGGGGCAACCTCACCCCTTTTTAAAAATGGAGATTTTTTATGGTGGATGAAGTTAAGCAAGAAGAAGTAGAAGAAGTAAAAGTTTCAGAAGAAGAAATCCTTTTTCCAGAAGTAAAAGTTGGGGAAGTGACAATCAAACCTTGGAGTTTTGGTATTTTATTTGATATTTCTTCTTCTCTTGAGTCTATTCTTAACAAGATGGAAAAGCAAGGATTGATTCAAGAGTTTGAAAAAAATACTAATTTCCTATCCTATAGTACGCTAGCAAGATTATTTACGATTGCTAGTTCTGAAGTTTTAAAAGTTATAGCTGTAACGTTAGGTAAAGAAGAAAAAGATGTAAAGGCGTTTGATATGGAAACTGGACTTAAAGTAGCATTTATAATTTATAAGCAGAATAAGATAACAATAACTAATTCAATAAAAAACGCACTCAGCCCCTCGAAAAAGTAAACAAGAAAAAGAAAAGGGGGGCATCTGAACCAATATCACTAGGAGAAGTATTTCACAATCTTTTAAAAAGTGGGCATTCATTCAATGACTTGAAATACAATTATACAATAGAGCAAGTGAATCTCTTTTATGAAAAACAGGTAAAGAAAGAATTAGAAGACCAAAAAATGCTTGCTATCATATCTGCTCAAGCATTTAGTTATGCTACACCAGCTTCAAATAGATCTGAAGCTAATAGAAAAAATCAAGCATGGAAGAGATTTATAAATTCATTTGAGTGGGATAAAATAATAAATAATCCAACACAAACTGCCGATGGCTTACTGAAAATGTTTGGCGCACTTGGTGTACCAGTGAAACGTAAAAAGGATGATGATAAGAAGAAATGACAACTGTTGGTCCAGGTGTAAATATTTTTGTTGGTGTAGACTTATCCAAACTTGACGCTGGTATAAAGAATGCTGAACAGACACTAAAATCCTTTCAAGTTGGCATCAAAAATCTTAAGTTAGCCTCTCTTATTCAAGGTGATCCATTCGAGAAAACCTTGAAGTATATGGATAGTGCCCGTAACAAACTCAACTCAGTATTTGATAGTTGGAAACATGATATAACTGAAGTTGATAGTACAATGAGTAAGTTTGCAGCACAATCAGGCAGGAGTGCTAATAAACTAGCAGAAGATTATAAACGATTAGCACAACAACTGTCAGTTCTAAAAGGTCTAGCTTCTAAGATACCTATGCTACAACAGGTATCACAATACAGACTAACTACCTCATCGGAACAACAAGAACTTGATAGAAACTTTAAACCAACAGATGATATGTCTGTAGAACGAAAGGCTATTGGAAAAGCTCGTCAAGAATTATCCCAATTTGATCTCTCAGGCGAATTAACTAAATTAGCACAAGTTGATACCAAAAATAAGAAATTTCTAACTGGCCTATCAGAGGATCTTCGAAATAATGTTGCAATGTCAAGTGATATAGCAGCACAAAAATTAGCAAAACTAAACACTATCTTAACTACCTTTTATGACAGGGTAGGACCAAAATCTATTGTTAGCTACGAAGCACTAGGTGAAAAGTTAAGACTTGCGTTTGAAACTCAAAAGCAACTAGAATTTAAAGAAGAACTATCTCAAGCTGGAAACCAAGAACGAATACTAGAACTACGTAATACTAGACTGCAAGAAATGGCAATAAAAGAAGCCCAAGCTAGGAAAGAAATGCAATTAGGTATTAATGTAGAGAAAAATGCTATCCTTATCAGGCAACAGTATAATAAAGCTTTGCAGGAAGGTGTGAGTTTAACTGGTATAAGACAAGGTAAAATACTTCCACCTACAACAATAGATAAGCAAAGTGCATTTAGAGTTTCTACAGGTGAAGTCAAGAAAAGAACAGAAGTAGCAACAGATGAAGTTGTAGCTACTGAGAAATATAATGCCGCCATTGCAGAACAAGAAATCAGATTAGATGGATTAAGAAAAGAACGTGAATTAGGTATTAATGTAGAGAAGAATGCTAACCTCATTCTTAAAGAATTAGAAGAAAGAATGAAGATGGGAGCAAAACTTACTCAACAAGAAGCAGATGAAGTAAGAAAGTTAGCAATGGAGTATGGTAAATTATCTAGTCTTAGTTTTCAAGACAAATTAACATATTCTACTCAAGATAATAAGATATTACAAGATAGAGATAAATTACTGGAAGACTTAACTTTAAAAGAAGCAAGAGCTAGAAAAGAAAGAGAACTTGGTATTAATGTAGAAAAGAATTCTGCTGTTATTCGAGATAGTTTAAATGCTAAGATGGCTTTGGGCATTCAACTTAGTGAGCAACAAAAAAAAGAGAGTGTGTCTGTAGGAAATAAAGAATGGAATGAAAGACTAAAAATTGCTAAAGACGAGACGTTGATACTTGGAAATAGAGCAAAGTTATACCGTGAATCAATTGTTGTTGAAGCTAGAGCTAGAGCAGAAAGAGAACTAGGAATCAATGTTCTTAAGAACAATCAAATTGTAATGGAACAATTAAATGCTCGTAAAGCTTTGGGTATCCAATTAGATCAAAGACAGCAAATTGAATTGAGAAAATTGACTAAAGAATATGCTGCAACACAAAGAGGTGGAGTAGAAAAATTCTTAAGCCCAGAATGGTTAGTAAATAGAGGAAGATGGTTCTTGCAACTTCGTGGTGCATGGGCATTATATCGTGGTTTTTCGGATGCCTTACAGGGTGCTGTTCAGTTAAGTCAAGAATTAAAGAATGTACAAGCTGTTTCTCAAGCAAGTGATCAAGACTTAGTTAGATTGGCTAAGACTGCAATGGAATTAGGTAGTACTACTAAATTTTCTTCACTAGAAATAGCAAAAGGAATGGGTGTATTTGCACAAGCTGGTCTTACCGTAAATGAAACTCTAAGTGTTATTACAGACACTGCTAAATTAGCAACAGCCACGTTATTTGACTTTGCAAAAACTTCTGAGTTAGTAACTTCCATTTTGAAGGCATGGAATCTTAGTGCTACTGATACAAAGAAAATAACAGATATCTTAGCAACAAGTATAAATGTGTCTAAGCTCAATATGACAGGATTAGCTACATCATTAGAATATGTAACAGGTGTTGCACCACAATTGAACGTAAATTTGCAGGAAACCACAGCATTGTTGGCAACAATGGTTGACAGAGGTGTTGATGCTTCTATTGCTGGTACATCACTTAGAGCAGTAATGTCTGAACTGTTAAAACCTACTGATGCTTTTAGACGAGAAGTAGCAAATCTGGGTTTAAATCTAAGAGATGTTGATCCACAAGTATATGACTTCATTTCAATACTTGAAACATTGAAAAAAGCTGGTTGGGGGGTTGAAAACTCTTTTAGAGCGTTTGATAGGCGTGCTGCTGCTGGTATGACTATTCTAGTACAAACCTCTGACGGTTTACGTAAATCTGCTGATGCAATGTATGAACACAATAGAGCATCAGCTACTGCTGCAATACAAACTGAAACATTAAGTACGGCATGGCAGCAATTTACAAGTGATTTAGTATCAGGAACTTATGTATTATTGAGGGACGTAGAACCAGCATTAATTGCATTGGTGGCTGGTGTAAGAACACTTTCAAGTGTACTTAGTGCGATACTATCCCCAATTGCACAAATTATTGGTGGGTGGGGTGAGTTAATACGATGGCTTGATAAAGGGGATAATGTAATTGAAAAAATTGGTAATGATGCTTTAGTATTTAAGAAGTTAAGAGATGATATAAAAACAGTAGAGGAAGGATATTATAGGTTAAGGGATAGTTTTCGTGAGTATGAACAAGCTATTTTATATAGTAAGACATTGAAGGGCAAAGAAGCAGAGGCCGCTCTTAAAAACGCATATAATTTAGCAAAGCAGTCTGAAGAGATTACTGAAGAAGAGTTAGAATTATATAAAGGGCAAGATGAAATTATACAGAAAATTATTCAAGGTCGTCATGAAGAAAAGATTAAAGGTCAACTTGCCACAATTCAAAAGGCTACAATAGATGCTACTAAAGCACATGACAGACTCATAAGTATGATAAATAGCACCTATGCCACAGTATATGATAAATCAACTGAAAAAATGAAAGAACTAGGACAAGGTTATGATACTCTCAGTAAATCCTCACGTGAACTAGAAACGACTGTAAATGCTCTTGGTATAATAACAGAAGAGACCAATGAGAATTTAAGTATTTCATTTAAAGATATGATGGATATAGCTAAATTAGCGGGGGTAATAAATAAGGACGAACTTAAGAAAATAGTAAGTGCTTATCCAGGGTTTCAAAAAAGAATACTAGATTCATGGGATACATTTACAAAAGAGGAAAAGGAACAATTACAGAGGAATGCACCTGCTATTGAAGAATTACTACTAAAAGAACCAAAGGTAACTCCAGGCACAACACTTAGAAAAGGAATACAAGAAAATCTTGACAAAATTAGACCACCCAAAAAACTTAAAGAGGGTATTGAATTAACTCAGCAAGAACGTATGGAAAGATTAAAAACAGAAGCGGAGATAGCCAAAGAAGAAATACAAAGTCTTAAATTAGCATCTCAGAGGGAAAAAAAGGAAGAGATGACAGATGAAAATTATAGAAGTGAACTAGAAAATATTGAAGCTATTTACAAAAAGGAAAAAAAGTTGGCTACACTTAATCTTAGCATTAGACAACAAGACGATGCTGGTAAAAAGGATATTACTGAGTTGACAAGATTAAATAATTGGAAATATAAGAATGAGCTAAAAGGTCTAAAGGAAAGTTATGATCAACAAAAAAGAGGAGTACAAGTAAAATGGGAAGGTACAAAACTACAGGAGATAGCAAGAAAGACAGAACAAGATACTCTTGACATAGAATCACAACGTATACGTATGTATGTAGGAGATACTACTCTTGAAGATAGATTGAATATGGAATTGAAAACTATTGATGCACAGATAGCAGGTAAAGAAGAGGCATTAAAATTTATCAGCTTAGATGAAAAGAAAACGAAAGAAAAGGAACAACTTGAGAATGATTTACAACAATTGAGAAATAAAAGATTCGTTGCAGAAAGAGAAATTGGAAGAGAAGTAAAAATAACCAATAAAAATTATGAGGAAGAAAATGTATCTCTTGATTTAAGAATTAAACAATTAAAGGCAGAACAGGCTGTTGCTCCTCCAACAGAAAGATTAGCTATTGAACAGGAAATGTTGGATTTAAGACGGGAAATGGTTTATAAAGTGGCAGTAGATGAAATGAAAGATGATAATGAACGTCTTAATGCATTAAAAGAAATGAATAATATCTTATTAGAACAATTAGGATTAACTGAAAGAATAAAACGTGCTAATGACCCAGTTTATGATGCTTATAAAAATATAAAAGAACAAGTATTAAGTACTAATCAGTTTCTATCAAAGTTAATTTCAGAGACATCAACACAATTTGCTGAAGGAATAGCCGGAGTAACATTTGATATAACTGGAGGATTTCAAGAACAAGAACAAGAAATTATAAATCTTGAGGGTGAACTACAACAATTAAGAGTTGACTATGATGCAGCTATAGCAGAAGGTGATGCTATAAAAGTCAAGAATATTACTAATGAGATGTCTAGATTAAATGAGGAAATATCCGATCTTAAAAATCCTATAACTCAAATTGGTGAAATGTTTAGAGTATTCTTTAAAGATTTAGTAGATGCAACAAGGAAAGCAATACTTCAGTGGTTGGCAATGAAAGCTGTAATGGCTGGATTAAGTTATTTTGGCGGTGACACTGTATCAACAGGGATGACTGCTGAAGGTATTAATCCATATTTACAAACAGTAAAAGGTCAAGGCGGTATTCTACCCCACATAGAATCTTTTAAGAAATTCTCTAGAGGTGGATTGACAAGGGGTAATACTCTTGCATTATTAGGTGATAACAAGTCCGGTAGAGAACTAGTAATCCCCCAAGAGAATATAAGAGAAGATAGTGTGTCTGGATATATGAGAGATTCACAAACTCCTATTCAAGTTCTTAATATAGTAACTCCTGATGATATTGCAGGGGCAATGACTACTTCAATGGGTAAAAGAGTTATTGTAAATACGATTGGTAGAGATATGCAGAATAAAGGATCTACCTTTAGAAGTTATAATGTATAAGGATGTGCAGTAATGAATCTATTTCCTATAGGAAAAGTAGCAAGTAAACTCTCGACGGGAATTATAGATAGTATTTCATATAGTATGAATGAACCTAATTCTGGTTGTCATAGTTATCCTAGCTATAGTGTCTTAGTCACTCCTTTTCAAGATCAGACGATGCAGACTAGAAAGAAGGCTTTACCACATCTTATTATAAGTTATACCTATGATAATATTTTCCATCGTGAGTATCAACAAATAGAACACTTTATTGATTATGTAGATGAAGCACTGACTTCTTTTTATATTGTTGATTTCAGTAAAGGATTCACACCGGATACTATAGCTTCTGCTGCAAATGCTTGGAGTTTAGGCACTGATAATACTAGACTATATACGACGATTGCTAATCAAAAAGCAAATAAGATATTTGTTTGGGATGGAACTACACATTGGAAATTAGGGGATGTTAGCACTATTGTTACAAATGCTACTATTACAATTAGCTTGGCAAATTATCATAGAGGTGGGCTAAAGTATTCAAGAGCTACTTCAATAGATGTAGTAGCATATCCTGTATACGAAGCATACTTATCACCAAATGTTCTCTCAGGATTTAAGCCTACAGAATATTGGAGAGAAGATATGGGAGTTACTGAAAATGGTGGATATATGAGAAGTGGGATTGTCTCATTTATATCTAAATATTCAGTGTAGGGATTATAACTATGTATGATGTATCAGCAACATTTCACAAAAGACAAGTACTAATAGAAGGAAATCACCCAATAGATTTATATTGCGTGAATGCTTCTCTATCTGGCTATGAACCTTTATATTATGCCAATATCAACCAAGATATTTATGGATTCTCGGTAAATGCTACTGGTGAAATTACAAGTAATGCAACTATTTATACAGGGTTGCCAATTAAAAGGGGAGAAATAGGTAGTAATAATACTGGTGAAATAGGTGAACTTACACTTTCTATTCCTAATACTGATAGATTGATTGAGTCAATTATACAAAATAAGCAATATCTTCGTGGCAGAGAAATATATGCAATGTCATTATTTGCATATAATCTGCCATCAGGGGCAACTGAAAAACATCTAGGTACAGAACCTGACAAAAATGCTATAATGAAAGAGAAGATGTATATTGATGCAGTTAGTTCTAATGAACAAGCAGTAACGTTTAGTTGCAAATCTAAGTTTACAATTAAGAAGATAGTGATTCCTAGAAGGAAATATATGAGAGAATGTTTTTGGGCATTAGATGATAAATATGCAGCTACAGAATGTGATCCACAAAACATAGTAAACACAGCTAGTTATCCTACATGTGATGGGACATTGGAAAATTGTAGGAAGAGGGGAAATGATGCTAGATATGGGGGATTTACTAGTATTCCTCGTAATGCTTACATCATATTATAATATGTATAATTTTTCTAAGTATATCAATATAAAATATAAGCATTTAGGAAGAGATTTTGATGGTGTAGATTGTTATGGACTTATAAAACTTATATATAAGAATGAAAAAGGGATTGTACTACCAGACTACAACTATGAAGAAAATTGGTATGAGAAAGATCAAACTATTATTCAGAACGAATTACCAAATATGAAAACATGGGTTAGATTAAAATATCCATCGGAACCATTTGATTTAATTATTTTCTACTTATCACCAACAAGCAAAATCGCTAATCATATAGGGTTGTATACATATGATGAGAAGTTTCTTCATACAAAAGAAGGATGGGCATCACATATAGAGAGGTTAAATCCTCATTGGCAAAGCAGATTTTATGCTGCTTTACGCTACAAGCAGGATGGTATAAATGGCTAAAGTAACATTTAGAAATATTTTAGATGAAGATTCAGAATTTAGGAGTATAGATAGAGAATATCTTATTCCTGCTGTATATGAATTTGCTAGAACCTCCAGTGATGAACTATATGAATATACTCTTAAGGAAAAAGTAGTAGTTCATATAAATAGTAAATATATACATCCTGACGATTGGATTATTACTAAATTAGAAAAAGATGATGAAGTAGTTATTACTCCCCCACTTGAAGGAGGAAAAGTAGGAGCTATTTTTCAGATAGTCGTTGGTGCTGCACTTGTTGTAGTAGGAGCTATCACAGGACAAGGGTACATTTCTATAGGTGGTGTACAGCTAATGACAGGTGTATCCCTTGCAATGATGGGAGCAGCAATGGCTCTAGGGGGCATTTCCTATTTTCTATTCAAGCCAGATCTTCCTAACCTAAATTATGGTGGTGGTGGAAATTCACAGACATATAATTGGTCAGGTGTAAAGACAATGGCATCAGAAGATATGCCTATCCCTGTTGTCTATGGAACTCATAAAATTGGTGGAAATGTTATTTCTTTATTTACTGAAAGATCCGGTGAAAGTGATTATCTCTATATGCTATTAGCTTTGTGTGAAGGTGAAATAGAAGGTGTTTGTAGAGAAAACAATCATTCCTCAATTTGTATTACGTCTAATCAAATGTCAGCATCGTATACAAGACCGGCTATAGAATTAGATGGACAACCTTTGTCTGATTATTCAGATGTACAATGGTGGTATAGAAATGGTGCAAATGCATCTAATTATACTAAATCTATATACGATCCTAGATATCAGAATAAGATTCCATATTTTGATGGGGCTAAAGTACAATATGATGATGAGAGAGAAATAACAGCAGCGGGGATAACATATACTACAACTAAAGAAGTAGATATGGTAACACTTCAAATTTTTGCTCCTGCACTTTATGATTCCAGCTCTGGTACTTTATTAGATAAAACAGCATATTATAGAATTCAATTTAGAGTTAACGGTACTAGTACTTGGTATGATGTATTTAGATGGGATTGGGTTATTTCACTTTCAGGAGTTTGGGGATTTACCCCAACGGTGATAACCACACCGTCTTCTCATATATATGTATCTTACACTCACCCAGAAAATATACATACTGCAACAAAACCAAGTGATGTCACAATGCAGATTCTACAAATTTCTCCAGATACGACATTTGAATTTGAAGTAGGAGATAATTTTACTGCTACTAAATGGTATACAGTGACAGTAGCTTTAACTGCTGGTGGTGTTACAACAATTGGATATGTAAATATCTTAATACAAAGAGATTTCTATCCTATTTATTATCCCGATCAAAGTGTTGGATACTATCCTGGCCCCACTTATTTTGTACCTGGGTATATTACATTTAAAGAATACACCATTGGGTTAACTAACTTAATATCAACAAATAATATTTATACTATAACATCTGCTATTCCAACTTCTGCATATGATAATTATGTATCAGGAAAAACCAAGACTGGTGTATGGAGTTCCGTAACTTTAGATTTTAATAATATTCTTAATGGTAGTGGAAATGATGTATATCAAATAAGATTATTCCGTCCTTATGGTGATGCTTCAAATCAATTAAGCATAGCCGATACAATTGAGTTGCATTCTGTCTTAGAAATCGTACAAGGAAAGTTCATCTATCCAGATACAGCATTATTAGGATTTAGAATAAGAGCATCAGGACAAATATCAGGTGCTCCTCCACAAGTTACAACAGTTATTAAGGGAGAAAAGGTTCAGGTTCCAGCTATAAAGAGTGCGGTCTCTGCTGGAACTAATGTACGATTTGATAATTGTTATTGGGATAATGGGGACAACAGATGGGAAAATATAGACGATAGTGTAGTGTATTGGAATAATGCTGCTAGTTGGAGAACTGAATGGTCAAATAATGCTATGGTATGTGTAAGAGATATGGTACTCAACACACGATATGGTATTGGTGATTATTTTAAAACTACAGATCTTTATCCTACTACAACAATTATAAAAGAATGTCATAAAGTATATTATCCAACGTCTATTGATAGACTATATTGGTGGGACAATGGACCTCAAGATACATTTGGAAATCATATATCACCATTATTCTTCACGAATCAAACATTAAGTATTAATAGTACTGCTCGCAAAATTAATCTATCTAATGCCTATCTTTATGGTGCAGCATTTGATTTTAATTGTCCATTAAGTAGAGGAGAAACATATAGAGCAAGAGTTACTTTAGCAAGTGTTAATGCAAGTTGCAATCTGAAATTTTGGTTATGGGATAATGTTAGCGGTTGGAATAGTGGGGTTGTTACTGATCTTACTAATAAGAGTAGTGGAACACACGTTACTAATTCTTTTATAGCTAAAAATAGTGGATTCTCAAAGTTAGGACTAATGATAAATAATGCAGATTCGTTGGCAACCCTCACAATGACAATTTCAGATGTATCATTAGATAGAAGTGCAACTGCACCATCTGTTGGTTCAGTATCTAAGATGCATTATCATACTTGGGATGGAGTGTTAGAAACTGGTCAATCCGCTCTTGCGGCTTTACTTGAAATGTGTGATTCATTTAGAACGTGGCCTATTTGGTATGATGGTAAAATCAATTTCGTTGCAGATACTGATGATACACCCGTACATACACTTTCTAAAGGTAACACAACTTCATTTTCACAATCTTTTGCCCCACTTTCAGAAATACCTCATAAACTAATTGGTCAATATACTGATGAAGATGAAGATTATGATATGAGATCGTTGGCAGCAAGATCTACATCTACAACATTAACTAAACTCAATGAAAATACTGTTGGTCTAAAAGGTATTACTAATAGAAAAAAGGCAGAGCGTGAACTAAAGTGGAAACTGAATAAAGTAACGAATTGCTCACATACTGTCTCAGTAAAATGTGGGTTGGATTATATTCATGCTACTGCTGGAGATATTATATATCTCCAAGATGATCTTCCTCAATGGGGTGAGGGTGGAAGAGTATTATCTTACAATTCTACAACTAATAAAATAGTTCTGAATGCCTCAGTTACAGTTGCTACAGTTTCAGCTACATACATTGTTAGATATCAAAATAATGAGAATTCATTTGTAGTAGCTACTGTTAATACTGCAAGTCATTCAAATAATGAAAAGACACAAACTATCAAAGTGAATGGATTTCCAGGAGCAGCATACCCAACAAGTAATTCAGTATTTGTGTTTGGGAAGACAGGATCATTTTCTAAGAAATTTAGATTAATAAATGTTAGTAGAACAGAAGAGAATGAAGTAGAACTTGCTGGAGTAGAACATCTATCTGAATTATATACTACAGAACCTGTAATTAGTGTAGTAGAGGATAGACCATCACAATTACCTAACCCACTATTAAAACCTAAACCACCAATAAATGCACAAGTAAATCCTTTACCCGCACAAGAGGGGATAGGGTTTATTTTAAAAGCTGATCCACCTTTGGATAGTCCTAATGTGATAGAGATTTTAGTTCAGATGAAAGAATATGGGCAAGACTCTTCACTGTATCAACCAATTGCTACAATCCCAATTGATAGAAGATGGGCAAAATATATTAACAACTCACTCATCTTAGATAAGACGTATGATTTTAGATTTATGTCTAGAACTATACATAAAGTAAGTGATCCTGTAGATTTATCTTGTTATCTTTCCTCTATGGCTTATATTATTGACCCACCTACCGGAATATATCTTGTTGGATATCCCTGTACTCACACATATGATGGTAAAGACGTTACAATTGCTTGGAATCCACCCAATAATCCAATGATATTAAAAGGGTATGTAATTGAAATATATCATACATCAGTCTCCGGTTCCAATCTTCTAAGAACTCAATTTATAAGTGGAGAAACATTCACATATACATTTGAAAATATGATGGATGATGCAAAGAATAGTATGTATGGAACTGTAGCTAACCCGTTGATTTTTATAGTTTATTCTAAAAATACACAAGGTCAGACATCAGTTGGAAATCTCAGATTTGATGCATACAATTCAGTTCCAGAAAAACTTATGGGGGTTGTTGCTGTTGGCGTAGTTGGTGGAGTTAATTTTAGTTGGGATAAGAGTGAAGAGAAAGATCATAAATCTTATGAATATAAGATTAAAATTGGTAGTGGTGGGTGGTCAACACCTACATATATAGGAGAGAATAATTTTACTAGAATTCTTACAAGTTCTGAAGTTATGTCCTATGGTAATAATCCTAGTGTTAAAATTGCAGTAAGAGATTATGATTGGTATCAACAATCATCAGCTACTTATGTACAAGCAGTAGCGAGTTCAAATAAGATAGTGGATGATCTATTCCAAATGGCAGTATATCAATCTGGTGGAAGTGGGTATACAGCCAGTATCTATGATAGTAATATTAGTAGTGGGGGTATCACAATAACTTAATGACTGACAAGTTGATATATGCACATGCAGGAAGTAAGAATGTAACTTATTTAGGTGGCGGATTAGAAACAGCAATCACTAAAGTAGGAGTAAATAAAAGTCATCTAGTTATAGACACACTACAAACTTTATCAGCAGATTTAGCATGTCCTGCTAATGTATTCCTAATATTTGTTTATGATGGAATGATTGATACTAATGGTAATACTCTTACAATAAATTCACCAGGGCATATTATAGCATCACCAAACCAAGTTATTTTCACTGGTACTGGTAGTGTTGCATTTACTATTGGTGGGGATATATGTGCAGGATGGTTCGCTACTGCTGATGGAACCGATGTTTCAACATCATTACAGAAGATGATTAATTCTGCTCCAATATTACCATGTAGATTTTTATTTAATGCTAATTCATCTGGTTATGGCATAGGAACAGCATTAACTCTTCCAACATTGATCGCTAGTACAAGATTGGATTGGACATTTGAGGGAATGGGCGGGAAAGGCAAGCTGATCGCAACTGCTGCTGTTGACATTTTCAACACTTACTCATTAGACCAAACACCGACATATTGGACATTTGGAGTCACATTCAAAAATCTATATCTTGATGGAAATTCTACAGGTGTAAATGGATTCAATCTTCATGGGATTGCGCTCAATGGAAAGATAGAGGATTGTGTTGTAACGGGTTTCACTAATGCAGGAATATTACTGTCTCGATGCCTTGAGACAGAGCTTAATAACATCTATAGTTACTCCAACACAGAATATCAACTCTATATCTGTGATGGGACAACCCTTACTATTGTTGGTGGTAGTTATCGTTTTGGCAAAACGGCATTTCACTGTGATGGGAATTTGACAGAAGCACTTGATGATGTCAACAGTGGCCCATATGACGTACTTGTGTTAGGAGGAGTTTTTGAAGCTAGTAGCCATTACGGAATACATCTAACTGCTGGAGGGAGATACTCATTTATCAGGTCACACTTCGAATCAATAGGATACGATGGGTATATAACCCCGACTGTCATGCCATATGCCGTGAAAATTGACAACGAAGGCGGGGAGAATCCTAGAAATGTTGTTTTTGACCATTGCGTTTTTTCAACCGATGCAAAAGATATCGTATTGGCTGGAACCTACAAATGGACAGCCTCTGGATCTGGAACGAATGAATATTATGTAGAACTGGCCGCAGGAGGTGACCCGAGTCTAGTTGAGCCTTCAATGGTTTACGAAAATGCCGTAAAAATGACTGTTGGCACTATGGGATCTCTTGCAGCCAGTGAATGGGATTATGGGGATAATGATACACTTGGATACAGCACAGTCTATGTTAGACTATCGGACGGGGCTGACCCTGACTCTAAAGCGGATGGATACGTAGATGTTAGGCGGGCAATATTCAATTTAGATAGATGTAGTGCAGTTGAGTTTATCACATGCCAAGATAGTGGCCTGCGAGGTGGCATAATAAATGCCAATACCCTCTATACGAAGATCACTGCTGGAACTTACATAAATGACTTCAGAAATATTTCTACATCCAACATTACTGACAGTAGTACCACGACTCTTTGGATTGACGATAGGATGGACTACTTTAAATTTGTTGGTGGATTAGATGACTATATAAGGATGTATCAAAATAAGATTCTATTTCTTGTTAGAAGTTCGACAGCATTAAATGTTCTACAAACAAGAGTAAGTACATCTGGCGTACTGGATTCTTATGATGGCTTTGTTCTTAAAGTGGATGGCACTCAGCTTTTTGGATCTGGGGCAGCAGCAACAGATGTAGAATTTGATCGCATGGGTGTTGGTGCATTGCGTGTCAATGCCGGTATTGCCAACTATACACAAGCTGCATTAAGTGTCAGTAATCAAGTTATCGTCACCGTTGAAAGTGGTTGGAATATATACCACCTCTTAACGGAAAACACGACTATCAAAAATCCAAACAGGAGTGCAGTTGGAACAGAACTACGTTTTATCATCCAGCAAGCTGCGGCTGGTGGCCCATTCACCGTAGCATTTGGTAATAATTATCTCCTTGCTGGAGATGCATTTACCATGACGGGAACCGCCAGTTCTGTTGATGTTATTACCTTTATATATAATTCTAGTGTTGGTAAATGGGTAGAAATATCTAGAACTCAAGATGTGAGATAAATGAAAAGGAAGTAAATTACCATAAATGGCCTATGCACATATAGATTACGAATTTCAAGTAGCGCATTTCTTCCATAAACAGATATTATGGATAAGTACGAATTGTAATGTCTACTTTGGAATGAAGGTAAATATTAATGATGAATGGAGTTATTGGGCAGGTAATGCAAGTCATGCATTAGCTACAGGACAACTATTGTCTTATTATGGCACAAGTGAAATATCTGCTCAAACTAACTACCTAACAACAACTAGAGATTCTAATGGTAAAGTATTAGGAATTCTACCTGGTATCTTTCAAGCTAAGTATGTAAGATTATATGTTGAAACTGGTGCTAATGTAAAAATTTATGAATGGAGACCATCTACACTATTTTCTGCTCATGAGATTATCACTGGTGAACTTCATATCACAGATCAACTTTCTGATGCTCCTCTAATCAGAGTTACAAAATCAAGCATTGATAGAATAAAAATAGGCAATCTTTATGGAACTACATATGGTCTGTCAGGATTTGATGCCAATTCAGCTACTATATTTGAACTTTCCAACACAAGAAACCAAATTGCTGGATGGGATTTAACTGCTACACAACTGACTAAAAATAATGCAATTATATGTAGTTCTGGTAAGATAAAACTAGGTTCTGGAAATAATATAATAAGACTTGATTCACAGAATACAACATATAGAATATGGTCAGGGCATGATAATCCTGCTAGTGCTCCATTCAGTGTAACTAAAACTGGTAGTATACGAGCAGATCAGGGGTTAATAGCAGGATGGGATGTTACATCTTCACAATTAAGTAAGAATGCAGTAATACTTTCAAATGCTGGTAAAGTAAAAGTTGGTGCTGGAAATGATACTGTTGTATTAGATTCTCAAGATGCTACTTATAGAGAATGGATAGGGCATAGTAATCCTGCCAGTGCATTATTCAGAGTCACTAAAGGTGGAAAATTATATTCAACCGGACCTGAAATTACAATTAACACAGCAAGTGGTTTGATTATTGACTCATTGCAAGGTCTGATTATTACAGCAAGTGCAGGATTAACAATCAGACAAGGTGGGGATATTACTCTTGAAGCTGGTACTGCTGGAAATAAGTCTATTATTTATCTATATGATGGTAATGATATCACACCTAGCGAAATTAGATTTATAAATAATGCTAAACCTAATAAGTATTGGAGAATAGTTAAATCTAAAGCTCTACATAAGTTAGCAATAGGTCCATCAGCAAGTTTAGTTGCAACAAGAAATAGTCTTCTCAGTTTAGGAGCAGTAGCAACTAATTATAGAACTAGAACTTTAAATTTAGAAGCATCAAGATTAATAGAATCTAAAATTGATGGTACAAGTATCACCACATTCACTAAAAGTTATGTCAATCTAAAGAAGCCAATCCATAGCAATATTGTAAGAACGGAAGCATCTTTAAACTTCTCTTCTTATATTAATAATGCTCTTAGACTATATATTGAGAAGTCTGGTAGTACTTGTTTTAAGACAGATAAAGTAGGAACACCAGTACGATTGAATAGAAATGGTCAACTTACTCTAAATGCATCAGTAAATATTGCTTCGCCTGTTTTCAGATCATTTTACAAGAAGAAGCAACGATTCACAGTAATTGGGAATGGTTCATATAGCCAAATTTACAACTATAGAAAATGGGATGACAGTTCAGCAACTTACATAGATAATACGACTAAGAAGATAAAGGTCTTAACAATTAGAGATGACACATTTGATCCTTTTGATAGAATTGATCTACCATCGAACAGTCGTGGAATATTAGAAATTTCATTAGCAGCAACAGATGCTAATCCAGATATATCAGGCATTTTTACAATCACAAAATCATCTGTAGTCAATATACATTCAACAATAGGTTCATGCCTAAATAGTTCTAAATTAAGACATATCAATGTTTTAGACAAAGGAACTTTTGTGAGAATAAGAAATGCATCTGCCCTTGGTGACAGATATAAATTAGTGGCAAATTATTTTTATGCAGATTAGGAGGTAACAGCTTGGCAAGTTATTCGAGCGGGTCGGCCAAAATCAAAATCGGATCAGCAATTGTAATAGGTAGTAATACACAATTTACTACTTATGTTAGTGCAAACTATGTATTCAAGTTGACTAATGAGGGAGTATTTTATACTATTGCAGCAGTTTATTCTGCAACTAAATTAGTCTTATCCTCACGATATGCAAATACAAGTTATCAGACTGCCAGAACAGAAAATGTGGCAAGTGCTAATGCTGCTACTAATATTTATTCAGGTACATTATCTTACAGACCAGTCATTCAAACTAAAGCTGTCATCAATGCAAGTGAAAGATTTGCTGATGATGGTGCAGGTACACTTACTGGTACTCAAGGTGGAACTGGTACTATAGATTATGATAGTGGATTATTCTCAATTACTTTAGGCAAAGTTCTTACTGATGGATATAACTTATCTGCTTCTTATTTTTCAGGCGATACCTTAACTGGGCAGTCTTATCAGATATTTAGAGATTATACCCCCTATTATAGATTTCCAGAAGCCGCTCCTACTGATCAGAATCTATCTTATATTTATACTAAGTCAATGAGAATGATAGACCAAGCTATTCATGCTATCACAGTGGCTAGTGTAAAAGTAAGAACAGCTTCCATTACAAACGCTTCTATACAAGATCTTACACATAGAGGATATAAATCTCAAATAGTAACTGTTGCAACAAATTATAGTGCTACTCATCTTGATAGTACAGTAGTTTTCAATTTGATACCAGCAAATAAGAAATTGACGTTATTTACTACAGGTGCAAAGAATATAGGAAGAGAAATAGTTGTAGTTAACACTTCAGCTACTTATGACGTAACTGCTACTTGTAAGGTAGTAGGTGACTCAGTAGAAGGAGCTAGAAGTGTAAAACTAACAGGTCAATATGATGCTGCGACATTAAGATGTGTTAAATCAGGTCTTTGGGTGGTTATATAGTTTATGTCTGACACAATGATTGGTGGAAGAAAAGTAAATAATATTAATACAGTATTAGGTGCTTTAGGGTCTGATCCAACATATCTAATTATAGATACAGAACAAATCCTTTCTGCTGATTTAGCTTTCCCTTCAACGTGTTATCTAGCATTTAGAGAATCAGGAAAGATAAATACCAATGGTAATACATTAACAATATCCTCTCCTGCTCACATAATTGCTTCTCCAAATCAGCAAATATTTACAGGGACCGGAACAGTAAGTTTTACTAACCCTGGCGAAATTTCAAGTTTGTGGTTTGATGCAGATCCATGGGATTCACTAGATAAAGCTGTTTCAGCTTTAGAAGCTAGTAAAGGGGGGACTGTGTTAGTACAGCCAACCGTTTACGATGCAGACAAGGCCATTACAGTATCTTGTAATTACCCAATCAACCTAATTTCTAATATGCAAATAAAAGTTCCTACTTGGTTAGGAACTGCTTACACTCAAGGATATATAAGACCAAGAACGGGAATTGCTGGAGGATCTCTTATAGAATATGTTGCTCCTGATGTCGCTAATAGATATCGTCATGGGGCTGGTCTAATAAGAGGTCTTCTGTTTCTAGATGATTCCGATTTAGCTAATGCAACTATTGAAAGTAGAAGAGTTGTAGCTGTTGAAGCTGCTTTAAAGTTGACAGATTTTGATCATGGAAGAGTAGAGAATTGTGGATTCCATTATATCAAAGGTAGTGCTATCAAAGTTGACAGAGCAGTAAAAGGAAATATAAAAGATTTTGCTATTGAATATTGTGGAGATACATCACAACCTTCTTTGTGGTTAAATCCACAAAGTTCATCTAATATTCCACAATCAATGGTAATTGAGTTAGGTAAAATTGAACACTGTTTTAATGATGATTATCTAGCTATAGATGCTGATTGTGAGCGCATTAAGATACTTGCTATTGGTTTTGAATCAGGAAATACTGATCCTGCAAATGCATCTTGTCAAATCTATATTGATTCTGATGGAAATGAGACAAAGATGATAGGGTGTCACTTCAACAAAAATGGTGCTTTACATCTGAATATATCGGGTAATGGGAATCAACTTGATAATTGTTCATTTAGTGGGGATAATACAAATGGGAGAATAACGTGGTCAGGTGTCTATGGAACTCTTTCTAACTTAGTTTTAAGGGGGGCATCTAGTAATATAGGAACACAGATCACAGTTTCAGGGGGGTACAGCCAACTAAACGACATAAATGTAGTCAATGGAGGCAACATGGTTCTGAGTGGTCTATATATAAATGCCTCAAATATAATGTTGTATAATTTAGACACTACCGAAACTCATGCTCTCAAGATAGCCCAGGAAGACATTACAGTTTCATCTGCTACTATAATGGATACTAATAATGATGTGGGAGGTGTTCAAATTTCTGATAACTATTCTTCTTTAGTAAATTCCAAAATAAGAAATATAGGGGCAGATGCAGGAAATACAGCTAATGGAGTTGATACAACTGTAGGAGAAGTGACTGTTAGAGGAAATGATATTCTCACTATAAGAGGAACAGGTGTACCAATAGTCATCTCACATACAACAAATATTGTTGAAGCTAACAACGGATTCATAACAAAAGCAAGAGGATTAGCTACAATAGCAGGAGCAAATACTTCTGTAGTAGTTACACATGGAATGAATGTCACTCCTACTGATATCCAATGTACATTCCAGACAGCCCCGACAAATGCAACTTCTATCTTCGTGACATCTATTGGTGCTACTACATTTACCATAAATATTAATGCAGCTCCAGGTGGGGCAGATGAAGACTATATTTTATGGAGAGCAGAAAGAGTCGTAAATTAGTAGATATTATATATACGTATTACTCAGCAAAAAATTTTATAAAAGGAAGTGTTATTTTATTTAGAAAGTGGTAAAAATAATGGCAAATTTCATTCAAGCAGCAGAAAAAGTATTAGATATAGAAGGTAAATATTCTAATGATTCAAATGATTATGGTGGAGAAACTAAATGGGGGATTGCTAAAAAATATTACCCAGAAGAAGATATACCTAACGTGACAAAAGAACGTGCATTAGAAATATATAAAAGAGATTATTGGAATAAGTTTCAAGGTGACTTAATTGACAATCAACAAATTGCAGAGGAAATGCTTGATATTGCTGTGAATATGCATTGGACTAGAGCAGGAATGTTTCTTCAAGATGCAATAAATCATTTAGATAAGGAAAAAGAAGATCAGCTTAAGGTTGATGGTCTTATTGGACCAAAGACTATAAAAGCAGTAAACAGTCATCCATACCCAGACGCAATAGTGAAGCATTTGAATGTATGCCAAGGTGAGCATTACCATAAACGTCTTCACGAAGATACTTCACAAGAAGTATTCTATAGGGGTTGGTTAAGGAGAGTATAAAACATGCAATGGCAAGATGTAGCAAGTTCAGTAGCAAAAGCTGCCCCCATCCTTGGTACGGCGCTAGCAGGCCCTTTAGGTGGTGCAATAGGAGGTCTAGTCTCAATTCTCGCTAGTCAGTTTGGACTAACTCCAGAAGAGACTACGCCAGATAAGATAAATTCACTATTAATGACAGACCCTAATGCTGCTGTCAAACTTGCTGAAATAGATGCAAATTATAAAATAGAATTACAGAAGATAATACTTGAGCAACAGAAATTAGAGATACAGATAGAGTCTGCTGAATTACAAGATACTGCTAATGCGAGACAGAGAGAAACTGAAGTAGTAAAGGCAACAGGGCAAAAAGATACAAACCTATATGTGCTTGCATGGGTTATAGTAACAGGATTCTTTGCTTTAACAGGAACATTAATTTTTCATGCAATTCCTCTTGGTCAGAATGAAGTGGTATTTATGCTTTTTGGTGGTTTAGTATCTGGTTTCTCTACAGTATTAGGTTATTTCTTCGGAAGTTCTAGGGGGAGTGCAATAAAGTCACAACTTCTAGCAACGGAAAATAACAAAAAGTCAAATAAAACTAGCTAGGATTTCTCCTAGCTAGTTTCTTTATCCAATAATTTCCTTTATTTCTGTTCTGGAAATATTAGGATTTGTTTTTATTAACATAGCAATGTCATTAGCCTTTAGTGTGCAATCCTTAACTTCAATATGAACTGGATTATTCAATGCTTCTGCTAGGCAACGAACAGCAATAGCTAAATTAGTTATTGCCTTCAATCTGTCTTCAGTTTGAACAGTTACTTCAACTTTTCCAATCTTAGTCTTCTCTTTCATTGTATATTACCCCTATATTACCAATAAATACTTCTTTATCTTCAGGTTTTACTATTTGATTTGGTGAATCTAGATAAAGTATATATCCATTACCATCAATTGCACCCTCTGATATAAATAGCAAAGTAATGTTAGGAGAAAGTACTAGATTACTTTTCATTACTTGAATGGTATCTATTAATAGGTTGACTGGATCTTTCTTAACTCCCAATATCTCGATTGCATGTTGAAAACTTTTATAAGAACCAATATGCCTAGAATTAGATGTCTTGAAAATCATTACATCGGTCATTTTTGCTCATTACTCTCTTTTTCTTGGTTTTTCATACTTGATTCAGCAATCGTATAAATGAACTCCTCCATGTCTTTTTTTGATGGAGGATTTGCCATAAACTCTTCATTTGGATCAATTTGAAAACTTGTTTTTATACTATTAAAAAAGTTGTTTATATCTACTCCATAAGAACAAGTAGCTATAGGTTTGCAAGTTGATCTCATTTTTTTGTTCCCAAAGATAACCCCATGAGTAAGTAAGCATCTTTTTGCCTTATAAAAAATACATTCGTTAACTTTATATGTACTATCTGGAATAAGTTGGACCAAATTAATTACACCTCATATCATAATATGTGCACCCTTCAATTTTATGAATTTGAATATGGCATTCTTCACACACAGTTTTACATTTATCTATATCTGCACTTTCTAATGGTTCCCATTTTATTCCTTCAATATGATGACAATGTAAAGAATCTTTCCTACTACATTTAGTACAAGTCCAATTATCTCTGGCAAAAACTAACTGTCTTAGTTCTGCTTGAACTTCTCTAGTAAGATCTTCTGTTTGAAATTTATAATAATCTCTCTGTCTATAGATTGGACAGAGATTCTTGCATTCACTTGAACAATAAAAATGATGTTCACCACTTAAATCTCCATTTATTGCTCTTATTCTAGATCTTACACTTGTTCTAGTGGGTGTATACCATTTTCCACAGTAAGTGCATTTAACTTGTAGTAATCTTTCATCTTTTGAATCTCTCTTTACTTCTTCACACCAACTTATTTTATGAGAATAAGTATCATAAATTGGAACATCTTTTTCATTTACTCCACCCTTCCAAGCTGGAGAGTTGGAACCTAAATTTATTTCTCGTAATTTTGCTTTTGTAAATGCAGAATGCTTTTTTCCTTTATTAGCTTCACTAAGTTTTCTACGTGTTTCCTCAGAAAATATTCTATCCTTTAAGACTTTTCGTAATCTATTTTTAGTTTCTTCAGAGTGGTGTCTACCTTTTTGATTACTTGGTTGGCACTTTCTCTCACAGAAAAGTTTAAAACCATACGATGAAGCTAAAAATTCCTCACCACAAGTTTTGCAGGAATCTACCAATTCATATTTATTCCTATGCTCGTTATACCAACAACCAGTTTTATTATTGAATCTCAACTTCGCAAGATTATCCCAACATAATTTCATCTAAATACTTGTATCTTTCCTTCTTGAAAAATCAGAGATCTTCTCATAAAGTTCTTGAAGCATGTGAACATCTCTTTGACAATGATCAACTATAAAATTTAAACTGTCTTTATCACCTTGTAATGCTTTTATCCATATTGCAGGTTTAATAGGAGTCTTATAGCTTGGTCCTACTAATGTTTCATATGCCGTTTCTAAGCGATTAGAATGCAGTTTGAATTTGTGCTTAACAATATAATAACAATCTGTATGTAATAATGAACCAAATACCCCAAAAGGTAAATTATGGACTACTGCCCTACTTCGAGTATACGGAATGTCAAATTTAGTACTATAATACCCTATAACTCGATCAAACCGTTTTAGATCTTCTATACATGATTTTACTACATTTTTATCCAAATCAGTTTGTAAATCCTCTTTTGTAACACAATCACTATAAATAATATCACTATCTGCATCTTTGATGCAATAGCATAAAATTATTCCGAATGAACTGGTTAAATTAGATGCCTCTATATCAAAATAACCGACTTTCTGATCAATTGGTAATTTATCCTTACCTGCTTCATATTTTCTTCCTTTTAATACTTCTGTTTCGTAACATCGAAAGTGTTCTAAATAAGACATTGAATGTTTGCATTTATGATTTGCAAGCCATATAATCTCTTTCTTGTTTAGTCGATGTACTGGTGCTCCTGACAATTATATTATCATCCTCCCTATTTTCCTCCTCAGCTTCTTTTAAAGATTTCTTAAGTGCTTCTATAATCATATCAATTATCTCTGCTTTCTCAAAAGAATATCTATAATTCTCTAATGTAACATGTTCCTTTAGAAAATTAGAAGTGATAGTTAAATTTTTTATTAGTTTGTTTACAAGTTTGTCTGTTAATTTATTAGAATAATCTTCTTTAATTTTCTTCAATATACCATCTAATTTTGGAGTTGGGACTGGTGCTGTAGGATGCTTAAGACCTTCCTCAACTTTCTTTAAGAATAATTTTGTGTCTTTTTTATTTAAAGTAACCATATTTTTTAATATTGTAAGCGGGGAGATAGCAACGAGCTATCAACCTCCTGCTTGGAAAGCAAGTCCTTTACGTTAAGTCTATCCCCGCATATTTTATCCCCAAGGCAACTTTTCTGTCACAAATCCCGCAGCCGACTTATGACCACCACCCTTATACTTCTTTGCTATTGCTGACACATCAATTGTAGTATCAATTGTATACAAAGAAACAGCATATTTTCTACCATCAAATACATATGCAATCATTATCTGATAATCTTTTGACCTTGAGTCAAATACCTTAACATTTGATAATCCTCTATTAAGAACGACACAATTATATCCTTCAAATGTCATAGGAAAGGCATATTGTTTACAATATAGTTCATCTTCTTCAGATATGTATTTTAGTACTATATTACCTTCATCAACTATACTCTGAATATACTCAATATATTTTTCTACAGTAAGATCTATATACTTATGAAAATGAACTTTCCACTCTTCACTATTTGGTTTTGTGTCAAGTAATCTCATTCCATATTGGAATGGCAAAGTTCTATCATCAGTAAAATCATATACATCATACCTTCCTAGTAATTTAACAGTTAGAGGAATTTTCCGTTCTGGGAAGAGATACTCCCACGTTAATTCACAACCTGATTTGCCAATCTCACGTATTCCATTAATATTATTAACGATAGTGTTAATCGTGCAAAAGTCTATATTTGATTTATGATGATCTATCCAAACAACATTCTTATTTATTTCCCATAACTTAAGCATTTGATTAAGTGGCTGTAAAGCAAAGTCAAGAATAAAAATCTTATCTTCCTTAGCAATTTCCTCTAGATTATAATCATTCTTGTAATCCATTTCTAACATTTTGCAGTCAGGATATTTATAGTTTACTATTGCAGCAGCACATTTTCCATCTAGATCATTATGATAAATACAAAGCATTTTTTACCTCGTAAAATATTGCCCCACTTGTTAGTGGGGCTATTTACACTAATTACTTACCTTTCTTTGTTTGCTTGGTTTGTTTCTTAGTATCTTTTCCCTTGTCTTTCTTTCCCATAATCTTCACATTACCTCCTTTCTAGTTATTTTACTATGTCAACTAATCCCCATTCAAGAGCTTCATCTGCTGTGAACCATGTTGTATAATTACATTTATTTTCTACTTCTTGTTCTGAAAGATTGGAACTATCTGAAATTAGTTTATTATATCTAGCATCAACAATTGCAAACATTTCTTGCTGTGCTCTAAGATCATCTTTTGTTTCTTCAGAAAAGAGTTTAAACATCTTTCCTCTATGAAGCATAAATACTGTACCTTTTGTTGCAATTCTTTTTCCTTTATCTCCTACTATAAATACTGTAACTGCTGCACTTGCTACTATACCGTTTGCCTCTGTTGTAATTTCAAATCCATCTTTCTTTGCTGCAAGTAATACATCCGAAAGTCCTAATCCGGCAAATACTGATCCACCACCTGAATTTATATAAATATACAATTTTGTTAATTTCTTATACTTTGCTATGTTAATTGTATTCCATAAAGATAATGTATCATTTGTATCAATTCCACTCCAAATTGGAATATAAACAGTATCACCTAACTGGAATGTAGGTGGTTTAAACTCAGGTTCACTATATGGAATTTGTTGTGTCTTAACTATCTTATCTTTTTCAATATTTACATTACTATCATTAGCTGACTCAACTGTTATTTTAACATTGTGTGTTGTACCAGGAATTCCTTTTTGGGTGTTAAAGGTTGCACATGCACCAAAAATAAATAAAAATGAAACCAAGAAAATAAGAATTTTATACATTCATAATTCACATCCTATTTATACTATCTTAAATAAAAGATTATATTACTATTACAATAATGTATGTAGTCTACATGTAAGTTTTTACTTGCAAAATACTCTAAAATACTATCTTCTATTTTCAACCAATTGAGGAATTCCTGTGTAGCTTTATCTTCATTTTTTCCCTCAAACTGTATTTCTACCATTTTCATTTCCCACATCTCAACTTTGCTAATTGTTCTACATAACCATACAAATGAAGACCTTTGCTACTAGCAATTATTTCCCCACTTGCAACTCCGATTTCATCTGCCATATATTTCTGAAGAATAGCAATAGCTGCTAAATTTGGAGCCATCCCTGACCATAAATCCCATGAACGGAAGTAAGGATAGAAAATGAGCATTTTATCCTTTACTCTCATATCAATATGTCTAAGACATGGAGGATCATCTAATCCACAATCTGATGGTTGCCCAATTTGGAGAATAGCTTGATTTGTATTTGGTGTATTCTTCAAAACTTCAATAAAATGTTCAATCTGATCAACTCTAGTAAGTCTCCATAATTCTTCATGAGAAGATATCTTTGTTATACTTGAGCCAGCAATTATCTTTGTAGACATAGGTGCTCTTGTTAATCTTTCTCCATAGGTATAATCTTCACTTTTCTTTTTTAGATCTGTCATAATATATGGAAGATACTGTTCTATATATCCCTTCGCTACTGGGTTAGGAATACCAAGATGTTGAGGAATTTCTGGAAGCATAGTGTCATAAGGTTCCGAATATGGATGACTAATGCAAATAGTTATCCAATCAAATTCAAGTCTGGTTTGCCCAACAAAAGAACCTTGTTGGATCACATATCGAAAACCTACTTCCTGAACTTTACTCACACATTGGAACCAAGAATCTGGGATTGTAGTTGCTTCTATAGTTGTTATTATCATTTGTATATCTCAATATAAGAAACTATCTTTTGCCAATTATAAGAGTCATTTGTAAATGGTGAATCCAAGACTCCATAATAAGGATTATAGAATTTACCATTATTACATAAAATCCAATGACTACCCTCTTTGATTCTATTCTTCCAAGTATATTTTATAATAGCTAATTTTGGAAGTTTTCCCTTTGATCTCTCTAATCTATCTGAACATTTAATGTTCAGTTTATTTAATGCTTTTATTAAATCGTTACCACTAGTGTCTCCCTTTTTATCTACTACTTCAATAGCCTTTTCAACTGTGATTCCAGCTAACATTGCAACACATGTCTGCCCACAAGTATAATTAGTAGGCTGTTTAAGTATTTTCATCCGTTTCTTCTATATAATCTCCTAGTCCTTCAAATATTAATTGCTTTTCTGATAATCTTTCTTTTAGCCGTAAATATTTTCTAGTTCCAAAAGGAAATCCTGGCTTTGGAATTTCCCTACGAATATGTGCATAGGGATCTCTTTCAATTCTTTCTGTTTTAGACAAATTGATATTATCACTCCTCCATATTTACATTTAACAACGTGTCGCCTTTCATAAAAGGCTTATGAACTTTCCATGAATTTGTGTTAATAATTATTCTATCTATTTCATTACCTTCCATATTTGATATAAGGATTCTATAATCCTTATTATTTAATGCTTTTACTTCATTCAAAGTAAGAATTTGTCCACCTAAAAAATAGGTTCCACTAGTTTTAGAAATGTGACTATCTAAATCATTTTTACCACGTTCTCTAGTTATAAAATAAAATCCAAAAGGAGTTGCTCCATGACGTTCTTTTATTGCTGTAGACATTTTAATAGCTTCTTTAACATTCCATGATTCTATTGGTTTTTCTGTTATTTCATCAAAAAAAGTACCAGGGCTACAAAAAACTACAAAATGCTTTTTCATTATTTTAACCCCGCTTAAATAGTTATTCCTTTAATATTCACAACTTCCAGTACTACACTTAGTATCTTCAGTAGACATATTCTGGGTAGATTTATCATCTAATACATATTTCTTTATTTTGTCAAAAGATACATTATTTAGAACTTGATCTTCCTTACTTCCATCTCTATAAATTGTAATACCTTTTACATCATATAAAAACTCAAGTAGCAAATCATTAAGATCATTCTTATTCATATCTTTGGGACAATTTACTGTCTTAGAAATTGCATTGTCTAAATATTTCTGTATTGTTGTCTGTATTTCCAAATGATCTGTAGGAGTTAAATCATAAGTATCTATTAGCCAATCTGGTTTTTCTGATTGACCAGACAAAATCAATTCTTTCAATTTAGGGTGTACATATAATCTTTCTGAAACTCTATCCTTTCTCATATAAGAGAGTGAAAAAACAGGTTCTATACCTGAAGATACGTCACATAATAAAGATGATGTACCTGTAGGTGGAGCAGCAATTATACAACTGTTTCTAATACCAAACTTCTTAATATCAATCCTTATTTTAGGAGGTAGTTTTCTAATGAAAGATGCATTACAATACTCATTTTTAGAAAACTTTGGAAAAGTACCTTTCTCATCTGCTATTTTTATTGATTCTTGATATGCGATATTTCGTATAAATCTAAATAATCGTTCTACTTCTAATAATGATACCTCACTACCGTATCTTATTTCTTTCATCATAAGATAATCGTGAAGGCCCATTACACCTAAACCTAATCTTCTGCTATCTTTTGCGGTTAACTCAACTTCCTTAATTGGATAAAAATTGACATCTAAAACATTATCAAGAAATCTAACTCCATGTCTTATTGATGTTTCTAACTTTTTCCAATTAGTATTTTTAGAATTAGGATATAAAAAGTTAGGTAGTACTATACTACCTAAACAACATGCCCCTGATGCCGGTAAAGGTATCTCACCACATAAGTTAGTAGATGATATTCTCTGAAAATAGAATGTATTATTTCTATAAAGATTATGAGTATTTATAATACCAGGATCTCCATAGTTAAGCATACTTTCTAATATTTTATCCCATATTTCTCTGGCTTTTACTGTTCTTACTACTTGACCGGAGAATTGTAAATTCCAATCCATATCATTCTCTACTGCATGTAGAAAATTCTCATCAACTGCTACTGATAGATTCACATAAGGTAATTTTTTATCAATCTTCTTTGCATCTATAAATTCAAATATTTCTGGGTGGTCTACCTTAACCATTGCTAAAAGACCACTTCTTCTTTGACCCCCTGTTTCAATAGTTCTAGCTACTGCATCAATAGCAGTTATAAATGACATCATTCCAGATGAATGTCCACCCTTACTTTTAAGTGGTCTACCTTTTTCTCTTAATGGAGAGAAATCAATACCAATTCCAGCACCATAAGACCACATTATTAATGCATTTTTAATTGTATCCCCAATAGCTTCTATTGAATCATTAATAGAAAGACATACGCAATTAAGCATTGATTGTTTTGGTAATCCTGAGTTTCTTAATATTCTTCCCCCAGGGATAAATAACATATTAAATATTTCTTCTGCAAATATATTTTCCCATTTAGTTGACTCTTTCTCTTGTAAAGAAATATATTTACCCACTCGTCTTGATAATTTTTCCCAATCCTCATTTTCATGAAAATATCTTTTCTCTGCTATCTCTCTAGCATTATCAGATAGTTGCAAAAATCATTACACCTCCACCGTATCTTCAGCCTTAATATAATATGTTATATTACTTGCTTTTTCCAAAGCAGAAGGCTGAACTGCTGTACAAAAAAGAAATCCGTTATCTAATGTTTTTATTACATAATAAAACTTATCTGCATTCTTTAATTTTATTTTCGTATTTTTACTTAAATCTACTTCTCTACTATCAATTATGTCAAAATCATTGAAAGAACTGAAGAAATCTCTTTGGGAGCATAAATGGTAATAGGTCTCTTGTTTATCATCTTTAGATATTTCTGTATACTTATATATGACTACATTCTCCCCTGAGTACCCTCCTATGAGATCAGCAGTGGATGATAAGATACCGACTACATATACTTCAATTCCAATACCACTTTCACGCACACCAAACAATTTCATTAATGCAGAAACATGTTTACAATTTTTTAATTTCATCTAGCACCTCATAGTCACCATACCATTGGTAAAAATCAGAAACTGTACAAAAAGCGTGAGAACTTCCATAATCATCACGATGACTTTTGTAAAAGATCAAACTACCGATTATTGACAAAACTTCTATTGTATTTACCCCCACCATATGAAGGGATGCATTAGCATATGCCGTTTCTCCCATTGTGATATATTCATATCGAATTTTCAATGGAAGAGTGATATTCTGTAATTCTTTTAGTTTCACTTCATCTCTCCTATACAGTCACATATAAACTTCCATGAATCTGCTCTTACCATTCTCCAATCTTCATCTAAGTTTTGATTCCATGGTTTATTCATTATAAAGCATACACAATCTGTCTTATTATAGTAATCTATTAAAGTTTCTGCTTTATCATCTATTACAATGTTAGCGTCTAAGGACTTAGCAATCTCTGATTTACTATCATCATATTCTAAAATAAGAAGGACTTTATCTAACCCTATCTTATTTAACATATTTCTTGTATGATCATATAAATATAAAGGTCGGTGGGATAATATATAAACATCATTCTTTTCCAAAAGTTTCAAAATAGTAGAAACTGAATCTTCAATTATTGGAACAATGGGAGAAGCTAAAGTCTTATTTATACAGTCTCTTACTATCTCCCTATCAAGATTATAACATTTCTCCACATTATGTTCACTTATATAATTCCAATCAAATTTTCTATTGTAAATCTTTTCTAATCTTTTTATTATTTCATGAGATGTGTCTATAACACAATCATCCAAATCTGTTATTATATTCAACTCTTCTTACCACCGTGTCTGAAAGGTCTAGTTTTATTATAAGCATGTTTACGTTCTATAGCTGATTGTATATCAATGTGTAATTTTCTACAGCTATCAAGTGTTCTAATGATAATATCAGCCATTTCTTCTTCTATACAGGAAAGAGGTATAATATCTATCAAGAACATATCTGATGATTTATCACAAGGAGTATGTAGTCTATTATTTCGCCATGCTTCATGAAGTTCACTTATTTCATCGTGTAAATTATTACATGTCCTTTCAATAAAAGCATCTTCCTTTTCTTCATCTGAATGCCAACCTTTTTCCCAAGCAAGCTGATATACTTCATCAGCTATTTGATTTATTGTGTTCATCAAAATATTCTAAATGATCCTCCACAAGTTGTGATAAAATAAAAGTATAATTGCTGTCGTCTATATGTCTACCTAACAAACCTTCACCTGATTCTTGTTTACCTGTCTTAATGAAAGTCAGTAATGAAAAGAGATGTTTCAGTTTATAGATCATAGCAATTGTATATGGAGTTATAGGTGCTCCTTCTAACAACATTGCAATGATACGAAAATTTGCATAGGCATCGCTTTCTGCTTTACCAGCAGTATAATCATGTCCTTTTCCTAGTAAAACTTTTGACTGTTCTTCAGTGAACTTTTTAAACTCTTCTTGTCTGTCTTTTACAGACATCACCTTTTTTAGCATTAACCTTAATATTTTTCTCCTTAATCAGTACAAGTTTATTATTCTTGAATTTAAATCTTTTTGTTACTCCTTGATGGCGACCCCACTGTAAACTTCCATCATCCCATGATGCTTGTTCAACTATATCACTATATGCTGCTCTACATTCTGTAATACTCCAACCACATTGAATTAACTTGAAAACAGATAAGCAACATTTGAATCCATTCTTTTCAGCAATTCTAATATCTTTTAATGCCTTTTTTAATTCTTCACCAGAAATACAAAAGTCCATAGATTACTCCTCTGAATTATCATTTATAAATCAAACTTATCTCTTTCACTTTTTAAAGCAATTGTTATCTCAATTCGTCTAATATCTTGTTTCCTAAATGTTGTCTCCCCATCTTTGTGGCGCATTACAAATACCCCACTATTATCTCTCCCAAAAAACCATTTATAAAAGTTTCGCCAAGGTCGAATTTTATGTTGATCATAAGGAACAGACCACCGTAAAATTCTACCATCAGAAAAGAGAATATCTAATCTATTTTCTTTTGTGCCAACTTCTTCTTTAATTTCTATTTTCTTCTTTCCCCACATATTTGCTTTCCTCTATCTGCTTAAATAGATTAAACAATACTTCGACATCCATTACAACAATGGGTTTTTCTCGATTTCGTTTTATAAATAATAACCAATCAGTACCTTTCTTCTGGTTAGACTTAGCTTGTTCAACATAAGCAGCGAGATCCCATTTTTCTTGATTTTTACATTCTATACTATATGGAAATCTCTTTCCAGCCTCTCCAATAAGAACAATATCTGTTCCTGATTGTCCCATCTCACGAGATCTTATTAGTTCATCTTTTCCCCAAGGAATACCTAATAACTCTGATATCTTAGTCGCTATATACTTCTGTAAATTTCTTCCTTTAGCTTTCCTACTAGAAATTTTAATACCTTTTTTACTCATTATTTCTAAAATCCTTACACTTCAACTTAGTTATTATTCTATTACCACTTCTTGTTTGAAGTTCTACTTCAGGTCTAGCCACAACACCTTCAGCTTCAAAACTTCCCCAAGTAGACTGAAATCCTTTTTTAACTAGTTCAACCATATTAAAAAGAGTACCTAATCCAATAATAGGAACAACTTCAATTCCTAATTTTGAAGCTAGATCTACTACATCCTTCCTTTGTAACCACCAATTTTCTATCTTCACATCAAATAAAACAAAACTCTGATCCTGTCTATAGTTTCCCCCACCTTTTTGAATCTTTGCACCATAACCCTCACCATAAAGACAAACCGAAGCATCAAACATGGAATCAAACACTTCAAGTTTAAACATCTGTTGAAGCTTATTTACTAAAAATGCAGGTATTTGGGCATTATCTGTCTTACCACCAAAAGTAAGTATTTTATTTTCATTATTCCACATCACTCTAATATTTGTACCATCTACCTTTTCAGTGAAAATCCACATATTATTAGCTAGATATTCAAATTCAGATTGAGACCACCCACCATCAATAATAGTCTTAAATTTAGTAGATATATCACGTTTGAAGACAGTATTAATTTTAGGATATTCAGTCATATGTTAATCTCCCACACATCCTTATGCCCATTAGTCCATGTTCCACAGTTATAATATTCAAGTTCACCTCTAACAGCATGATCTAACTGATGAGTATGCCCTGTTATAATCCGCTTTATCTTTCTATCATCCACATTATAATCATTAATATAATCAAAAGCTACATCTTGAAATGTTTTTGCATTGGCATACTTTCCATGACGTTTAATCCACATTTCAAATTTAAAAAATGGTATATCTATGTCAGACCAAATTCGTTTTTCCATCCAAGATACCATCTTAGTCATCCATCTACCAATAAAACCCTTTCCTTTATTTGCAAAATCAAATTGATGTCCATGCATTACTAATGTATCATTTATGATTAGTTTTTCACTAAAAGATTTACTAATCTTAGAATCATGGTTCCCTATAATATAAGCATATTTTTTTGCCTCTAAAATATCAATAAGATTCTCATACTTATCATAAATCTCACTATAATCATTCTCCCACAAATCATAAATATCGCCCACAAGAACTAAACTTTTATTAGGGATAGAAACTAAAAATCTTAGACATTCTAGCACACTCTCTTGAAAATCATCTTTTTTATCCCTCACTCCCAAATGTAAATCAGAAATAAAGTACACATAAACCACCTACTTTTAGTCAAATATTTGCCCATTGACAAATTTAACTACTTTCACCAAATTCACATCTATCTCTCTAAGTTTTACACTAGCCTCAAAAAACATTTGTTTACTTATCTCAGCTTCTTCCTTCCACTTAGAGTTAGCATCTGTTGTCCATTGCTTATCTGTTATTACTTCTATTATTCCAGCTTGGATGACAGCTTTAGCACAGTTAGTACAAGGAATACCATTAGTGTACATTCTACAGCCTGTTGTTGAATGTCCATTTCTAGCAGCTAAAAGTACAGCATTAGATTCTCCATGAGAAAAGAAGAAATATTTGTATGGTCTTTCTGTTCTACATTTTTCACACAATTTGTCCTTACATTCTTCTCTCCAACAATCTATTACACCATAAGGAAATGCATTATAACCTGTACTCACAATACTGTTGTCTGGTTTAACTATTACTGCACCTACATGAGTCTTGGGATCATGAGATCTCATAGCAATAAGATAAACAAGATTCATAAAGTATTGATCCCAATCTAATTTTTTCATTACTTCACGACTTCTCCTTTTATTAAAGGTTTTGGTCCTACTGGTTCAAACAATGAAAATCCAAAGAAATATACAGGAGCTACAATAGTCTCAAACAATACAATACCCCAAACAATATTACCCCAAATTACTTCATACTCAATATTAGAATTCTTTTTACTATCAGAATTCAATAAACCATAAGTATCATATTCTGTTCCGTTGATGACTTTCGTATCACCACAAGCACATATTAACAATGCTATTGCACACAATAAACAAATTAGTCTTTTCATATAGACTCCTTTATTCTTTTATATATACCTTAAATTCATCTATCCCTAACATAACACCATATTTCTTATTTCCAAATCTTCGATTATACTCATCCCAAATTAACCCATCTAAAATATTAGCTCCATTTTCAGCCCATATTGGATGGGTATGAAATACTATTTCAGTAAAATTACAGATAGGTAAAGGGTAACTCATCCACCCACCATCTAAAATATTATGAACTTCATATGAAGAAACACAAAATCCTTTTTCCATCCATGGATCATAAAGAAAATTCATCTGTGTTATTACATCTTTATTAAGATAATAGTTAGGTATTACTCTATAACCAATAGAACAGGAAGAAAGTAATATAAGTAAACACATTAATTTAATATATAACATTGATGTATTCTCTTTTTAATCGCCCCAACATGACTTGAATAAACATTGCAAATTCAAGTCATCTATATTCATTTATATATGAATGATAAAAAACATAAATGCTCAAACCCACTTTGTGAAAAGTACACTACAAACCCTAAATTTTGTTCTATGACTTGTGCAGCAATTTTCAACAATAAAATCCATAAAAAACGTAAAAGAAAAACTTATCGTTGCAAAATTTGTGACATTGAAATTCAAAGAAGAAAAACATTATGTGACATACATAATCCACAAGTTATTAATTGGAATCAAATAACATTAAGAACTATTTTAACTGACATTGAAAAACATGGTCCTTCCAACAGATATTCAAGAATACGAGCACAAGCTAAAATAATATACAAAAGATCCACCAGACCTAAATGTTGTGAACGTTGTGGGTATAAATTTCACTATGAAATATGTCATATAAAAGCAATTCATTTATTTGACTTAGACACAAGTATTACAGTGATAAATGATTTATCAAATTTAATTGCATTATGCCCAAATTGTCATTGGGAGATGGATAATGGTTTATTTATACCCACAACACAATCTATAATAAACCTTTAATCTTCTTCTACAGGTTTAATTTCATTAAATGAAACATCAAAATCTTTAACCTTTGATGGGCTAGGAAGTTTCTTTATAACCACTTCATCTGGATTAACCCAAGTTGCTACTTCAGCACGGAATGTTGTTGCTTTACGTTCACCATCACATTCCATATAACCTTGTTTTTCTTGTACACTAATCTTTCTGATCTCTACTTTTATACTAAGGTCTCTAAAACTCTTCACATCCGTAAAAATAGCTCTCTGCTTATCTTTACCCTCATAAAATCTCAAGGCTAAAGGCATTTTATAACGACCCGTAGTATCACTTTTATAAGATCCTGATGCTGCTGGTCCAAAAGTAACTTTCCAATTAGCTGGAACTGTTATTTTTCTTTCCTCGCCGTTATCATGCTCTATTAAATAAGTTTTCATCTCTTCTACTTTATTTTCTTTTTTCATATTTCTTTTCTCCTTTTCTAATATTCAACTTTTTGTTCACCAAGTTCAATAGTCAAGTTATACCCATTAATATCTAACATACAATTTTCTCTAGACGGAAATTCATTAAACCACACTTTTGCCAAACATACTGCAAACTTAGCTTTCTGAATAGCATATCGTACTTCATTTAATTCTTTCTTAAATTGTGCAATTTGCAAGTCAATTGTTTCAAGTTTTGATGTACTATCAAAGAACTTTATCTGTTGATTAATAAGTTGTTCAGAAGGAGTAAGTTTCTTTCCTGCTTTTTCTTTGTTAAGAACTGTTTCTATGCTAGGTAAAGAAGAAAATCCTTTAATCTTAATTTCAAACTTCTTTGCCATATAATAATCAGTAGATTCTAATTTATCAGTCGGTGGGGAATACCCATTCTTAGTCACGCCAAGATCCATCAGATATGTAACTTGTTCTTCAGTAAATCCTTCAAATCCTGAAGGAATCTCTACTTCAGGTACTACTAGATTTCTTCTATATTTTAAGAACTTAAGTGCTGCTTGAAGTTTCAACTCGAAAATAGCGTTTTTGAATAATGAGGTAGCTGAAGTATTCTCCTTTGCAATCTTCCTATTCATAATAGGAAGTTTGGTTAGATCTATATATACTTCTTCCTCCTTTAAAAGGAGAAGAGGAGTAATAAAGGCAGGCATAGTATCTAAAACTGCCTCAATAGGCAACTTTTCTACATTAAGCATCCCACTTTTAATAATTGTATAATTTCTCCACACAAAAGTTTTAAAGATATTGCTTTTAAATCCAAACTTTTTATAGTTATCTTTCAGTTTGATAGTACCAGGAACTCTAGATAGAATTGACAAATTAAGTTGACTCTTGTTCCATACAAGATCAGCCAACTTACATTTTACTCCACTTTCAGGTTCAAACTTTGGATACCCCTCTTTGAATACAGAAGGCACACCAACCTTTTTATAATTCATAAATTGAGGTAGAAGATACACATCACCCCTAGATGAAAGGTATTCAAGAAGATCAAGAACGCAAGGAGCATCATCTTGAGCTTTATAGTTGGTATTTCTACCTTTAACAAATCTTCTATTTGGATTAGTCACTGCATTCTTTATATCTTCTTCTGCAACCCCATACTCATCAACCGTAAAAGCATTATTTAATCTATCAAGCAGATACCTATCACCAAGAATACCTAGAACATCCATTGCTAAATCATTCTGGCATCTTTGAGAAAGAACATATGCAGCAGCATAGATACCTTTAATGAAATGATTGATCTTAGAAGTTGTTTCTTTAACATTAGATTCAGTAAGAGTTATTTCCTCATAATCCTTACTGGAGGGTTTAATTTTTGTTAATGTAAACAGCCAGTTCTTTCCTTTTGTGCAAGGAGTATACCAAATACCTCCCTCAACAGGATCTGACTTGTATACATTTATACCACCATTTACACTGAAAATGATTTCATCTTTGTTGGGAATTAAAGGAACATATATGCGGCCTACTGCATCCTTGCTTCTTTCAACTAATTCGGTTAGAGCTACAGCAAAGTTATTCAAATTACTAGCATGGATCAAAGATCCACCAAACTTTTCTGCCATCATAGACATAAGTTCTTTATTGTAGAAAGAACCATATCCAACTAGAAGGACAGAAGAAATCTCATAGCTAATATGGTTAATGGCTGAAAAGATATTGGAAATCTCCTTCTGATAATTAGAAACAACTGGATAGCCATCTGAAAAGAAGCACAATGAGAATCTTTCAGATATAGGTTTCAGATCTTCTATAACAGTTTTTGTTTCCGTTAATATTTCAGAAAAGCAAGTGAGATACAATGACGTATTGTTCTTTCTGATCATAGTTTCAAGGGAAACATAGTCGGCATTATCAGAGATTCTAAACCCTTTGACTATGAAATTGAACATTCCTTCTGTAGAAAACCATCCTAGTGTAATAGTGTCATTTTTAGGTAGTTGTTTTACTCTGTGAACTAGATCTTCTATTAAACCGGGGAGAGTATAATACATACTACCCGATCTATCATAGATCCAAACATGATTTGTTGGTTTAGGTGTAGCAATTTCCTCTTTTACATTTACTTCTTCTTGTTTCAAATACAAATCATCTCTAATCTTCAAATAACGCATAACTATTCTCCTTTCCCTTCATTAAATTTCAATATACCACCATCCCTTAGAATAATAAAATCCTTCCAAACCCTAGACCATTTTTCATTTTCATCGTTAAACCATAATGATTTTGTACCTAAACTTAATGGAAGACCTAAAGAAAATACTCCACACCCTTTAAATTCCCTTATAAAAGCATCTTTATTGAACTTATTCAAGAAACATTTGAAATGCAAACAGCTATTTGCCTTTTCACAAAAACCGTCAACTGGTGAAACATATATAGTAGTCACCATTGTTGGATACTGATAATCTATTGGTGAAATAGCAAATATATGTTCAGAGAAATGACAGATACTATAATAGACATTTCTCCATTTCTTACCTAGTTTGAAAATTAATCTTCCATCAACATGAGTTATTCCACAACTAATAATATTAGGTGCTTTTGATCTTTTATCAATTCGTTCTTTATCTATTTCCATTTATGTTTTATCCTTAGATATAAAAATCTTTCTAGTTACTACTACAGCAGCATGACCCGTATCATATCCCCATGCAAGAGGTTCTTTGAAATAAACTTTCTTTACAACTTCACCCTCACACCGATCATGTCTTGCTTCTCGTCTAGAAAGAAAAATGTGCCAACCAGTAGGGTATGAACCACCATATGGAGTTCTAATAGCATCATTAAACCCCCCATTAAAATCTTTTTCATCTATCCATTTTTCTAGTGGTCTAGGAGCATCTATACCTTTATAAATACCACACAAGTCACTATCATAATTTTTGATAAATACTTTCCACCCAAATTTTTTACCTTTAAACTTTTCTTTAACAGTTGAATCTAATTTACTTAAGCACATATTAATTCTCCTCTATTAGCTTAGCTATCCCATTTACATTCTTCACTTTTATGGTTGTATCAATTTTATCTTTTATTATTCCACTATGTGAAATTACAAATATACTACCGAGAGTATTAGCTTTTTCTCTTAAAATGTCTAGAACAGAACTTTTGCCTTTATCATCTAAAGATAATTCAAGAACCTCATCCAATATCATTATATCAAATTTACCAAGTAGTTCATTAAATGCTAGGATATCCGCTATACGTATTCGTTGCTTTTCTCCACCACTATATGACTTGTAGTTAGTTATTGGTCTATTAGATATAATCTTATATGATATCTCCTCTCTTATATCTTTAGTTGACTTCAATTCCTTCTGTGCATCTATTTTTACTAACATACTCTTAGTCATATACGATAAATATTTATTAGTAAGAGATTCTAAATCATCTAATATTCCTTCAATTTTGAGATTGGGAATACCACTTTTTCCAAATCCAACTATCCAGAACTTAGGATATAAAATATCTATTTTTAACTTTGCAAGCTTCTGTTCAATATCAGCTTTCTTTTTTATTTCTTCATCAACCCTTTGAATCTGATCTTTCAGAACCTGTGTATAAGGATTGTCTCTGTTTTTTGATAGTTTATCTATCCTTTGTTCTAATTGCTCAAGTTCTGAGTTCTCTCTAGCTTGCTCAATTTTATGTTTATTATTAACATCAATAAAAGATTTTAACTTAATTGCACTATCTTTTACTTTAGAAAGATCTACTGTGACTCCCTCTAATTTAATCTTTACTTCATCAAGATCTTGCTTTAAAACACTAGTAATTGATTCAACCTTTACAGATAGCTTTTCACAAAAGATATCTAATATAGAACAAGTGCCAGTACCAATATTTTTTATCTTGTTTTTTATAGAAATAAGATCTTTAGTTAAAGATGTCTTTTGTTCTAAAAGTTCCTTCTCTCTTTCTAAGAGAGAATTATACTCTTCTTCTAAAGGTTCAGCATCTTCAATATCTATTGATACAGTAAACAATAAAGCGTCTCTTTGTTCTTTGAGTACATCAATTTCTTTACTCAAGTTTGTTTCAAAGTTTTCCTCATCTATCTTTAACTTTCCTATACTCTTCTGAAGATCTTTAATTACTCTATTAGAGAATAGAAAATCATTATTCAGTGACTCAATCTCTTTTTCAATAAGAGAAACCTTTGATAATGCACTAGATTGATACCCATCATACTTAGATAAATCTAGACATGAATATAGAAACTGCTTCCTCTCACTATCTTTAGAAGAAGGAAACGATGTACTATTCTGAGAAAATATAGTTGATAGATAGATATAATCACTTGTTATTCCTAGCAATCCTTCTATATTTCTTTGAGTATCCTTTCTTACAGGACATGATAAGCTTTTATCATCATCAATTGAAACTATTATCTTGTTAAGTTCTCTATAATGATTCCTATACTTTGTAATGTTTACTTCATGACCGTCTTTATCAAGAATTCCAGTTATAATACAGTCTTTGTCCTTATTGAAAGGAAGTTCATCTACATCAATAGCATCACTTGTATCATCAGTAAGAAGATACTCAATAGCTTGACGTATTGCACTTTTCCCAGATCCATTCTCCCCTTCAATACTACATAAACCTCTTTTATTCAAATCTACTAGATGTAGTTCTTTCCATGCTCTAAAGTTTTGCAGATGGAGTTCTTTAAATCTTATCATTAATTAAGAGTAGGACTTGATTCCAGCTTCTTCACAAAGATCTTAGTTATTTGATCAGCTACTATTACATTTCTTATGATATGTTTAACGTCTGTTACCTCTAATTCTATAAATCCTTGGCTATCAAAAGAATTATCAATAGTAATCTTATCTCCAACCTTATAAATATAAGGTGGGTCAAATAAATCAAATAGAATTAAACTATCATCATTTATACAAATAAATTCAACAGTATGCTCTTTTTCAGTTTTCATACTTATTCTCCTTAATCATCTCTTATCATCCACCAAAATTCCCGTTCACCTTTTTCAACATGTTTAAGCCATTTTTCTTGTACATCTTCTCCATCACACGAAGTACATACCAAAAAGTTTATTACATGATTCTTAACAGCATAAATCCATCGCCAAGTGTCACCTACTATAAATCTATGACCGCAAAGATAACACCTGAAACGTGAACCTTTCTTACCTCCTCCCCAATTTCCTTGACAATCTTTTTCAGTTGCTATTTGTGGTTGTTGGTTTGTAAAACTCATTTCTCCTCTCCTCCCACTTCCCTTCCCAGTTCAGGCTTCCAGTTCATAGTCCATACCACAGGATAGACAACCTATCGAACCATTTGAAATCACTATAGTAGGCTCACTACATCTCGGACAATTTATCACCCTTCCTGTCCCTTGGCAGACAGGGCAATCATCCCCACCGGAACATCCTGAAAACATGCCAAGTTCCACTTCAATTCCTGCACACCCAACGAATTGTCCGTTCATATCATTATCGAAATACATTTCAAGGTTCATAATTACTTCTTTCTATCCACGGTCCATTTCTGTCCAGAATAGACCTTAAAATATTTGCTAATGCAGCTATAGCAGCACCTTGATATCCGAGATATTGAGCAACAGTCTGACCGTTAAATGGCTTACCATCAAATTCTTTTGCATCGTTTTTCACGGCTATTTCTATTTTATTTAGAACTTCAATTTCTTTACTGTATTCGCTCATGCCTCCTCCTCCTTTGATTCTGTACTATTCTTTCATATCCAATATTAGACAAAGTATAATTGGAAGCAACAACGCCACTGTTGCTGAGATGCCAAATACGGTAGCTTCAATCATGCCTTCCTCCTAACTATTAACCAGGTGCTAAGAAATATTATGCCACCACAAGTTAGGGTTAATCCGTATTCATTATTCATAGCTGCGGAGATAGCTAGTATGACAATTCCTAATGTGCAGATAAACCATATAGTAAGCAGAACTCTTTGACTCATGACTTATCCTCCTGCCCTAGCCAAATAGCCTTGGATGTTTCATTGTCGTAAGTATTCGAGTGCTCCTCCTTCACCCCAATAGCAGCTAGACAGATCGCAATAGTGGCAGTGGCTCCATTTGGGCCAGTGAACCACTCTTTTCTCGGGTCAATAAGTAATTTTGCCCTATATGTGCTTCCGATTTTCTCAATTATATAACCGTAAAACTTCTCCGCCACCATCCCTGCGTGGTCCCATCGTTCATAGGGGTTCCAACAGTAACCTTGAAAGTTACCATCTTTATCTAACCACTGAACTTTATCAAAGTGCCACTCCATCACCCTCTCTCCGAGCGCTCGGTTTATCTCATCCTTGGTCATAACATACTCCTACAGATTGATATATTTTCCTCTACACTTTCCTATTTGATACTTTCTCTGGTAGAAAAGAATAAACCAGCAAATAGCTGATAGACTTGCTACAACCCCACTAACTGTAAGACTTAATGTAAGTAAACAAAATGCTACTATAGATAATGCAATTGCAGTAGATATACTAGTTATCAATGCTGGTTTAGAACCGTTGAATATGTTAGCAATTAGAGCACCTAAGAAAATGATGTTACATGCTGCTATCACCAAGTCTTGCCATATCATTTATCAACTCCATACCTACAAGGAAAAGTTTGTCCTTACCCAAATCTGTATTATTCAGATTCAAATATTCTATTAATTCATCATTAATAGTATCAGTTTTCTTTAACCTCAATTTTCTTCGTTCACTTTTTATCTCTTTGATGCTTACATTAAAATTCAAAAAGGCTTTATGTGTCAAATCATCTGATTTACAAGATAATCTATAATAATTCCTGTTGTCTTTAGATATTTTATCTAACTTCTCTTTAGAAGGATCTTCTAATGTTAGAAATCTTGGGTGGTCTATATCAATAGACTCAATAATACCATTTTCATATATGAGAAATCTTTTCTGATCTCCTTCTTCACCCCAATCATTAGGCATAATAGAACCTATATTTATAATATTCATATATTCTTGTGGTTTATGTATATGACCATTAAAAACATAAGTCCAATCTTTTAATAGAGAAGCATCAAAACTATTTTTTAATGTAAAGTTATTATCTAATTCCAAATTAGAGATGATTTCGTGTGTAAAAAGCAATCTGTATTTATGCTCAGTAGAAGATATTTGACAAGTCTGTTCATTTAGAAATCCATATGGTAAAATACGTATAAGCGTATTCTCTTTTTCAAAATCAAAAGGTTTATTTATCACTTGCCCCAATGAAGAAAAAGGAGCAAGTGATAAATCAGTATTGTGGGAGTAGATATCATGATTTCCCACATTAAAAATGAACAGACCACAAAAAGGACTTCTATAATATGAACTCCATATTACGTTGTAAAGTAGAGAACTTATTCTTGATCTATCTTCAAATAAATCCCCATTAAAGATTACCTTATCAACTTTCTTTTCATAAGCACATGAAAAGATATCCTTTGTGATTGTGATCTGTTCATTAAGCCATGATGTAAGACCATTTGGTAGAACTTCTGATTTATTAAGGTTAAGAGTATATTGTGCATCAGAAAAAATTAATAATTTCAATACTTACAACCATTACCATTCAGAAATTTTATTATTCTATTCCACCACCACCAGGAGCAGGAACATCAAAAAATATTCTCCACCCCATTGGTACACCATTTACTGTAGCTACTAGAGGATCAGTAGACTTACTCCAAACAGAATCCGAATGATCCTTCAACCAAAATTCAAACCATCCTACTCGTGGTCTTTGAAGTATAAATTGAGATGTAGAAATAGTTCCTAAGTTAAATTCTTGTTTTATAATTGTACTCACCCAAACAGCTTTTAAATCCCATTGAACTCCAGAAGGAGAATCCCAAGCAATAGGTACAGATTCAGTTGAATAATAAGTTGCTTGTTGCCATAATATTATAGCAAATATGAGAGTACAAATACTAGTTAATATTTTTTTCAGAGTATTTCACCTCCATTAGCCTCAACATGCAAATGAAGATTAATTACTGGCCTCTGCCGTTTCCGTCTTCTATGCCTTCTCCACCAAATTATGATATTTCTATACGGCCATTGGTCGGGGCAGGCGGGGGGGTAAAGTCGAAACGGCCCGATAGGGCCAAAGGGTCGCTCTCATTGCCACCTTGTTCTAAAGTGGTAATCCACACAGAATAATCACCATCAGGCACAAAAAGTGATTGAGGTAACTGTTCACAGGGAAGAACTAACTGTGTAAGATTTGCAGCTACATCAGCATGAGGCAAATCATAAGAATGAGGAACTCCTGCTTTAGCTACATAAACCCTATAACCAGTAACCTGAACTTCTGGTGGAACTGCGTCCCATTTTACCGTCCTTGTTACTATTTTTGCCATACTATTTTCTCCTTAATTTTGGTAGTCTAGCTTTTACACTAGACTACCATTTTCAATTACGCAGTCTTTTTTTCTGATAAAGCATCCCCAACTGCTTTTACAATTAAATCGTAAAGGGATACTTGAGTAGTTGTAGCTGCCCCTTGTGCTTTCACAACATCAGCAACCGTGTAACCTTGCTCGTCTACATTCCATTGACGATCAATTGCCACATCACTATGTCGAACAGCTTGTTTTCCAACCATATTTCCGGTTTCAACCAAATTAGCTAAAGCTTGATTTGCAATAATCTGCCTTTGATTATCAAATTGCAGAGCATCACTCAACACCTTGTCTACATAAGTTCGATTCCGTTTAATAGATTCAAGACTTTCTTGTTGATATTCATCATAGGTACGTTTCAGATTACTGAAAAGAATCCCACTATCAGCCATCTGATCTTTTTCAAGTCGTTCTGCCCCACCGATATCCGCATTTTCCACACGACTAGAGACAGTACCAGTAGTTTGAGTAAACTTCTGAGCAACTTGAGATACTGCTTGGTCAATTTGTGATGCTATCTGTTGTGCTACTTGAGGAGCAATTTGTGCTGCAACCTCTTTTGCTATTGCAGATACATCTACTGCACTTAATTCAGTCATTAAAAAATCACAACCCTTATTTGTTTCTTGACCAATACAATTGGTCTTATAGTTCTCTTCCAGAGAGAACTCACCTCCTGTTTATTAGATGCTTATTATAGCTTCCTTAGATTTGTAGGTTTAACAGGAGCTACATTAACAGTTAATGTTGCTGCATTACTTGTTACTGAACCTACACTATTTGTTACCACACATCTAAATTGTTTTCCACTATCTGTTGCAACTAAAACAGCAGTAGTATAACTTGCACTTGTTGCACCAGTAACATTTCCCCACGTTCCTGTTGAACTAGTTCGCATCTGCCATTGATATGTCAATGGGCTATCCCCACTAGCAACTACTGAGAATGTAGCAGTTTGGCCTACATTTCTTGTAATATTAGCAGGTTGAGTTGTTATAGAAGGACCACTTAAAGGAACTATACTTACTTGATTTGAATAACCACTCTCTAATCCACCAGTATCATAAGCAGTAGCCACAATATAAGTAGTTACATCAGGAAGATTACTAATCAACATTGTTGGAGCTACATTTGGCCCATATGGAAATGTTCCTTGTGGATGAAGAGTATATGGACCACCACTTATCGTTGCTGTATATATTTTATATCCAGCAAGGTCAACTTCAGTATTAGGATCGCACGTAAGAGTAACATTCATCGCATTTGCATTTGACATAAGAAATAAACTTGCAATCAATGTGATTGCTAAAATTAACTTTTTCAATAAAACTCCTTACTGATATTCAAGCATATCATATCTAGATTTCATCCAAGCTATTCTATTACCAACATCATTCAAATGTCTTGCTTGTGCAAGCAACCACGTATTAGGACATTCACTAACTTGTCGTACTAACTCTGTATTTTCTTTCTTAGATAAAGCCTTTACTGCTCTACCACAAGCTCTATTTTTACCAGTTTTCTCGTCAAAGCAATCAATAAATGAACAAATGGCATAACCTACTCCTATCTCTTTATTAGTAGTAATGATGACACACTTGATGTAATCTGGATACTCAATTACAAATTTTACCTCTCTAGGTTCATATTTCATTACTGAATCAACTAACTTCCGACTCAACCCTTTCATCCATCTGTGTTTCTTTGATTTGCTTGACATCGTCTCTTTCCTCCATTTCAATGAAATTTTTTAGACCATCCACCACATCTTTAAATCTAATAAGAATCAAATTATCCCCTAACACTAGAATTTTGCTTCCTAACCCCCTTATAAAATTATCATATTCATTCTGTTTCATCTAATCCTACTTGAATTTCTTTAGAATTATATTCTGGATAACTTGTAAAGTTTAATTCTGGATGCTTTTCAAAAAGCAGACCTAAACCGAATTCACTATATTGCTCTTTTACTGTTCCATCTGTCCATATTACAGTTTCTTGACTAAACTTTCTGAATTCTTCTTTGTTCTTAGGTTTTAAATATCCTCTATTAACTAATAATCTAACATAACCAGAGTCAGTACTTATACCCTCCTTATATAAGTGCTGAAGATAACATGATCGGAAGCAAGGCCCAAATCTAGTTTTAATTACTTCTATTTCAATCCAATTACCAAGTATTTCATTTCCTTTACTTTTATCTACTACTTTATGAGCATCTTGTAATGCTAATCTAACATTACTGTAATACTTCATTGATTCACCAGCAGTAGTAGTACGTGGATCTCCGTACATCACTCCGATCTTATAAGTCACTTGATTTGCCACAAGTAAAATTATCTTGTCATCCATTAATTTAAGAACTTCTCTCAATCCTTCATGAGTCGCTTTCGCTTTTCTACCTGAATCAGATTTTTCAAATGCCACATCTTTACCGAAAGCTGAGATGCTATCAATTCCTACTGCAATATAGCAATCCTTATCCTGCTTTCTTATTTCTGCTATTGAGTTGAATATAAAAAGGAAACAGCTTTGAACATCAGGAATATCAGAAGGATAAGCCACAAGTAAACTATTATTATCTATTCCTAACTGTTCTCCTCTTTTTTTTGTATAAGCATTTTCCCTGTTTGCCAACACTCCAACAGTAGGATATTTCTTCATAGAATTTGCTATTGCTTTTTGTATTAGCAGGCTCTTACCTGACTGTGACAAACCTAATAACTCAATTACACTACCATAAGGAAAACCACCATCTAATACAAGATCTAGAGCAAGATTGCCAGAACTTATAAAATCTTGAGGATCTTCCTTTTCCTCTGCAACTGATATTGTTGAAAATTCAGACTTTAAGTTCTTGACAACCTTAGATAAATCAACCATTAATCTCCTTTCGTCATCAGATAAATTAAGTTAATAAGGTTAGCTTTGTCAGGAACTCCTAACATTTGTCTAAGATAGTTAAAGTATAACTTTGATAATCTAGACCTTTCAATCTCATTACTATAATTAGAAGTTAATCTTGATGCAATCAAATTTACTATCCCTATTCTAATACTCTCCGGTGACTTACCAGTCTTTAATAGGATATCTAATTGATGCTTAATGATATTCCAATCTGCCTTGGATAATATCCATTTGAATAACTTAAGGATATCAGGGTCTTCCTCCTCAAGAGAGGAGATATCCAACAATAACTCAACTTCACTTTTATCTGTAATGCTTTTAACTTTTTCTAACCCCGACAAAATACGTCTAGGTATTCCAGCACTTTTTTCTAAAATAAGTGCTTTTTTCCATTTCTCTGTAGTTATATTTTCTAGGGAACTTATCCTATCAATCAATTGAATTGCTTCACTATCAACAAGAGGTTTAACCCTTAACCTCTTAAATCGGTCAAGAAGCATAGGACTTAATTTCTCTACACTAGTAGTACAAGCAATTATTAATACATAAGAAGGTAAACCATCCTCTAGAGGTTTTAGAAAAACATTCTGCGCTTGATTAGAAAGACCATGAATTTCATCTAAGATTAAAACCTTATTTATACCAAATAAAGAAGTCTTGCGTAATTCTTCTAATTTATTACGCATTTCTTCAACACCAGAAGAAAACATACAGTTTATATTAAAAATGTTTTCTTCTATTCCTGAAAATTCTTTTGCAAGAATATAGGCAAAAGTAGTCTTGCCACTACCAGTATCTCCTTCAAACATTACATGAGTAAAACTTAAATTCTGAATCATTTCAGAAATAACTTTCTTTACAACACCATTCCCAACTACTTCTGATAGAGCTTTTGGTCTATGTTTTACTGCAAAAGACATTATACAATCCTGATAGGTTAGAAGATTACATTTTATACTGAGACAAACTCATTATTTGAACGGTCAAACCCATAATATCCTTCAATCTCAGGAAGACCATGAACAAGAGCATACTTATGTACTGTCTTTTTTACGAGAGTCCATGCTTCCTCAGAAAATCCTCCTGTACTCAAGCCATGCATCATTGTTAGTGCAATCACTGGAGTTTTCTGTGCTTGATCATGAAGTTCTCCAATTTCCCTTGCTTCTTCATCCGTTGCAAATATCCCAGTTCTTTTCATCTCTCTATCTCCTACGTAGAAGACGTAAGTTACGCCAATAATTCTTCAAGTTTCTTTGCTATTCTATCTGCTCTTTCCACATTAAAGGTGAGATCTTTATTTTCAGAGAAAAGAGTTTCCATTTCCCCCTCATTTATAGAAATCTGTTCTTTACATCTATTTCTACCTTCTATTAGAATTTCAATAGTCTTCTTAAATCCTTCTAATGCTTCATTTATTTTTGCTCGTCCGTCTTCTTTTATATTTTCCCCGAACCAACTCATACTTATCCTCCATAGATTAATTCTATATGTTCAAAAGGTGTTATGTCAAAAACTCCTAGTTCTATTAGTTTTGCACCATCAACTGATTTTGAATCAAACATAATAATTGATTTTACTTCATGAGTAATTATCTGATTTCTTAGCGAAAGTAACTCGTCTATTTTACCTCCGTTATATATTAATATATCCCTTTCTCTTAGGAAGGAGAAAAACTGTGAGACATTAGGATTATCAACTATAATTATCCTACTTACTGCCTTTAAATCAGTTTCCAAGCTATTCTTAAAAACTAAAGAAACTATCTTACCATTCAATATCAATCTTGGAGTTAGCCAGACTAGACCTTTATAATCAGATTTATCAAAATTGAATAGTATAATATCTCTTATTTCTGATTTAGAAATTTTATCATAGATAAAATCAAAATCATATAGGTTATGAGAATAATTTATAAAAAGAGAAACTGGGGAAACAGAAAGACCATAATTATAATTAATAGTAAATTCCATTATACTTTACCTCAAAAGAAAGGGTTATGATAAATAGGATTTAGTGTGTTTGCCCACAACCGCTTTAACTCTCACCTAATTTTACCATAACCCTTCTATTAGTGAGAGGTTATCTCACTATATCTTTATTCATCCAAATTCCACTATTATCTAATACATATTGCCATATTTCAGTCTGAGGTACGTCAAAAAAGTATTCCCCTTGTGGTATATACTTATTTGAAACTTCTATAGGTTGTCTAGAACAAGACAACCTAAGATTACAAGTTAAAAATGATGTGAGAGTATTATTAAATACAAAGTATTGTATTGGGATTAATGTATCAAACTTAATTAATCTTTGTTTACGATAAGGTATGTGTAAAGAAGAATATTTGAATATGTTACCATTCCAAACATCTTCACCTCTTACTTCTACCTCAATCATAAACTGCAATTTATTTTCTTTATAAATTAATACATCAATCCCATACTTATCAGGATTCTCAGTTGCTTCAAATCCCCTCTTTAAGAAGAACTTTATAGCCGCCTTTTTACCACGACCATCGTTTTTATCATATAACGATTGATCAAACACCTTGTATTGTAGCATTACTTCAATGCTTCTCTTCCACACCCTTTGAAATCTTTACATTTCTGACATTGTGGATCACTTTCATCATATAGATTCTTCATCCCCCAACATTTTTCTTTTGTGTCAGGAAGATTACTCAGTGCTACACTTGCCTTTGGTTGTTCCCATGGAGGAGCATCATCAGTCTTCTTCTGTTCTGCTTTCTGGGGCAGAGTCAAATCTACTTTAATCTTACCATCAATTTCATCTTTTGTAACGCCACCAAAATGACGATATATCCAAGCGATGCCAATCTTCTTATTAAAGAGTTTTGCTTCTGCATGTGCAGGAAGCAATCTAAATTTGAATACATCATCTTGCTTAAGACTAGATGCTTTTAAATAATTCACCCCTTCTTGAAAAGTACCATCCTTCATCATTTCAATAATCTTATCCATATTGAGAAGGTTATTCAATACTGAATCTGGCACATCCCAATCAGCCTTTTCTAAAACAGGAGATATTGAATAGGTAGGATACCCTTTTTGATTCATCGACTTTGTTAGAGTTAACTCCCTACCTTTACCAGCTTTAGGATGAACAATATCAACCCACCCCTTCTTCAGAATACCATCTACAATCTCATTACCAGCATTTGCACCAGTTTCAAGTATCATCTGCTGTTCAGGTTTTGCTGGTAGCACTATCTCAAAAAAGAAACTCAATTTAGGAGATTTTGTTGCAGCAATCTCTCGTTGTTGAGAACCTTTTTGAAATTGCCATAAAGGTCTCAACCCTTCACATACTAAACATCTACCATTTTCAATAAGTAACTTATTACGTACAGGACACAATTCCCCTGCACTAAACGACTTCAAACCACTTTTAATTTCTGTTCCATCTTCTGGATTTAACAGATACGGATCTCTATCTATCATACTTTAATTCTCATTCTCCTTAATTTAATTAACTTATTATTAATTTCTTCTTCTGTATAACCATGATTACGTAAGTTACAAATTAAATCATTTTCAAATTTACTAAATGATTTGCTAAAAATGATAAGTGGAAAAATAACCGTTATCAGAAAAAATAATAACAATAACAATATTATTGTTGTATTGCAAATCATTCTCATTTTCCTATTTCTTTTTTACTTATTACATTTATAGCCCATTTTCTAGCTTCATCATCAGGTTCTTCATTATATACTCACATCAATATCTAATTTCACAACTTGTTGTGACACAATTCCAAGGATTGATATTTTACTCACATCAATATCTAATTTCACAACTTGTTGTGACTGTTGTAACAACGTTAACTTTTCCTCCGTCATTTACTCACATCAATATCTAATTTCACAACTTGTTGTGACTGTACTAATGTAAGTAGTTGATATTAGATATCTTACGGAGCGTATTATGCGAACCTATTAACTTCATAGGACTTACCACATCACTTTCTCCATCTAGGGTCTGTGAGTAAACCCAGATCCATAAGGATCTCAGTATGTTACACATTTGTGCGAACCTCACTAAGATTTTCTGTCAACTTTAGGTTCGCATTTTTGATGATTTCATCTATTCCTCTAATACTCAAGTTCTTTGCAGCATTATAATCAGCATCCATCTCCACCCCACATCTAACACACTTAAATTCCCTGCTCATCTTCTCTCGATTTTCAGATGAGATGTGACCACAAGATGAACATCTTTGACTTGTATATTGTGGATTTACTTTTTTTACTTCAATACCATACTCATTTGCTTTGTACTCAATTTTGTTTTGTAAATCTGCAATAGGCCACCCGGAAAGAAATTTATCATGTACTTTTAATGATTTCATACTAGATAAATCTTCCATTTGGATTATACCAGCACCAACTTTTGCTGCAAAATCGACAATGATTCTACTACAGTTATGACAATAAGTATCTCGAAATCTTTTTTCTTTGTCTCTTAATCTGTTTAAAGGTTTTAAGGCATATACTCTACCTTTACCTTTTCTACTATTGGATAATCTATATGATGATTGTATACCCTTTCTAAGTCTTCGTATTTGATTCCGAAATCTTTCAAGAAGATGACCATCTTCACTTTTTATAGAATCTAATGTTGAATTTACAGCACAATAAAAAGAATGTGCAACTCCTAAATCAACACCTACAATCTTCTCTGGATCTAGACCTTTGATTGGGTCATGTGGTTTTTCATAGGCAATATTTACATATGTTCTACCACGACTATCTTTTTTTAGACTACCCGCCTTTTTAACGAAATTACCTTTTAAAATTTGTTCTAAAACATGTCTTGTACTACCATCTATCTTTTGTGTCTTTAATACAAATTTCATATCTTTATTAGAAGAATCAGATTGCTTTGAAAACAAACTCATATTGAGAATTACTTCTTTATTTATCCTCCCAACAGAATAAGATTGATCATGGAGTGGTATTAATTTTCCTTTTTTATAGGAAGATAAGGATTTTCTTTGAGCATAGAAAACATCTTTACACTCATTCTTCCACTTCTTAAATGCTGTTTCTTTAATAGAGTCAGCTAATCCTGAATATAATTCAGGAAACATTTCTCTTATCATTTTATATTGTCTAGTTCTTTCATTTTCCCTTGCTTCAGCCAAGTTAAATTCTATATTTTTCTTTCTAGCCCTTTCAATATTTGATTGCCACATATACCACTCACTCATACAACTATTTAATCCTCTAGTCACTTTGTAACTAATATCATTTAATAAAGGAGATACTTCTTTCCAATCTTTAACTAAAGGTTTATGGAAGTAAAGTTTGATAGCTCTTACATCTTTTTGCATTATATCTTTCTCCCTTTAATCCACCTTTCCATCTTAACATCCTAATTTCACATTGGCTTTTTATCATCCCATATGATTTATTTTTGTTTGCTGAAACCAATGTTTCATATTAACAGGAAGGCTTTTATTATTTGATAACTTTGTCAGTTATTATATAATATATTGTTTGCTGTAACCTTCCTTATAATTCACGGAATGGCTTTGTTGGTGTTTCAGACCATGTTTTTTGCTGAAACCATTCCATTAAAATTAATACAGGTTTGCATTTTAGTTAGATTTCAAGTCTAATATTTTTATTGCTGAAGCAAACCTTCATTAATTAACATACGGTGTTTGAATCTCGTACTTCTCAACAGCTCTAAGCATTATGCTTATTGGATCAAATGCTGTACCACCAAAAATAGCTTTTAAAATTGAAGGTGAAAATCCTGAAACCATACCAACATTCTTCATATCTTTTGTAGCTTGTTGCCCTTGATACCCCTCTAGGTTCCAGTATACTACTTTAGGTGGTTTATATCCTGAAGCTTGGAATTTCTTAAGACATGCTTCAACTTCTGTATCATTAGATAATGACCCACCTTGATGGAACTGCATATCTGACACTATAAGAAGTGTTGTTGGCATTAATTCTTGTGGAATCTTAAAGAATTTTGCTGTTTTTAAAATAAGATCTAATGCCGTATCAATTCTAGTTGAACCACAAGCACCATCAAATATTTCTCTATCACCTATTGCTTCAGAAAATGTCATTCCCTCCCAATCTTTAAACTGACTTTCACTCTCAAAACCAATAAACTTCTTATGAAAAGGACTATCCTTTGGAATTCTTGAAGAACAGTATAATGCCAATCCTTGTGATATATCCATATTATGAATAGAACCACTTAAAACCACATTCATTGAACCTGAAGTATCGGCTATTACAATAATACGCTCATTGCTCTCCCCTAAATAATTGGGGAGAGCGTCAAATTGAGCGTCAGCAATAGCTTCATCACCAAATCGAGCAGTTCTAACACAGTCATGAGGAAAAAGTACCTCTGCTTTGATCTCCTGTTTACCAGATTTTAGATCTTCTTTATACTGTGTGAACCTTTGCTCATCGTGACGACCAAAGGCTTTTGTATATCTAGCCATTGCTACAGAAGGAACATGAGGATATTGAATCTCATTCCATTGGCTTGAACACATCTTGTGTTCTACAATATGCTGTTTACGTACACTACTTAATAATCTGCGAAACTCTCCTATGTCTGAAATATTGATTTTAGAACGAATGTAGAAAAAGATAGGTAAATCACGCCTATCAGCCCATTTTGTAGCTAATACATCATTAGCTAATACAGAACTGCCCCACAATTCAGCAGCTTGGGTTTGTAGTTCTGTTCCAAACAACGATCTCAAATCATCCCACCTTCCATATTTTGGTACGAGAATTAGATTTGCATCAAGCCATTTAGAATCATTAGAACTAGCAAGCCATTGAATTATACTTCTAAATCCTGACCTATTTCCTGCCCCACCTCTACAATCACGCAACCAGAACAATAATTTCATAGCTAATTCTGGTTTTCCAGAAGCCCACATCTGTTGGAATAAAGATAATGCAGTACTCTCAGATTGAGCACCATAAAATGATTTACGATTCTCAAATAAGGAACCTGCCTTAGAAAAGAACTCTAAATGATTATCAAGGGAATGCTCATAAGCATTCGCACCTTCCCACGTTTTACGAGTAGGAAGATTTACTTTCTTTGTCATAGTAGAACTGATTTTTCTTTTGCTCATTTTATGGTTCTCCTTTTTAAATTTCAGATTGGCTTTTTGGTATATAGATTAATAGTCTATGCCATTTATTTTTGCCGGAACCAATCTTCTAACTAATTACACAAAGGCTTTTTTGACGTTTTATCATCCCAATTGATATGTCTGTTTGTTTGCTGAAACCTTTGTTCTAATTTAAACAGGTTGAGAATTTTCCCATTTGTAGTGGATTTGTATTGCTGTACTCAACCTTCTAAGTCTTACTTCCTTGCCCTACAAGATAAGAATGATACCTAAAAAGTCAAGGGGTAAGATGCATTTTCTTTGAAAAAAGTTGTCAAGACCCTTCCTCAAATATTTTTTCCAACTCCTTACTCTTCTTTTCTGGAGAAACAAAACCAAATTGCTCTGATAATATCCTATCCATTAATTTAACTAATTCTTTAAATGAGTACTGTCTTCCTGTCCACACGGATACTAATCCATTTAAGATATCAGCTTCTTCCTGTGCATCTATAATTTCCTGTTCTAGCTTCTGAACCCGTTCATCTGAAGCTAACCCCCCTTTTCTTAATTCCTGTCTAGCTGTTGCTGACATTGTTCCTCTTGCACCTATTAATTCAGCTAATAGCACTTTTTCTGCTAATTCTAATTGCTTTACTTTCTTATTTGCAGCCGCAGAAAGCCTAACATATTTTGCTGCTTTGCGTGGTCCTACCTTTATAGCCTCAGATAATTTATGTGCTGACGAGTCATCAATAATCAGTTCCAAATCTATATCATCTGAATCTTTATCAAATTTTTCCATCTATCCCTCTTTCTTTTCATGTGGGCAACCATATGCATCACAACCTACTAATGTGGTTAATGCTCCATGCTCCAAGATCACATTTTCTGGATTAAATAGATACCAATAAGCTAATCTCACTGCCACACCAAAAGTATTTCCACTATGTCCTTTACCTAATTTTGGTACAGTTTGCTTTTGAATTGTATAATCAGCCTTTGAGAAATTTTGTACTTCTTCTTCTGTCTTTCCTTTTAAAGCTTTAGCGATCTTCAGAGCTTCTTTACAACAAAACATTTCATATGGTTCATAATCTACTCTAAATCTTGGATTTGTCATTCTAAATTTGTCAATTCTTTTCTTAAATTCTTCAGGAAGAGTGTTATAATCTTTATCTAATTTTGGTTTATTTCTTATAAAGAGACGTTGCTTCTTTTTTTCATTTTTATCTAACCAATTCTGATGTTCTTTCTCTAAATCCTCATCAGTTTTATAGAAGATTTGTTTACCATTTAAGATAATACCTCTAACTGTAGAGAAATGTACTGTTTGAACCTCAATATCATCCCCAACTTTAGGAACTACTTTATATTTTTTCAGTAACCTAAATCCTGTAGAATCATCTGTTGTAAGGTAATAAGAATTTCTATCTTCAGATACTTTTATTATTTTCATCTGTTAATTCCTCCAGACTATGATGTATTCCCACATATTTATATTTATTGTCTATTACATAGGGCCAAGGAGTACCAATAGGTAACAGGACATATTCAGCCTCTTCATAAAATTGTGGCATATTATTCCAATATCCAGTATTATTCTTCACAAAAGATATTTCAAAAGGTTTAAGAGAGTATAATGTACACGCAAGAGGTTTTAATACAAATTTGTATTCTTTTTCAGTTGACTTATCTTCTATAATTTCAACTATATAAATTACTCCTTCTTCTTTATACTGATAAATACCACCTAACTTTACAAAATCCCACCCCCCATCATTTTCTCGCATCTAATAATACCTCCTCTATATATTTACCTTGTGAACACCTCACACAACCTTCCATTTTCTTTTCTCTTCGTGCTAAACATAATTTCATCTGTGCTCGTTGTTCCTTTTTCGAGCAATAGAAATAATCAACTAGATTGAATTTATTACATGCTTCATCACTATCAGTGATAATTGTATTCTTTATTGGACATTTACTTTTTACAATTATCTCTTCACCATCTGCCCGTGCTATTATACTATCAACATCAGCATGAAAATGAGTACAATAATAACAAATTTTACCTTTCTTCACATCAAACCTCATCTAAAATGTTAATTCAAAATGTGGATATCTACTTGTTTCCCTAAACAACATTTTATGTCTTCGTAACAATTCAGCTAATTTTGTTGGTCCATTATTACTATTCAGTATGGAATACAACATTGGCACTTTCCATTGAGAGGAGGTAGCATAAAATTTACATTGTGAACTATCAGCTAGTTTCTTCATTTGTTTTTCAGAAAAGGGGCATCGAGATCCGGTACAAGAGTTGCATTTGAACGTGTGCGTTTTATTTTTTTTCATAATTAACCATTCACCTTTCTTTATAGTTTCATTCTACAAATTCTATCTTCATCAGAATAATAACAATATTTCAATCCTGTATACAAAAGATATGCCATACAATGATCACAAGGCATAGCAAACATTAAATTTCCTAGATTATTCACACGTATAATAAGAATTGAGTAACCATCTAAATCTCTTTTAGCCTTTATAATAGCATCCATCTCAGCATGAAGAGAACCTTTCCATCTGAAGAATCTAGGATGACAATGTTTGACTGATCTACAAGAATAGTTTCTGCCGGAAGATATAATGCTCTTATGATTAAAAATAACAGCACCCATTTTATGTCTGTGATCAGACTTTCTTGCTTCTTTAACAGCTAATTCCAGAATTGAGTTGTTCAACATCTTTCTCCTTATACCAATCACAGTCATTATTCTTATTTTTTACATCTGGGCTAATTTTAGGTTTAGATAATTGTCTATGACATTTAAGCCAACTATCTACTATTTTATACTCTTCTGTATTATTAGGTGAATTGCATCTGTATTTCCAATTAGTATAATATACTAAATCATCTTCAACCTGTGCAAGATACTTACAATCTCTGCAATATACTTTACTCATAATATTCCTCCGAAAAACTTATTAAATCTAGCACCTTTGCCAACAGAGGCTTGTAACCTTTATCACGTTTATGTTTCAGACTTAGTCCTTTCAAATCAGGTTTCTCAATTACATATTCATAATAACCTTTTTTCCTTGGGACTTCTCTTATATTGCGAATATGAATCTCGTCAATTTGACGTTCATTAATGAATATTTTTGCTATGAGCATATTATACCTCTGCTAAATTGTCTCCTATTTCTATATCTGCTTTCAACCTTACTCTGTTAATATTCGGAAATGGTTTATTTACGTTCTGCATAACTTCTTTCTTTCTCTTCTTTTAGAAATTGATAATACAATTCATATAATTGCTCTTTGGTGAAAAGAGATTTATTACTCTTTGAAATATTTTTTCCTAATGTAATCATCCTAAGATTAACAGGAGAAGAAATTATTTCAGGAAGAATACTATTTTCAAATCCATCTTGTATAGAATAAATATGATCTAATGAATAATCTTCACTTTTAGTTCCTCTTACTAACCCTAAAGGATTTATAACCCATAAGTATTTAAGGTAATTATGATTAGAAATACTATCTACTGATGAATGATATAATTCTTTTCTTTTTAAAATTTCATCATCTGAATACTTCCTTTTCCGAAATATTGAACATTGAATCTTACAATCTTGAGAACAATAGAAATGACTTTCACCACCTGTTTGCCCACTTAATGCACTAAGTCTTAATCTGACACTAGTGCGTTTTGGCACAAACCAATTTCTACATTTAAAACACCTAACTTCTAAAATATTATTGTCTGCTGAAGATCTTCTAACCTCTTCACAGTATGAAAGTTTACTAGCATAGGTATTATACAATGGCAGATTTTTTTCAACAACACCACCCATCCAATGACATTTCCTCCCCCTACTTTTAGCTCTTAAAATTTCTTTAGTCTTATCAGAATGTTTTTTTCCTAATCTACGTTTAGTACCAATAAGAGATAGACTTATTTTATGCTTTGCCTCATCATTTAATCTAAAACAAGATCTGCAACAAAAGTATCCATTATTTAAAGTTGAAGCTAGAAAATCATCCCCACAAGTTCTACAGCATTCAACATACCGATAACTTGTTTTACCATTATACCATAAATTTTTATCTTTTATATATTTTAATTTCTCAAGACTATCCCAACATATTTTCAACTAAAGCATTCTCCTTTATACTTCTGATAGATCCTCTCCTACTTTAATATCAACCTTTAATCTTACATCATTAATACCACTAAAAGGTTTATTGATATTTTGCATAGTTTCTTTCATTATCGCAGAAACATCATTAACTTCTTCATCTTTTGCTTCAGTAACTATACTATCATAAACCTGTAATACTAACCCTGATTTCATATTCTGTCCTTCATATATCTTATCAAGGCTTATTAATGATAAAGCTTCAATATCCCAAGCTAAACTTTGCACTAAATGATTAACCCCCTCCCTCTGAGATTTGTGGTCATCTGGCTTATGATCATGCCATGTTCGTCTACGTTTGAAATAATTTTCTAAAAATCCTTGTTCAATAAGAAGTTGCTTTGTAGCATCTATATTTTTACGTAAATCTGGGAATTTATCATAGAATCCATTTATAAACTCATAAGCTTCTTCTTTTGGAATCTTTAGTTGATACGACAATTTGGATGGGCCTTCCTGATATACAATCCCGAACATCGTTGCCTTTCCTTTTACTCTTAATTCAGTCATTGCTACATCACCACTTTTATATCCATTATATACTTCTTCATATGTTTTCTTAAAAGCTTGTGCGGTAATTGCAGAATGACTATCCTTATCAAAATCATTGCATATATCTCTTAATCTAGGTTCATTATATACTGCTTTCATAGCAGCACATCGTACTTCTAGTTGAGATTGATCCCCCGCTACAAATTTATACCCAGGTCTTGCTACAATACACCCCCTTACTATCTTTTCTCTTGGTATATTAAGTAGATTTGGATCTTTGCTATTTGGTCTTCCACTATTTGTAGCATGTAGACTATAGCGTGTCAAGGCTACATTTCCAACTAATTTTGGAACAACCCCACTTAGAAAATTATCTCTTATAACTTGATATGATCTATAATCCTCCATTATCTTACAATATTCATTATCATATTCTTCAACATATCTTTTCATTTCCTCTTGGCCAATACTTGCTTTTCCTGCATCTGTTTCTTGTAACATTGGCAACTTATAATAATCTATTATTATCCACCTTACCATATCAGATGATCTTGGATTAAATGTTTTTCTAAAATGCTTTTCACATTCTTTCACACACTCTAAACTGATAGCTTTCAACAAAGCCCTATCCGCTCGTTTTCTATAAATCTCATCAACTTTCCACAACTTATCCAAATCATAGGTTACACCCCTAAGACTCATTTTTGTGAGAATCCTATTAGTAGGAATCATTATATTTTCATAAAACCACGTTAAGCCTCTCTCTTCTAATTTCTTTTTCTGTGCTCTTATTATAGGGTAGAGTGTTCCTACATCATCTGCCCCATATTGATATAATATTCCTTTATCAAAGATTTTGTGAGCACCACCAACTTTATTTATTTCATCATCATACCCTGCTGATTCTCTATTGTATTTAGAGGTTAAAGCAGTAAGATCATTGCTACCAGTGCCATGCAAAGCATATTCAGCAAGGCATGTATCATGCCCCCATTTTTTTGGAAATATACCATGCTTTACACATATCATCTTTACATCATGTTCATATGTTTGGCCACTAACTTCACACCTGTTAAATAATTCTTCTAACTCATTTCTAACTTTCGGTATGAAATCTTCTTCAAGAAGATAAATTATACTGTCATCATCTCCACCTAACTGTAATATTCTTAGATCATCTTTATAAGGAGACAATCCTGTTGATTCAGTATCAAACTTGATTGAATGTATTGTAGGAAATATTCTCCTTACTTCTTCTACACTATCTATCACTTTATACTTGTAGTGTCTTATTGTATGAATATTCGCAATAATCTGGCTCTTAATCTTCTTAAAATCTTCGACTAGAATCTCCCATTTGCTTTTATCATACAAGCAAGCAGCAGGATGAAAAGTTGGGAAGACCCTATATGGTATTTTTTCAGATTGAAGAAGCAATCCTCTATATTGCTCAATACCTGTTTTATTAGTAGTAGCGTATAGAGCAGACCCCCCCATTGCCACTATTAACTTCGGTTTAAGTCGATTTATATCTCTCAAAAGATAGATAAAGCAAGTATCTAACTCGGATTTAGTGGGCGTAGGATTTCCATGTTGATAACATCTCATTACATTGGTAATACCTATGCTATCACGATTAAATCCAGCAAGAGTTAACAGTTCATCAAATTTCTTTCCTGCCTCCCCCACAAAACATTTAGCTTCATCTGTAAGAAGATAGTTCTCAGCTTCATTTGACCCAAACATTTCCCCACAAAATAATACTTCAGGATGTTCAGACCCAAAATAGGGAACACAATTTACTTGCTTGTTAGATAATCGACAACGACTACACTTTATCATTAGTTATAAATATTTCCCTTGCAACTACAACATTGCTACCCTGTTCCCCATATACTATAGGATTTCTAAATAAAACTTTCTTTATAATTAAAGGACGACTAAAAGTATTATTAATTCCTTTGTAGAATCTTGCATCCTCTCTACTTAAATAGATATGCCAACCTGTAGGATATCTTTTTTCACCATATGTAGGCAAAAGAGTCTTTTGATCCTTTCTAAATCTAAAATCTTTTTCGTCTATCCATTTTTCTGTAGGTCTGACAAGATCCCCTGTTGTAAATACTCCTGTTAATCCATCAATAGATTTCGCAAATACTTTATATCCAACTCTTTTAGTTAAAAATCTTTTTGGTGGTACAGAAAATACCTTATTTAAACACATAACAATTCCTCCTTTAAACTATTTCTGGGATTAATACTTCACATTCTTCAGAGGGGTGATTATATAATTTGGATATATACCCACGAGTCACTTTCAAGAATCTTGCTGCTTTTATTATACCATCCAACTTTCCCACGACAAACTTTGTATACCCTTCACCAACTCTCTTCTTTGCCTTTATAAGTGGAATATCTAAATCCATATAACATTTAAAAAGTTCATTCTCTAGAAAAGTCTTATAATCATCTGGGTTAGATCTTAGTGAATTAATCTTACTTAAAATATCATTTGCAACATTCATTATAGGTGTAGCTATGATTACACTTTGTATTTGTACAACATTATTTTTTGTATTACCATTAGTTTTAAGACTCATCTCTTGACTTAATTGAAGACTTTTAGCACAAATTTCATCCTGCTGGCCAAGAGCAATAATCTTCTCAAAAACATTTTTCAACCCAGATAAAGATAGAGATTCATTAATTGGAACTAAAGGATAATCAGACATTATTTCTCTCCTTTAATAAATTTCTGTTACCATCCCCTCACTCTCATGCACTTATTAATACAATCACCTGCAATCAATCCCATTGCAATACCAGAACCTGCTGCTGAACCCATACTAAAGGAGGGGCTGGTAAAAGATGAAGCATAATTTGTACACATCATTTCACAGTCAAATTTATCACTTTCATACGCAGGACTAGTATTCCTCATAGAAGTTGCACAACCAAAACTAAAAACCACAGCAATTAAAATAATTAGACTTTTCATAATAATCTCCTTTCATTTTTTCTTTTTTATTTTAATACTCTTTTGTTGCCCAACCCTTGTCTTCCTTTGTTCTTCAGTTTTTTCTAATCCCACATTACCAACAGTACAAAAACCAAGTTTATCCCAATGTTTCATTCCAGCTTCAGAATAAGCAGTACATACTCCATTTGCTATAAAAATTTTACAGCTCTCACAAATCATTGCCTATCTCCTATAAATGAACAATTACTACAGTTATAACCATAAACATGATATATGGTTCCCTCTTTTGAGAATTCCCGCTCCACCATACAAGGCCATATTGAACAGAAGCAACTTGGAAGACAAGTTTTCATTGTATATGGGCAATAAAAATTTGGGCTTTCTCCTGTTAATCTAGCCAATTCAATCTCCGCCATCATTTTTGAACGATGTTCACTATGAAAAAATCTCTGGTCTACTTCAGACATAATTTTCTCCTATTCCCCTACTCACTTGCCCCCATCAATACAATCTCACTTCCGGTGTTATTCTTAAGATAAAGCCTATCTTGTCTATCTTTATTAATAAAGACATCAAAATCAAATGTTATACCTTTTAGGAACTTCAGGTCTAAATTCATAGAAAATGTAGTTTGTAACTCAGAAGTGAAGATCAATTCTGCACTTCCATTCACAAGAGATTCAGCTTGAATGCGTAAAGTCTTATTATTATTAAGTATACTAATAAAAGTATTACTTTCACCATATAGAACAGGACTTAACTTTTCAACACTATCTAATAAAGTTGCAACATTACATAACTTCTCAATATTTTCAGAACTGTGCTTGACAAATTCTCTTATCTTATCAATAGGATAAAAATCTACAGGATCAGTTCTAAATTTCCCAAAACCTCCTAGATATCCAACAACTATATTACCAAACTTATCTGAAGTTATTTTATTTTCCTCACCTAATATTGATAGAACTTTTGTGTTCATTGAAATAGGTTTTGGAAGATCAAATTTATGATTATGAATGAACATCCTTGCTCCATCAGTAACACATATCCCATGTGCGTCTATATACAAAGGTGAAAGATTTCCTTTACCTACATATTTAATACCTTGCTTCAACACTTCTACCAAATCATTATCTAATTTAATAGAAGATTCCATTTCAGGTTGAAGAAATGTAGGAAATTGCATATTTGCAATAATCAAATCAGACTTAAATCTTCCAGATTGGATATGAAGATCATTTTCACTATCAACAAACTCTACCTCTTCAGTCAATTTGCTGAGAATATCAATAAGAATAAAAATATTAACGGAACCTTTCCACGGTGCTTTATATGCAATTTCCATATAATTAGCATCATTACAAGTTCGCAGTACAGAACCATTTGAATTAACATATTGTGCATAAACTGGATGATTAACATTCTCCGCAGCATTGCGGAGAAACTTCAAAGTAGAAAGCATACTCTATCCTCCTATCAGATATCGTATAAATATAATGATTAATCCAATAATTATTCCAATATAAAGACACCATATTTTATCTAATATGCTCATATTTTATCCTTTGGACAATACTTCTTAAGGTTTACTGCATTAAGACTGATGAGAGTAGCAATACAAATCTCCTCCAGTTCATTAGTGCGGTGATCATCTATTGCATTTTTTATTATTGCTGATACTACTGATTCCAATTGGTTTCCTTCATATCCACCAATTGAATATTTTATTTTGTACATGCAGATCCCCCTTAAAGTTTGATCTTCTTACCAGTTACATCTTTAATAATAAAATCGTATTCTTCAGTTAAAAACCTTTTGAGTGCATAAGATAGTTTATCACCACTATGATGAATCTTTTTAGACCTAAATATTTTATCAGCAGTTGTCCTAATTTCAGATTTCATTTCCTCGATAGACATGCCACTCCAATCAATTCCTAATTCAATACACATTGAAACTAGTTCAGGTCTGCTTGCCATATTCCTCAATACGTTTTCTTGCTTCTCTAGCAGCATTTTTCCCATATTTAGAACAAGGGCAAGCATCCCTAAAATCTAATCTCATAAAATGCCTACAGACACTACACCAGTCACCTCTATCTAAATTATCAACTGGTTTAGCATAACCAAAACCGGAATCATTATGTGTATATTGATACATCTTATGCCCAGGACAAAAATACCCTATCTTCTTCTTAGACTTCGTCACTTTATCTAACATTTCAGTAAGACGTTTCACAAATTCTTTTGTCGTTGCTTTTTTCATTTCTTAGTTCCTTTCTTTTGCCAATGATGTGTTCCTTGAATCCATCGTTCAAGATATTCCTTAGCACGATTTATAGCCTTTTTTGGTCCTAATCTAACACAAGGACAGTTCCCACTAATCCATCCTGAATTCACCAAGACAATACGAAGTTCTAATCCAACGAAATCATTACACATACCACACATTTGCCTTGCATTAGAAACCCAAGATACAACTTCATCTTTCATAGTTATTGGGCATATGCCACAAGGTCTAAGACCAGACTTATTATTAAGCATCTTAATTAACCGATTTACATATTGTGTCTTAGTGAGTTTTTCTGGATAAGAATTTAATCTAGTCATTTTTATTCTCCTTTTCTATGAATTTACTAAGGTCTCCTAAAAACTCCAATTCAGTTCTCCCGCCTGCTGAGAATCGACTCTTATCTACTATAACCTGTGTTTTAGACTGAAATGAAGAATTACCTTCATCTGAAAACTCACGTATTCTATGAATTAGAATGGTTTCATCTGAATCTTGAAAAATAGCTGAACTACCTTTCAAATCATCGTAGGTAGGTGCAGCTTCCGAATTTCTTTTTCTTGGTTGAGATATCAGAAGCATCATTACATTGAAATCCATAGCTATATCTTTGAATACGCCTGATGCTTGTGCCATTATATGTTCTTCACCAGTTCGACATAACCTTTGAATATTATCAAATACAACTAATCCTATTCCTAATCTATCTCTCGCCAATCTCACAGTATTATAGAAGTTTGCTGGATTTACCTTACTTGAAAATCCAAAATACGTTTGTAGATCTTTCAGTTCCTCAGCAGCAGTCAGACATTCAGATAAGTTTACTGAATCAAATGGTTGATTATAATGCATTTGAATAATCTTCATTGCTAGCATCTCAGGCATCATTTCCATGCAATAAAATAAAGATGGTATATTATGTACTATTGCAAAATGATATGCTACTTGCAATGCCATACTAGTTTTTCCCGCCCCTGAAATTCCTCCTAATACAGTTAAATGAGTTCTTGATAGACCACCCCCTAACAATTTATTAACATTATTCCAAGGTAATGAATATTTTTCAACTATTTCTCCTTTAGATTTACGATATAATTCATAAAGAGCCTCATTAAGTGAGTAAATCCCATCTATCTTAAACTGCTTTGCATTCTTTATGACTTTATCAAAGTCATCCTTTGATTTATCAATCAAGAATTGATTTATATCATATCCTTCGGGGAGCAGAACATTCCAACATCTATTTAACCCTAATCTTGTTGCCCATGTGTCTCTAGCAGCATTTTGTCCAACTGGATCTGAATCTAGAATCAAGGTGATTTTACTTTTAGTAATCAGTTTATCATAATATTCTGGTAATAATGAACCAGCACCGGCAGTTCCAGTTACTGCATTATCATATCCATTTTGAATAAGAGCAATACAATCAAATTCTCCTTCACATAAATAGATTTCATCATAATCATTAAGACAATCACCATTAAAAAGTATCGTCTTTCCTCCAGGTTCCCTTATGTATTTATCCATGTTAATTTCTGGAGGTATTTGTCTGTATTTAAGTAGTTTACATACACCGTTTTCATATGCGGGTATAGAAACCCAATCCTGATTATATCTATAAAGATACCCTAATTTGAACATTCTTATTGTATCTTCAGTAAAGCCTCGTTGTGTCAAATATCGAAGTGCTTTCTTATTCTCAAATATAGTTGAATGTAAGTTATCAGCAAGTGCTGTGAAGTCTAGTTCAGGCTTTTGTATATCTAACCTCTCAGCAAAAGATTTAATTGGCAATATATCACCAAAGAATTCCATTATTTTAGAGAAGTGGCCTTTTGCAAAAGCGTTTCCCGGTTCCATCACTTCACATCTGAAGCAATGATAAGCCCCTGTCTGTATATTTATATATAACTTCTCCTTTCCACAGTTAGGGCAAACTAAGATTGCTTCTTTTCCAGATATTTTATGAACTAGACTTTTTTCATTAAGATAACCAACAATATCAAGATCCACTCAATAAATCCTCATTTTCATAAATGTTTCCAACAACTTCAATATTATCTGCTACATAGTAGACAGCAAGAGGTATACTTACTCCGTGAGTAGGATAATCAATCATCCACTCACCATGAGAATATTCAATTTCTCCTTCTATCCAAGGAGCTTCATTTTCAAATTTGAACGGATGATTATAAAGTGTTTTTACTCTATCCCCTTCATAAATTTCCTTATTATTCTTATCATGACGACCTGTAAACAAAAGAGGCATCATAACATCAGCTTCGTCAATTACTGATAATTTTGGATTAGGATGAATATTAATAAATTTTCCAGTGGGTAAAAGGCACATTTGATCTTCTGCCATTTCTTCTGCTGAAAACATTTTCTTAAGTCTTGTATGCCATGCTCTAACTTTTATTGTTTTCATATATCCTCATCCATTTCTCCTACTTCAACTAGGATTTGCATATAAGGTTGAAAAGGACAACTCTTCATACAATATTCATCAGTTTTCATTCTTTCTAAACATCGTTCCTTCAAGTGGGCTAGTAAATAGTTAATGTCTATCCCCATTTCCATAACATTCTCATTATTAGGGGTACTACTGGTTTTTGTCATCCATTACTCCTCTTATTGTCTAATATTATACCATATTTTAACTGTATTTTTGGGAGACCAAATATTGGTATCTTGATAACCTAAATAAGTCATATTTTTTATATCATGTGGGACACAACAAGGAATAGAAATTATATGCTTTACTTTAGCTTTTATATTTTCTATAACAGAAGACATTTTTGCATGACTATGAACTAACACCACTAATACCTGATCATATTTGGTCAAATCTAAAATCTCATCTTCAATTCGTCTTCGGAGAATTACCAATTTACGTATATCATATTCCTTATCTCTTAATTTAGGGTCTATACTAAAACATTGCCAATTACTCCTAAAAGCAAACAAAGCAGCAGTACGTGGTGTACTACCATCCCCCACACATACAAGAGCTATATTTTCGTCATCATATCTGATATTAAATCTATCTATTATATGTGACCGTACAGCATTATAAGCCGCCATACTTTCTGTTATTTCCTTCGCATTAGGAAATAGTTTATTTAATAATAGATCAGGAGCACATCTAAGATGTACAAATTCCATCATATATCGTCTCATCATTATCTCCTATTCCTACCATTTAAAGAAATCTAACACTTCCTGTGCTTTATCCTCATAACCAAAAAATATTAGTGGTGTTACTATAAAGAACAAAGCAAGTACAGATGCCACATATAAAAATGGAACAAGAGGAATCTTTATATACCAAGGAAGATTCTTGAACATATTAAATTCCTTTATTTAATCTATTTTTTAATTCAAATAGATGTTTAGCTGATGATTCCATCTTTGGAAGAAATATCTTATAATGATTCCATAGAATAAGTATAAATAATATTACTACTCCATAACTAATAAAAGCACTCCAATTTCCATCAAACACCTGTATTAAAAATAGACTAGCATTTAAAACTAGGAAAATCCAACAAGCTATAGTAGATATTTTTAATCCTTTGGACATTTTATAATATTTAGTTTCCATATTATAACTCCTTGCTTTAGAAGCATCTTAGTTTATTCTTTACTTCTTCTCTTTTGAAGATGTCATATCATTAATCCATTGTTCTACTTTTAGATTAAGTAGTCTCAATACTTGGTCTGGAACCTTCTGTACTTGTTCATTATTAGCAACTTTTGGAATAAGCCAAATAGCAGCATACTCTTTAGTCGAAGGAATAAAAGCAAGACTCAAACCGAAAAAGATAATAAGTGGGGTTATAATCTTAATCGTTCTTTTAAGTGGCCTCACTTCATTAAATTCATCCCAACATATATATACAATTACAGCTAGTACGATCATTATTAGAATAGTAATTGTCAAAAATCCAACGATAAGACCCTTTATTGCATCCAACCTTGTAATCCAATAGATATCCCACCCTGTAATCATAATAGTTTCCTCCTTTTTCTAATCAAAAAATTTACATTGTAAAACCTTGTTTTTTGATTTCATCACTGATCAATTCCCAAATATACCCATGAAAAGATTCTGCAATATCATCAGAATAATCTCTTAGACCATAACACCCTCCTCCCACTCCTTTCTTAAAAACATCTAATAGGTGCGGAGCATTAGCTAGATGATATAATAATCTAGCTTCTTGAAGAGTTTCAATTTCAAGTTCTAATATAAATGGCTTAAATTTATTTTCTATCTTTACAGACGTAATTTTTCCTTTCATAATTTACACTCCTTTTAGTTTGTAAAACTACTAATTTTTAAAATCGAAGTTTATTCTTTGCTTTCTCTGCAAACTTATCCCTATTCTTTTCCCAAAGATCTAAATACTTTTCAAAATCTTCAGTTGTATGATTGAACAAAAATGCAGCAATCTGCAATTCAAGTTCACAAAAATAGGTGAAGTTCAATTCATTATGGTTTTCGTCCAGAAAACTGTCTAGATATTTTTTTCTCAGTTTGAAATTCTTTATTTTGTCAAGAGGGAAACCAAAATATGTTTGTGTTAACACATTGAACACTTTTTGTGGATCATACTTTTCAGTAATAGGATGAAAGTCTATTTTCTTTCTTCTATAACGTAACTTCTCAAATGGTTTGTTTTTGCCCAGAAATTTCACAAATCCAGAATCACCATGCAACCCTGAATAGATGAACTTTGCCAATTCCCAATTAACACTGTAATAATAAGTCTTAGGATCTCCTATTACTAATTTATAATTAGTAATTGATTCAATCAGATCTTTCTCAGAGAAACCGAGAAAGAAGGCTTCTTGTATTACACTATCAAGTGTTTTCCAGTATGATTCAAGAGTTAATCTGTTTTTTACTTTTAGAACTTTAGAGGTTATTTTGGTGTGTTTCTTTATCTCCCGCTTATTGGAAAATGTTTCGTTCCAACATTGGAGAATACGTTCTGATGGTGTTCTAGGTACATCTGAAAACAGGGTTTGCTGTTTCATATAAGCACCTGAATTGCTTAATCTAAAATCTTAAATTCTTTACATAGAGATATTTTTACAGAGGGGCTAATAAACCCTGGTTCCATATGTTTAGCAAATGCCTTTTTATATTGTATCTTGTGAACTTCTGTAAAACCTAAGTCCGATATAATATAACGACCAGGTCTATTATTCCATAAAAGATTTGACTTTTCAGCTTCTTTTTTAGATGTGAAAAAGCAAAATCCTAAATTCACATTAGTTGGTAAAACCTCCTCACAAAAAAGTGAATTATCCCATCTAATCCAACCATCTTCATCTTGCTTATAATGAGTATTAATGATTATTGAATAATAACTTGAAGGATAATTTCTATTTTTAGGGATGAAGAGCTTATAACCAATTCCACTTTTTCTTTTTGGTACAATACTATCCTCATGTATTCTGTTACACATGCTTATCCCCCTTTTTTATTGAAAGGAATTCTCTAATATCCAAAAGAACTTCCATTTGGAGGATCATCATTTTACTGAGAAATTGTAAATATTGTGGTATAATTTTTCCTTTTTCATCCAAATCTGCTACAGCGTTGTCTACAAATTTATTTATTTCTTCTCTTGTTTTCATAGTTACACCTTCAATCCTAATGCTTTTTTGAATTCTATAGCTGTACCACTGATTTTGTCTAATTCATCATCAGAAAGATTAAATCTATCTTTTACATCAACAGGAGCAGTCCACCTATTTCCTATACCTATATCTTCTTTCACATCAGAGTCTATTACTATTGCTACTACCTGATTAAGGTCTACCGTTGCTAATATCATACTATAAGACCTATCCAACCTGTCCGTTTTAAAATGTACTCTATCCCCTTGCTTCCATTTTCTTCGTTGTATAACTTTAGCAATAAATCCATGCTCTTCAAGCCAATTAGGATAACCTAAATCTGCGGCAAGCACTTGGGCAACTGGAATAGGGATTTCTCTGTAGGCATAATTAATTTCTTGTTGAACAGCCTTTTTAATAAAATCCTTTAATACGTCACTACAAGCACCATGATTGCGCAGACTCTCAACTGTAATAGGCTTTAAAGATTTATACTGTTCCATTTTCTTCTCCTCCTCATCAATGAATTTTGCTTTAACCAATGTCCCAAAAAGGGAATAAGCATGACACAACCACCCTTCCGGGTTTTTTCTAAATTTGCCTTCATATAAAGAAAATGATCTTGGTGTTTTACATACGCAATTACCAGTAAATTCACAACTAGAAGCATGATCACATATAAATAGACCTTCTATGAATTTTGCTTTAACTATTCCTCCATTTGGTCCTGCTTGTTGACAAGACCACCCATTTGGATATTGTCTAAAATATCCAACATGATTATTATAATCATTTATATCACGAGAAGAGCAACCAGATTCAACTCTACAAGAGTCAGCGTGGTCACATATGAATAACCTGCTCTCTTTAATCATTTTCTTCTCCTCCTCATCAATGAATTTCGCTTTAACAAAAGTACTCACATGTTTACAATCCCACCCTTTAGGAGATGTTTTAAAGTAGCCATTGTGTTCATTATAACTACCTATTTTCTTGGATGGACAAGTGTATTTGGTACAAATATCCGCATGATCACAAATATACATTCTTTTTTCTTCTACCGGCACTAAATCTTCTGGTAAGAAACAATAGTGAAAATTTGTTTTACTTCGAGCTAATACATGATATGGTGTATTAGAATTATTCACTAAATAGATTTCAAATTCACAATTAGGATGTTCGTTTATAAATTTTATCCAAGATTCATGGTATATACTCTTCTTTATTGCTTTGACTCTCATACCTACTTTACAATCTTCAAATTTCATGTTAAGCCTCCTTTTTGGTTAGAAGTAAAGAAAACCTCTATGTGGAAAGAAAAGAAGCAAGAACATTTCTGATCCTGCTTCTGAATTCCATAGTTTCAACTTCCAAGTTTTGAAATCTGACTACTGTTAGATATTTTTTATTGAGAAATCTGCTACGTTCTTCATCATATTTCTTCTGTTTTAAATGAGACTCACCATCTATTTCAATGACAAGTTTTATTTGAGGAATATAGAAATCTGTAATATACCACTTATTAGTAACTTTATTGAAAAATACTTTTCGGTTAACAAGTAAAAGATTTAACTTCTTACATTCATCATCTACAATATATTTAGTTATGCCTTCATGAACAGTTTGTGCTCCATTTCTCATCCAGCAAGCTCTTTTAAACACAGTTTTCTTTTTATTACCAAAAATAGACTTTTTCCTAGCAATTTCTTTCTGAAGAAGACGTTTTTTCTTTTTTCTTAAATATCTTTTAAAAGATTTTAATGAATTTGAATACATACATATAGTCTTACGATTAGCTGACGTTTGAGGATAAGGCTCCCCCCCACGAAACGGGGGGAGAGCACTTGTCTTACGATCCCTTCGGTCTTCGGACATCATCATAAAATGAAATAGACGGATTTTAATCCTACGCCCAGGTCTTATAACTTTCCGTTACTTTACCATAAAGTTGCGACTATCCCTATCACAACTAATCTATTAGGCTCCGCTGTTAAGCAAGGACGGTCATACATTATCTAATAATCAAATAATATATGTTGCATTTCTGCACATCATCTGGGAAATTGGTATCTTTTAGATACCTCTCCAACGAGACTTTCAAGTTTATTACTTTTACTTACTAGGTCTGTTCTCACGTATCCTTCTGTAAGTGAAGGTCATTATTTAAAGGATATGTTTTCTGCTCTATAAGCTAACCACTATACCATTTTTGTCAAGGGGTATATAGAAATATATTTATACCCCCTGGCAAAAAGCATGGTAGGAAGAACTCATCTTTATTTTGTCAACCCCCTTGACAGAAATTATATTGGGAGAGGAAGGATTCGAACCTACATAGCACTATGGCCACAGATTTACAGTCTGCTGCTTTTCCAATTAGCATCTCTCCCATTATTTTTACAGATAATCCAATCATTTTCTATTATTTCATCAAAAAATTCTTGTGGTTTTGTTTAGAAAAGTTGTGTCTTTATCAGATTATAAAAATCAAATCTAGCTTTCTTAAGATCTTTCTCTAATTGTGTATTTGTAACATTTTTAAAATATTGTTCAACTTTGTCTTCTAAAGAAATATCTGTTTCTAAAAGATTATCAAAAAATTCTTGTGGTTTTGTTTCAGCTTTTGCTCCATTAAGCCATTTTGTAATATGTTTACTTGTAGTTCTAGACCATTTCTTCTCAGTTTTATAGAATTTACCTAAAATATGGCAAGCTACTGGTTCTTTATAAGAGAAAAATATGATGACATCTCCTATTTCCACTTCATTCATATTAGATCCTATTGGTGTTAGTTTCATATTTACCCCTCTTCTGGATGATAATATTTAGTCAATCTCTTCTACGTCTGATAATGATTCACCACATTCTGTACAAACAGCTATATAATCATGGTGAACTCCTTTTGCCCCCCAAAATTCATAGTTTCCGATGCCGAAATCTTCCCATTTGCCAATAACTCTTCTCTTACAATTAGGGCAAAAACCTTCAGTTACATATCTTGGTTTTCTGGTCATAGTTTTTCTCTAAATCTATTATAATTGTTTGCAATTTTATTACAGGCATCACAATTAGGGTCAACTGTGAAATAATAAAGTTGATTTGGTCTAAGTATAAGAAAATTCTGTTCACAAAGGAACATTTCAATTACTTTTGCTTTTTCTCCATCTTTAAGAGTTACTTCCATAATTTCACCTCTTCATTGCATTTTGAGCAAGTCGTAGATTTTCTCCTTATGCAGCTTTCTTAAGAATATTTTTGTTTGCTTCTGATATAGGTCTAATCCAATTTACAATCGGATAACTGCAATCAGGAGTATTTCTACCACAAGTTGGGCATTTCTTTTGATTACTACTAAATACCTCTTGACAATCTAAACATAAGACTGCTTTGTTAAGGTTCATGTCAATTTACCCTCCTCAGTGTCTTTTATTTTACATCTACATATTCCATTGTTACTCGCAATAAATTATTATAATCTCCTGATATTGCCTTTTTTTGGTATTCATCAATTGTTTCTTTTGGAATTTTAGCTTTCTTCATTGCAGCTACTGTTCTACCTATGATAGCAAAAGCGTTTCCATCTTCACCAACTAGTTTTACTTTAACTTTTTTCATTATCTTTCTCCTTATATGTTTGATTTTCCTTTCTTATTTATCACATACATCCCTTATAAGTTTTGCAAATTCCCTTTTTAGTTTAGGAAAATGATCAGATCTCTTCCACAATGTAAAAATGCTATACACATCCTCACAATGATTGCATAGTGCATCATATCCCCACCCATCTTTTGCAATACAAAAATAACATTTAGACGCAAAAGAATTCGTATTAAGCTGTTGTTCTCTTGCATATGCACAAAGAAAGCAGTCATGGCTTATATATGGAAAATTTTTCCACTTTGGCCACTGGTATTTTTCTGCGTTTGGATGTTTACTCAGCCAATCCCATAATTCTTTATGAAGTTCAATAGTTCTTTTCTTGGTGAGTTTCATACTTATATTTATCCTCCTTTTATTCCCATCCCCAACAACCACAATAATAAAGATCGTGTGGTCTACTTGGGCAGTATTCAAAAAAAGCAAGCTTTAGAGATGATTTCACCCACCCGTGCCTTCCTTCTTTTATTTCTCCCCCTTGATTTCCACATTTCCCAAAATCAATGAAGCTACAACACGCTTCTCTTCCCTCAAGATTTGGTAGGGTATCGACAATTTCAGCATCAGGCGTGGTTCCTATACAGATTGCACAAACAGGATTCCCTTTACTATTAGTTGCATTAGTTGAATGACCACATTTCATTAATTTTATCATCATATTTCTCCTTTATTTTGTCCAATCAATTAATTGTTCTAATTCTAAAGTGAAGAGTGCCAAATTAATAAGATGACTAATTTCTCGAACACTATAACCAGCATATACCCATCTTTTAAAGAAAGGCTCTAATATCTTTATTACCTCTCTGTCAATTTGATCTGCTACATCAGTGTAATGCCCTTTATCAGTAAAAAGAGATTCCATATTTTTCTCCTTTATTGATGGTTTTATTTTGGATCGTAGTCTTTAGCTAAATCATACAATTTTTGAGCTAAACATCGGTTCTTGCATATTTCAGCTTTTCTGATGATGAAAATACAAGTGTCAAGAATCCACCATTTAATTAGGTTTCCTATTCCCATTTTAACCCCCATTTATTCTAAAAATTTATGTACTCCATCTCCTAAGATTACATCTGCAATATTCTTTTTATTTTCTACTGATCTCAGTATTTTCTCATCTATAGTATTCTTTAATACAAAGTCAGTGTATATACATATACTCTTTTGCCCAATCCTATGAGGTCTACTTATTGCTTGTTCTCTTGTATCAAGAGTGAATACATTTTCGTAGAAAAAGGTATACTGTTTTTCATATGGTTTAGAATCCAACTTGAATAGTTCAATTCCGATACCACCCGCTTCAATCTGTCCTATGAATACATTTACAGTACTACTTTCTTGAAATCCTTTCCATTTTTCATACTTTATTTTCTCATTATCATCTCCTGTCATTGCAGTAAAAGGTATTTTTAGTCTATTAAGTTGTTTTGCAATCATTGATATTGATTTGCGAAATCTACACCAAACAATTACTGACGATTCTTCTTCGAGAATTATCTCTATATGCTCAATGAGTGCATTTAATTTTGGTTGCTCAGTTAGTTCTACAGTCGTATGATTTTCCCCTGCTGTAAATCCACTTGTTATTTGTTGTAGTCTCATCAATCTTAATAGAATATTATTTATCCTTAATGTTGTTATCCCCTCTTCCGTTTCAATCTCCGAGAGAATACTACGTTTTACTTCTTTATAGAGATTCTCTAGTGAAGAGGACATTTCTATCTCTAAGGTGTTATGTATTTGTTCTGGTAGATCTGGTAAAACTTCCTTTTTTGTCTTTCTAATACATCTGGTATAAATCCTTTTTTTCATATCTTCTATCTTATCTAACCTTAGATAGAGCCTTCCAAAATGGTCATTCGGATCTTTGTAGAAAAAGACATTTTTAAATACTTCATAACTTCTTCCAAAAGATTCACCCCCATCTAAAACTCTAAATTGAGACCATAAATTGTTCGGTCTATTAGCAATAGGTGTTCCAGTTAAAATCATTTTATACTTTGCAGTATCAGCAAATAAAGTACTAGCTATAGTTCTTCTAGCACTATGATTACGAATAAATTTTGCTGATTCATCAAAGATAATCATATCAAATTGCAGATCATTAAGCATTTCCTTATAGTTATGATGTATAATGAATGGTGGTTCTTCACTTATTACTCTAAGATCTTTTAATAAAGGAAACAACGATTCATAATTTATAATCCCAAATCTATAATCTTCATTGAGATTTTTAAGTCTATTAATCCGTGTGTCATGTAGTATTGTAGGTTTGTATTCAGATAGTTTCTCAATATTTGTTTTCCAATTGTATATAACGCTTGATGGGCAAACTACTAACACTTTTCTTATTTTATCAAATTGTATTCTATATCTAGCTACGTTAATAGATATCATACTTTTACCAGTTCCCATTTCAAGTAGTAGCCCTGTATTATTTTGTCGTATTGAAAATAAGAAGGTCTCTAGTTGAAATGGGTAGAATTTTAAGCCGATAGTAGAAAAGTTTTTTGGTAGTTTCATTGTTCATTAAAGCCCCTCTCTTATTCCTTTTAATCCTTGTCGTTTAATCCAATTTTCCATTCTTTCCTCTGATCCCCAACATATAGCAGGGGCGTGTGAAAAAAAGTATTGAACAAAATCTCTTATTTTATTTATGTTTATGTCATCTGCATATTGAAATGATTCTTTCAGTTTGTTTTGAATTATAGCACTGAGAAAATTTCCTGGTTCACATCCTTCTTCAATGTATCTTTTTACTCCTTCTCTCATATGTCTTGGTAGAATATAAAGTAGTTCATCCTTATTTTCTTCATCATATTCAAAATGGTCCATAATCATTCCTCCTCAAACTCTTCAAGAATATAGATTGTATTTAGAGTTTCAATTGTTGTTTTGCCTTTTACCTTTATAACTCTTGAGGTGAAGACATCTTTACGATCACCTAGTTTTGGATGATTTACTACATCACCAAATAATGCCACAAGTTTTATTTTAACAGTAGATTTCATTACTCATTCCCCCTTTTAGAGTTAAGAATTGAATTAACTACCTCCTTAGAATAGGAGGAATTTTTGATTTCTGTTTCAGTTATTTTTCTCATATTTTCACATTTTGTATGATTTGAAGACCAAACTCTTCCTTTATCAGGACCAGATAAAATAAGAATATTAAATAACTCATTTTTTCTTACTTCAATTAATACGGCCTTTGTATCACTGTAAGCATGAGTATTTAAAATGAATTCATCTCCAACCGAAAATGTCTTTTCCTTTTCTATTTCTTTTATAAAATTATGTAGTATCAACCAACTTTTCCATGTTTCGTGGTCTTTAAATGTTTTTATTACTTCCTCTAATGGAATAAATTCAAATGAATAATAGTTTGGAAGAAAATGGTTTGCAAATAGAGTGAATTCGTTTTTACATGGTTTTTCATCACCAACAAGTTTTACTGAAATTTTTTGCAATTCTTTATATTCCATCTTGGTTTCCTCCTTTATTGGTCTTAGATCTTCTATTAGTTCTAAATCTTCTGGTAAGAATATATATCTGTAGTCATTAGATGAACGTAATGTTACGTGGCTGTCAATAACAGAAGAAATGACTGCTGTGTGAGTTGGGCAATTTTCACAAAATTCTTTCCAATAGTAAAGACCTATACTCTTCTTTATTGCTTTAACTGTCATTCCTATTTTACATTCTTTAAGTTTCATAATAAGTTTATCCTTTTATTAGTCTATTCTCATAAGTTTTTCTAATTCATCAATATCTTCTTGAGAAAGTTTATTCCCCTCATTTGCTTTTTCTAAAAATTCTACTATTCTATTACGATAATCATCTCCACGTTCTTGCCAATCTACAAATAACTTTAGTGCTTGCATTGGTGGTAGCCAATATCCCTTTTTGCTATATTTCATACACCTAAGAGTTGAACTAACAGGACAGTGTATGTTTTTAATCCTGAGTATTTTGTGTTGTTCATCATGAACAAAGTCTGCATCTACCATTACAGATGTTTCTGATATCAAGCCTGCTCTTATAATTGTAAAGTCAAAATTTGACAGAATTGTTTTCATATCTCCTAAAGCTACAATATGCCCTTCTTTTATTGGTTTTATTAGTTGAATTGGTAAACATCCAAACCAAGGGTGGGTATAATTTAGGCTTTTATAGGTAATGAAAATATTATTTTCATGCTTAATTTCAAGATTGTTATTGTGCATAAACTGCTTTATTTTCTCAACATCTTCTTCTGTTTCTGAATAGATATCAATATCCGATGCTGGAATTGGGTTTTCTAGTGGTGATGCCATATAACGTACATACCCACCACAAATAGTACAAGCTATATTTGATTTTTTTAGATAAAAAAATAAATTCTTGATTTCTGTAAATCCTCTTACAACTTTTACGGTTTCAAATCCAGATTTTGATTTATATAGGGTCTTATCTTCTTCTGTCATATTATTCTCCTTCTTTGATCTCCTTCATTCTTCCAGTATAAGCACCAGTAGAATTTACTTCATAAAGTCTTTTTTTACATATAGTTTTTATAGCTACCTTATGAGCCATTTTAATTGCATCATCCCAATCTTGATCATGCCCACTCAGTGAGTTTAGTTGTACTGCTTTTAGAATATCAATTTCTAATTGAGCTACAGCTATTCTTTCTTGGGGTGTTTCTGGTGCTTGCTCAAATCTCCAATAAGGATCATTACATCCAACTATACAAAATAGAAATAGTGAAGTTAGTAGTACTTTTTTCATTTTCTTATCTCCTTTTTTGTTTAATTATTTCATTCTGCCTATACCCTTTCTGTATAGGCAGTATGTAGTAATTAAAATACTGTCTTTTGACAATTTTGGCAAAGTCCAGACATACTGAACTCTTTTTTACTTAATTCATCTTTAAATGAATTAGCATCTTTGCCACATGAAACACAAATATCATTCTTAATACACGTACTCGTTTTTCTTCCATAAACAGCTAATGAACAGCCATCTACAAACTTCCAGATCTCTTTGGCTTTTTCACTTGGTATCATTCATAAACTCCTTCATTTTTTCCATTAAGATTTCCTTTATGTTTAATTGTGGATCTTCAAGTACAATCTCAAGTAGACTATTCAGGACTTTTCCTATAATCGGCCCTGGTTGAAGGTTTAAATTAGTCATTATATCATTTCCGTTTACTGCCAATTGTTTTAGACTGAACGGCTCATTTTTTTGATACACTAGTCGTGTATTATTTACTATCTCTTTTGCTATAGATAGTGGTATACTTCTATTATAATTTTTTCCTTTGAAATCTCCTAGTTTTAGCCTTAATAAATCTTTTACACTTAATGAGCATTCAGTCAGATCTTTTATTATTTTTCTACATGCTTTTGGTGAAGAGAAAGTTCTCATATGTAATCGTACGAGATTTGAAATCTTATCTACTTCATCATTACTAAATTTCAAACTGCCCAATTCGGTCTTTACTATTTCAGCTCCTAATTCTTCATGTCTTAGAAAGGTCTTATCTTGTTTTTCTTCATTAAATTCACAAGAATCCGGCTTTCCTACATCATGCAAATAGCCTGCAAGTTTTACTAAAGGATATTTAATAGATACAGAATCACCCACGATCATATTATGAGTAAATAGAGGTTCATTATGAAACCTATTTTGTTCATACCCAATACAGTTGTATAATTTTGGTAAGATGTGGTGTAGGATGTTGATTTGATAGCAAGTAGTGAAAAACTGTGAGGCTTTTCTTACCTTCATTACCTTCGTTAATTCTTTATAAATTCTTTCAGGGCTTATTAATTTGACATCGTTTGATTTTTCAACTAATGTATCAACTGTTTTACCATCAAATGTTCCATTGAGAGCAGCTTTAAATCTAGCTGCTCTGATTATTCTATTTGGATCTTCTTCTATTCTTTTGGCAGGATTTCCAATAAATTTAATTATCCCATTCTGAATGTGCTTCATTCCATTATTATAATCAATAAAGTTGCCATTAATATCCATTGCTATAGAGTTGATCGTAAAGTCTCTTCTGGAAACATCTTCTTCTAAGGAAGAAGCAAATCTTACAGTCATATCAGTAGATTCAGAATAAACATCCGTTCTATAGGTAGCTACGTCAATTCCATCTACTATGACTACACCAAAGGATTTTCCTACTAAATCAGTTTTATAGTCTTTAAAGATAGTTATAATTTCATCCGGTGATGCCGATGTTACTATATCTATATCTAAAGACTTTCTACCTAGAAGAAAATCTCTTACACAACCACCAATGAAATATGCCTCATGATTGTGTTCCATAAGTTTTTGTATTATGTGTTTACCTACTTCCATTTTAAAAACCTACTACTTTCTATTCAAAATTAAATCTCGATGTACTTTAATTACAAATTGCTCAATTGTGTTGAAGTCTG